TGAGCAATTACGTCTTGATGATAGTAATTTCTCAGCTGGTATCCCTGATCTTTCATCACTTACTAGTCTGACATTTTTTGATATGGATCAGTGTGGTATATCAGGAGATATAGATATATCAGCATCATCATTCAATAATCTTACAGGTTTTGATCTTGGTGGCAACACTGGCATTACATCAGTTACATTACCAGAAGCATATCTTAATGATGTTAGTATCAGTGATGCTGCTCTTACAGAAGAAGCTGTAAATAACACATTACAATGGTTAGATGGTAGTGGTGTAGAAAATGGTTATGTAGATTTATCTGGTGGTACAAATGCTATTCCTACAGATTATGGTGCTACAGCTAAGACAAACTTACAAGGTAAAGGGTGGACAGTTAACGTAAACCAAGCTCCTCCAGGTTATGTAGGTATTGCTGCTAGTTCAGACTTTGATATTGTAGGAGACTTTACTATTGAGATGTTTGTGAACATGAACGATAATAGTAACTTCCCACGTCCATATAGTCTTGGTGTTTATCCAGCTGCTAATGCTATTTCACTTGAAGGAGGTTCGATATACTTCTGGGGAGATAATTCAAATTTACTAAGTGGTGAGTTTGTTCCTACATTAGGAGAATGGTATCACATATGTGTAACAGGAGTTGGAAGTTCTCTTTATATTTTAATTGATGGTGTTCAAGTAGCAACTACTACATATGATGGAGCTATCTCTAGCCAAAACTTACCAGTAACAATTGGATATGGTAATGAGCCTGGTTCAGGATTTAACGGATTGATTAGTAACTTCAGATGGACAGAGTCTTATGTTTATGATCCAGCTGGATTTACAGTTCCAACATCTCCTCTTACTGATTTAGCTGCTACTAGACTATTGATCTTCCAAGGAACAACATTAAATGCACAATTAACTGATAACAGTGGTAATGCACATAATGCTACAAATACTGGAGCAACATATTCAGCAACTAATCCATTCAGTGGAGTACAAGGTTCATTACAAATGGGTAACGTTTAAGATAATAAGACAATGGCAATACCAAGTAAACAAATAGGATGGAGTCAGAAAGCATACTTGCTTTGGAATATTTCTAAACAATTAGAAAAGTTAACCCAAGTGGCAGGTAATGTTACACTACCCACTCCATCTGAACCAACAGTAGTTATATACAGTCAATCATTATCATTTCCTATAAGTAATACTAGTATGAACTTTACTTGTGATGATAGCGCTGTTGGTAACTATGTGTATACAGGTGATACTGTAAATGATATAAATGAATTAGTTACTCTATTTAATTCTAATTCATCAACAAATGTGTATGGAACATTTGCTGCTTTTGATAGCACAACATTACAATTAAGTGCACCGCTAGTAGTTAAGAGCATACTTTGTCCTAGTGGAACATTTGGACTTAATGTATTCTCAGACTAAGAATTAAACAAACCAACAATTAACTACATATGAGGGATCTCAAATTTATCTGTGCTCAGCCAGATGATACCTACTATACATGGCAGGTACACTTATGGATAGAGAGCTTAAAGAAGATAGGACATTCAGACAAAGCTATTGTCCTAATATTCATTCCAAACTATAGAGAGAAGAATGAAAAATGGCAACAGGTCATTGATCTATATCCAGAGGCAGAGTTTGTCTTCTACAAGGATGTAGATGGTATAAGTGCAAAGTTAGGAACATACATTCCTGTTCTTCGTCCTTACGTTCTGATGAAATACTTCTACGAACATCCAGAGATGAAACAGAATGCAGTGTTCTACTGTGACTCTGATGTAATCTTCACAGAGAGATTCAATGTTGATCAGTTCTTAGATGATGATGTAAACTATCTATCAGACACTAACAGCTATATCAATGCCTCATACTTCGATAGTAAGATAAAAGATGTGCTTCCTGATAGGTTGCACGGATATGAAAAGATTGATGTTCTTGCACAAGCTACAGAGATGTGCGGAATAAATAGAGAAATTGCTGAAGCAAACAATGACCACTCAGGTGGTGCACAGTATCTGTTGAAAAACATTGATGGTGCGTTCTGGGAGAAAGTTCTCAGAGACTGTTTGTCTATTCGATCATACTTATTGAGTATAAACCGTTTATATTTCAAAGATGAGAGTAGTGGTTTCCAGAGTTGGTGTGCAGACATGTGGGCGGTTCTATGGGCTCTTTGGTATAGAGGTGCTGAAACGAAGAATATTCCTGAGTTGGAGTTTGCTTGGTCTTCAGATCCTATTGAAAAGATTGCCAGATTAGGAATCCTTCATAATGCTGGTATTGTAGATACAAACATGGGTGATTATCCTGCATTCTATAAGGGGATATATCACACAGGTAAAGATCCATTCAATGATCCACACATGCAAGTAGTCTTGAATAGTGAGGCTGCTCAACAGAAATGCACTCACTATTACGTTAAAGAGCTTTTAAAGTTAAAAGAAAAATATAACCTTAATTATTAAACAAAATGGCAATTCAGAGAAATCTTAAAGCATTTGTTCGCTACGATGGTAGCGGAAGGGTTGTTGCAGGCAGCCTTATTCTGAGAAAACAAAAACCTAAAGTTGGTAACTGGCAAGAAATTCAAGGGTACGAGTGTTGCAATGGTGCTACACTTACTACTACAGTATCTACTACTATTACTAACTTCCAAGTTAAGTTATTCTGCGGAGGAACATTAACTGAAACATTAATTTCAGGACAAAACTCTTCATCAGTAGCAGACTTAGTTAGCAAGTTGAATACAACATATCCTTTATTAGGTGCGTTCTCTACAACAGGTGGTACAAACCTTACACTTGTAATGACAGGATCTCAAGTTCAGGCTATTTGCCCTAACTCAGCTCCAACATTTACAGTGACAGCATATGTAGCTCCTACAACTACGACAACTACAACAGCTGCACCTACCACAACAACTACGACAACAGCTAGTCCTACAACGACTACTACAACAACATCAGCGTAATGGCTAAATCATTATTTCCACAAGAAATGTTAAGCAGTGCATCAGGGGATCTTTCTCCTGATGCTATTGCTACAAAGCTAACATACTTTGAACTGCAGCTACACAATCTACATTGGGCTACACGTTCTTATGCAGAGCATAAAAGTCTTGGTAAATTATATGAAGCTGTAATTGATTTCAAGGATGAAATCATGGAAAAGATTATGGGTTACTCAGGCACTCGTGCTAAGATTGGTAATCCAGGACAGTTGAAAGACTATGCTCCAGGTGTATCTGATCAAGTTGTAGCTGAGTTATTATCATTCTCTAAGCAGTTACAGAACTATGGTGCTTCTAACAACATGCCTGATATTGAGAATGTTGCTCAAGCATTGTCTGGAAAAGCAGCTACAACTAAATACCTGTTAACTCTGTCGTAATGCAGATAAAGAAGAAATTCTTTCCAAAGATAATGAAGCACAATGATGAGGTGTATTTTGCTCATCTAGAAGGCATTATCGATTCAATAGATGAACTCTGTGCAATGGAGGTAGTGAAACATCCTAGAGCATACAGCTTTAGAATAGCACCATCTCTTCCTAAGTACACTAACTCATTGATAGAAGAACTATTCAAGTTTCACAACATGTTCCAGATAAAGCTGAACATGTCCAAGAGTATAAAAACAAATGCTGTGATTGCATTTGAAATAACATTAGATTAACTTTACATAAACCAAAACAATTTTATCATGTCAGAATTACAAGAAAAACTTACATTTGATCCTAACAAGAAGTATACATGGTCTGCAGAAGATCAGTTTGCCATTAGTGGCTCAGAGTTTGGATTAATCCTTAATGCCCTACGTGCAATCATTGGGACAGAAGAAGCTGCTAGAATCATTCTTGCACAGAAAGCTTCTGAAACTGTTGAAGGAATCCTTGCTCGTGGTGTAGAAGCAGGAGATGTAAAAGAAATGGAATAATAAATATTACTTCTCCTGCATCTCGTAAGATCTGCACGCTTAGGTTGGGGCTCTTGGTGTACAACAATCCCCTTAAAGAAGACATTAACAGTACCTACTACGCTACCCATTAGAACAGCGTCCCAGAGTAGGTCTTTTGCCCCACCATAGTCTCAGTATTATGGTTCTGCATCTTTAGTGTAACGGTAGCACAACGGTCTCCAAAACCGTTAGTAGAGGTTCGAATCCTTTAGGGTGTGCAATATGATATATGAACCACATAATAGACTAGATGTCACCACACCAAAGGGTGATGGGATTATATGGTTAGTTACTGAGTACGGTCATGAGACTGATACAATGTATACAGTTATTATTAATGCCACTGGGGAGCTCTGGCAATATACACACAGAGATATTATAGTAAAACCCAATACAACATTCAGAAGATATGGCAAAGGCTAAAGACAAGAACTGGATCCAGAAGGCAGTTAATCCTAAACACAAAGGATATTGCACTCCTATGACCAAAGCTACATGTACACCTAAACGTAAGGCTTTAGCTAAGACGTTTAAAGCAATGGCTGCAAAGCGTAAGGGTAAGTAATCATGGCATCTATCAAGAAACCTGGTCCATACAATCCACAGAAGGCTACTGCCTATGTGGGTAAAGGTGTTCTGAAACAAGGGGGAAATGTCACTCCTGTTCCTAATGGACATCTGATTAAGAAGGATGGTACATCATTAAAGACTGGTGGCAAGATTGTTAAAGTGGGTGGTCAAACACACAAGGTATTTAAGAAAACTACTGATAGAGGGATAGGTGATAAAGGGGATATAGTTGTAGATCATACAGCTGGTATTCCTGCTGGTAAGTGGGATAAGATTAATCTCACTGCCAAGTCTAGAGCAAAAACTGTTAAACAAGGTGTTGCATCTGTAAAGAAGTGGCACAAAGACAATCCTGATTATGGCAAAAAGCGCAGCATGGCAAAGGTCCGAGGGAAAAGATCCTAAAGGTGGACTGAATAGAAAAGGTGTAGCGTCCTATAGACGTGAGAATCCTGGTAGTAAGTTAAAGATGGCTGTTACTACTCCTCCTTCTAAGTTGAAGAAAGGAAGTAAAGCTGCTAACAGACGTAAGTCTTTTTGTGCTAGAATGTCAGGAGTTAAAGGACCTGCAAAGAAACCTAATGGTGAACCAACACGTAAGACATTAGCATTAAGAAAGTGGAATTGTTAAACTAATAATATTATGGCAAAGCAAATGATTAAACGTGCTGATGGTTCTACATCGCAACGCGGATTGTGGGATAACATCCGTGCTAACAAGGGATCTGGTAAGAAACCAACTGCTCAAATGTTAAAGCAGGAAAAGAAGATTAAAGCTCAAACTAAAAAGAAATAATATAATGGCAACAGCAAAGAAGTCAGGAGGTAGTCTTACAGGACTTAAAGCTTCCAATAAGCGTGTAGGACCTATAGATCCTAAAGGTGCTTGGACTAAGGTTCAAGAGAAAACATTAGCAGGTGCTAAGGGTAAAGCTGTCTTGAAGAAAGACAAGCAATTAGGTGCAACTAAAATGTCTAAAAAGAAATAACAATGGCAATGATTAAGAAAAAGATGCAAATGGGCGGTAAAGCTAAGCTCGTAGCAAAAGGTAAACCAATGGGTGGTGAAATTGGTGCTTATAACAAACTTAAAGGTGCTGATCTTGAGTTAGAGAAGAAAACAAACCTTAAATTTGGCGATGGTCCTGGTTCAGGTCCTTCTGGTGCAATGCCTAAACCTAAGAAGAAAATGGGTGGTGCAGTAAAGAAAGCTCAAGATGGTACATCATTTGCTAAACTTGCTCCTCCTTATGATAAAGCTACATATGCTGATAAAATCGCAGGTGCTACTAAAGGTAAAGCTAAGATGGGTAAGTCTGTAAAGAAATGTAAGTATGGCTGCAAGTAACATGACTGCTGGTAAAGCAAAAAAGTCAGGTGCACCACGTAAGGCACCAAAGGTACCAGCTCCTAAACCAATCAATGGTAATTATATGAGGGAAGCTGATACACCAAAGAGATTGAAGTCTCCTATGGCTCCTATGAAACAGAAGAGACTATCTAAGTAACAACTTGTTTTTCATTTTGTGATTTTTTGTGATTCATACTAAGTAAGAAGGCTCCTTTTGGGAGCCTTTTTCTTTTCTATCTATGCCATGCATAAGGTTTGACTAACTGTTTATAGTAGTCATTATCAAAGTGAGGATTGAGTTTCATCTCTCCTCTAGTGTTATCTAACATTTCATCAGCCTTTGCTAACACTACCTCATTAGGTTGGATACCCATGCCTGATATATGTAGGGTGTTCATGCCCCATCTGTACAACATGGTGTGCTTTAACTTAGATTCATAGATACTAGCATCATTTCTGAACGTGATGTACATATCTTCATCTCCACTCTTATCAGGAAACTTGATCCTGTCTAGGTAAGCTTTAGTATACACATTACCATTGTTGATATTGCTATCCTCTTTCTGAAACTCATTGTTAACAAAGAAATACATTCCTCTGCTTCTGTAGATCTCATATCCTGGATTAGCTAATATATCTGCTTTGACATTCTCAAGAGCCCATGAAGCTAACAAATCATCATCATCCAGACGATAGATGTAGTCATGCTTGCACTGCTTGTATCCCCACTCTAGCTTAGATGCTATGGATGGGAATCTTTCTTTGCAGTTAATGATCTTCACTCTCTCGTGTTCATAGATATAATCTACTTCTGGGTTGTCATTCACAACAACCATCTCACAGTCTTTGCAATCTTGTCTTAAGAAAGATTCGATAGCCTCCTCAAGAAGGTGATGCCTCTTGTAGGTAATAGTTAATACTGATATCATTTTGGTTTAATTAAGCCTTGTTCAAAATAGGTTGGTACAATGATCCAATCTTTACAATACATAGAATCCCAATCATGTGGATACTCTGGACCAAACCATGTTTCAGGTGCTACAACAATTTTGTTAGGATGTCTTGAGAGATATGCAGCCCACCAAGAGAATGATGAGTTGGATATGATAAAGTTCTGGCACATGGATAATATCCATAACTGCTCATAGCTGTTGTATCCTTCTAGATACGTTGCGTTAGGGAACTGTAAGTTCTCCTTACACCAAGGAATATCATCACTAGCAATTAGATAATGTGTGGTGTTGGGAATCCACTCGTTTGCTTTGTAAAGATATTCTGGAGTTACTACGGGATGATAGTTGGGGGAATGTAGATAGTCACCTCTACGAACATTGACTACTGTTACACCACCATCAAATATGAATGGTAGCTCTGTACGTATTCTTTGTTCAAACTCAAGAGGATAACTGAATAGAGACTTGATGTTCTCACTATACTTATCAAAGTATGACTCACTCTGAAAGTATCCTACATATGCCTGCTGTGACCTGTCTAGTTCTTCTACTAGATCAATCTTTCTAAAGATGTTAGCAGGATAGTCATCACTGCCATATGTGAGATAGTCTTTGTAAACAACAAAACGTTTATTCTCATCTAGTGCTCTTGCATAAGCATTAGCAATCATAAACAAGTTGTTACCAAGTCTACCTCCTATATGGCATGTGATGTATTCCATTTACCAAACCAAAATCACGTCAAATGGTGATACTAATAACTTGTTGTCTCCACCAATAGGAATCACTGGTGCTTTCTGTAAAGCTGATGGATCTACTAAGATAACATCACCTGCTTTGATGTCTGTAACTAAATCACCTACAGAGTACACTGTAAGTTTGTTTAGCTTCTGCATCATCTCTTTCTCAAGAGCTTCCTTTGTGTTCTCATCTACAATGAGTTTACCTTCTTCCTTCTTAGGAAGGTCTAGCAATATTCTATTGCCACGTAATAATTTGAAATCTGCCATTAGATTAATGATATGTTGGTTGTGCTTTTGAATCGTGCAATATCTTCACCATGTAAGTGAATCTCTGATTGGTATACATCACGCTTACGTGAGATGCCTACCATCTTGTTAGTCTTAGGATTGATGTTTGGAGTTTCCACAACACGTTCGTGGATGTCATCTAGTAATACTAATAGCTCATCTTCACCAGTTTGTACTGTACGAATTACCTTGTTGATGTTGAAAGAGTCTGTGTATACAGTATCTCCATCTTTACGAGTGTAAAAGAATTGGTTTGTCATTAGTTTGTTTGGTTTAATAATGAATGTACTACTTGTCTAAATAAATAATCTTTTGCTTGTTGTTCTTTAGGTAATCTACTAAAATGAACAAGACATGGATGATACTTGTTCTCTACATCTTTTACTTTACCATAATCCCATCCATCAAGAATTTTTTCATCAAACCAAGCATTATGAGATGCTTCTGGTCCAGCATCAGGATTGTCAATGTGAAATTTTACACCATTGATTGCTGATGTTTTTTGCCACTCAGGAGCCTCTTCCCAAGCAACTTGAGTATTGTCACCTAAAGCTTCACAATAAGCTTTATTGATTTCATGACATACTTGTGCAATTTGTTCTACTGTCATTGGTTTATGTTGTTTAATAGTTGTATTCTTAACTGATTAATCTTCTCATACTTATAGATATCATTCTCTACATTAGTATGCTCATCCAAAGTTAGCAAAATAATATTAGATTTATCATATGCCTGCTCTGGATATTTCTCTTTAGGGAGTATGTGGTGAAAGAATGTTGACATTGCTTCTGATCCTAGATAGATTCCACTAAGTTCAGAATAGTGTTTACGTTCTTTCCATATCTGCTTAAAGAAAACATGCATGGGGTTTGGTTCTGTACGAGGAGCTTTTGCTGTCCCTCTACTCATTGATTCTTTGGGGATGTGATTTCTACACACCCCCTTAGACCAAACTCTGTTCTTACAGCCATCTATGCTACACTCCCGTGCTCCTAGACTCATCTTTTCTGTTGATTTTATAATACTTCAAAGGTCCTTCAAAATCTACATCATAATCATTATTGATATTATGTTCAGCTACTTTTTTACAAAACATAATGAAATCATTCTGATTGATTGATCCTTTCATCATGTTAATGTCTTTATGTACCCACTGCACATTGCCTATCTCATAACCTTTGTAGCTATTGATTCTATCAAGTGATGCTGTTTGTATTATGTCTGTCTTACCTCCTTTATTCTGTTCTGACCATCTAGGATTTAGAAATATAGGTATTGCAGATATAGCACACTTACCATTTTGTTTCTGAAACAATTCCCATAGATATTCCATAGTAACTTCTTCAGAGAAAATCATTCCTTTACTAGTACGTTTATACTTTATTGTACTAACATAAGAACTTGACAAATCTCCAACACACTTTGATGGAAATCTACCTTTTATATTGGTACATCCGCAACCTTTAGTTTTACTGTTGTTAAGATGCCAAGTTCTTATAGAACTAATTTTACCGCACACACACTCACAATCATTCCAGTAAATATTATCTTTCTTATATTTCTCAGAGGTAACTTTCCAGTTACCTACCTGAGATCCAATTTTAACATTCATATCTAATATTTTTTAATAAAGATATGTATATTATTTAACAATTGCAAGAAAGTTACTGGAAAATAATCAGACTCCAGTTGAGCCATGTCCTCCTGTTCCTCTAGTAGTTTCTGATAACTCCTGTGTCTCAGCATAAGTGATTAGTGGCACAGGTACAATTACTAACTGAGCAATACGATCACCTACTTTATAGATATCTGCCCATGGATTCTTTAGATTAAAAGTAGCCATGATCTCACCTCTATATCCACTATCGATTACACCTACACCATTACTTAGTACAAGATCATAGTTACGTATAGAGGAACGTGGGAATACAAGTCCCACCATTCCTTCTGGTATCTCTACTGCAAGTCCTGTGCCATATACTATTTGACTGTTACTATCTCTAGAGAAATCAACTGATGTAGCTACAAGATCTGCACCTGCATCTCCTGGCTTACCAAACTTAGGCTTAACGGCCTCAGGATGCAACTTCTTAAATAATACTTTCATCTTCGAATAAGTTTAAGTTTAACTTTGCTTCTGCTACTGGCTCTTCAGCTGTAGGTTCTTCAACAGCTAATTCTGTTTGATTAATCTTGTCAATGATATCTTGACGTAATTGATTGAAGAACTCTTCATTGTCTTCTAGTAAAGTTCTGAACTCATCTACAGGATACTTAGTCTCCTTGTATGTGATAGTCTTACCATACTTACGTAAGATTTCAAAGTCACTAGCCATTTCCATAATCTCTAGCATCTTATCAATACCTACACCATACACAATCTCAAATGCATGTAGTCTGTAAGGAGGAGACATCTTGTTCTTGATAGCTTTCACCTTGGTAACATTACCATACTGAACATCACCGTCTTTTGCTGCTGATTTACTCACCTCTACACGAACATCTGAGTAGAACTTCAATGCATGACCACCCTGAGTTGTAGTGGGATTACCAAACATCATACCAATCTTCTCACGATACTGAGATACAACAATCACACATACGTTGTGTTCTGATAGTGCACCTTTTAACTTAGGATATGCATTACTATTCAATAGAGCTTTTCTACCGATAGTGCTATCACCTACATCACCATCTAACATCTTCTTAGGAATCAATGATGAATCTGAGTCAATGATAACAAGATCAATATCTCCTGTCTCAATCATATCCATAGCAATCTGGAAACCCTCCTCACCACATGTAGGCTGAGCAATCAACATCTTAGATGTATCAACACCTAATGCTTCGAAATACTTCTTATCTACAGCATGCTCACCATCGATATACAACACTGTACCACCAGTCTTCTGACAGTTAGCTACAGCATGACCACACACTGTTGATTTGCCGCTACCCTCCCAGCCCATTAGCTCATACAGCTTACCTTTTACAAAGCCACCTGTACCTAATGTGATGTGATCGAATCCAATTGATCCTGTAGAGATAACATCATAATCTCCATCAGTTTTACTGCCTAATGTTAGGACAGTACCTGCACCATACTTCTTGTTTAGAGCATCTAACGCTGCTTCAAACTTAGACTTTCCGTCTGTTTCTACTTGCTTCTTAGCCATTCTATTTATGTTTTTTTGTTTCTTAAATTTACGAAAATTAACTGAAAAAAGAAATAGCCTAGACGTAAAACACCTAGGCTATTTGACTACACAATCAAAATAATAAACACTAATTCTTTGTTCTTGTCCCTGCTACAAATCTTGGATAGTAAGGGCAATTTTTGCAATGATTTCCACAGCAAGTACCTCTACTAGAGAGATACTCACTGGATAATGGTTTAATCAATGCTACAGGCTCCTCCTGCACAGGCTGCAACTTGTCCGAATTCAACATTGTCATCTTTCTCTGTTACTTTAGTTAAGTCTAACTCTTTAAGTTTTACAATTCGTGAATTGTAATCTTCTTCAGTGATGTCTTCAAAAGGAGCTTGTTGGTATGAACCACCCCAGTAGTTTAATACTGATAGTCCATTATAGAACTCACGGTTATCCCACATCCACTGACCTACTGAAGGCCACTCATCATCCTTGATAGATATTGTAGCACTTACATTGTGAGTGTTGTCTCCATCAACATGACCATTCTTAATCCACTCTGTAGAGAAATGCTTTACACGTTCTAATGTATCATGTGCTGTCTCAGTACGGAAGATAGATCCTTCTGGTGCTTTTACTGGAATACGTACACATACAGTGTCTGTAGGACGTAACACATCATCTTCACATAGCTCAGGATGATTCTCCATTAAGTACATAGCAATGTCTTCATTCTTGTTGAAACGCATTGTACGTAAGTAATAGTCATTATGCCAAGCATGAATACCAGATGCTGTTCCTAACACTAGTGATGTAGTTCCTGATGGTTTGATACAAGTGATACGAGCTGCCTCGTTTGTACCAGTCTTCTCAGTGATTAATCTGTTCACAGTCTTAGCTACTTCAGCAGCAATCTCAAGATCGTATTTCAAGATTTCTCCTGAACCAATACCTGTCATACCAATACCTAATAGAGCATCTTTCTGTGTTGTCTTAGCCCAGATAGGACGTAAGTAATGGAAGTCAGTAAATCCTGCTTGTAATGTACCAAAGAAAGCAGCTGCTGCCACACGAGCATTCAGGTCTTCTTGGTCTGTTACATCAGATACATTCACCTCACATAAGTTACAGAACTGATAAGGACGTAGAGCAATCTCACAACATGGATTAGTTCCCCAATCTTTGTTGTTAGTCCAGTAGATACCAGGCTCTCCTGATCCAGACGCTTCTACACGCTTCCATAAGTTCATGAATGTTTCTTCACTGATGTCACCACGTTGTAATACAGCTGAGTTGTTAGCTCTACCACGTTGCTCATTAGTCTCCCACCAGTTACCATACTTAGATGTAATCATCTCTTCATCATCGTGATCAAATAGAGAGATCATAGCTGATCTACGAATACCACCAGCAAGTACAGAGTTAGCAATGTGACATAAGATATCATGGCATTCTAGAGGAGATAATGTTTCTCCCTCATGCTTTCTATCTAAGAGAGCTTGAACGTGTGTCAGGCATAGCTTCAATGGCTCAGGACCTGGTGCTTTACCACCTGCTGTTACCAATGTTGCACCTTTCTCACGAATAGCACGGAAGTCAAACTTAGGCATGAACCCACCTTCTAGGTAAGCTTTCATTAACACCTTGATTGCATCAGCCCATCCCATGATAGAATCCTCAATCAGATAGTTACGAGCTTTGCCTGGTTTAGTGATAGCTGGTAATTGTGATACATGGTGACGTTGTACTGAGTAACCTACACCTGTACCACCTAACAACAAGAACATAGACTCAGAGAAACTATGTAAGCTGTCAATAGGTAGATAGCAACAGTTGTAGATACGAGCATTGTTCACCTCAGCTGCTGGACCAGCAAACTGTAATGCTCTCATAGATGGAAGGATCTTCTTGTCTCTAATCATCTTGGCTGTCTCTACGATAGCCTGACTTAAGAATGGGTACTTCTTGATCATCATGTCTTCATAACGATTGACAATCTCATCCCATGTTTCACGTCTATTCTTACTAGGAATAAACTTTGCATACTTACTGAATACAGTAATTTTACTTAACGCTTCTAATCCTAAATCCATATGTTTTTGTTGTTTAAATTTTAAAAGAAAGGGTTTGCAAATTACCAAGGCATACCCTTATAAACAAATGATTTAGAAAATTCTATCTAACTAACTTTCTTATTTTCTCACCTAGTTCTGCATTGTTAGGAGTCTCATTAACTAACTTGGTTAGTTCTATGTTTAGACTCAATAACTTCTGCAAATACAGGGTGGCATCCATCAGTTCTTCCTGTAAATGAACAAAGAAATTGTCATGATTATTCTCTTCTAGTGTGGTATTGTATTTACGAATACCTACCTGGCTACGTTGTTGAAACTTATCAACTACTTCTACTACAATCTTATCAGTCTTCATGTAATTCTGCACTTGGTTGTGGATTGATCTTGTCTTGTAATCTACGAATAGCAACAGCTACTGCTGCATTCTCTGCCTCTTTACGAGTGTCATAATGTTTATTGTACTGACCATCATTGATGTGATAGGAGAACTTGTTGAAAGCCATATCCCAATTCATGCTGATGATAAAACCATTATCATCTAGTACATCGTATACGTTGCGAGGATTAACTTCCATCATTTGTGCTACCTTCTCATCATCTATTCCCTGCTCTCTAAGGAAATCCTTAAAGTTTTCTGGTAGTAAACTTTCATCTAATGAATTGAGCATAAGATCAACATAATAGTCTTTGATGATCTTTGCTGCATCAGGGTTCTCCTGTAATAATTCTAGTGCATTCATGCTAATTGTTCTTGTTTAACTGTGTCTAAATCTAATGTTTCTCTAGTGGAATCAAATCCATCCCACACTTCCATATCATCTGTAAAGACAATATCTAGTCTGTCTTCCCAATACTGTTTGAGATCTTCTGTCTTCTTGAATATTCTATACTGAAGACTTATCTCATCTCTGTGTAGTCCATTCTTTACAATCTTAATCACTTTGGCAAAGTCTTTCTGGAACTCTTCAGAGGTGCGAGAATACATTCCCTCTCTGACTAGCATAAAGTCTTCCTTCCACATAGGATTAAGTTGATATACCACTACAACATATCCATCCTCATAATCATAATCATCTAGTATGTATGTAGTTCTCTCATACTCATTATCAAGAAACTCTCTGAACTTATCTAGGTTCTCTGGTTTAAAGAGAAGATATACAGCATTTCTATGCTGCACATCTCTCCTTGAATCAGACATATAACCATTGATATATCCATTCTCAATAAGCTTCTCTCTATTGATCTTGAGTGTAGGAACCATGAATATACTAGTGATTGTCTTCTTTACGCTCATCTACTTTACATGTTTTAATGGATACTACTCCGTTGTTAATAGAATTTGTTCTGGATATATTCCATACATCATTCTCAATTGCCCACTTAAGATCTTGAATGATTTTATCTACACCTGGATACTCTCTACCCTTGTGTGTAAAACCATTACGTGCATCTTTCAAGTCTTCCCAATCCAATGTATATAGTAAAGGATTGTAATAGTTGGTAGAGTCACACACAATGAACTTAGGTGGCTCTACGTGGTAATCGCTTGCATCAAATCCTAGAACATCTGTATTCTTGTAGATAGCTGCATAGTATAATAATGCTTGAATATAACTTCTTCTCTTAAGATAATACTCTTCGTAGAAATTTTCAACATTCCATGTACATTTTAAGTCATAGATTGTAATAATCTTTGTTTCATGATCTACGATGATCTTATCCATCATACTCTTGAACTGATGATTTAATACATCATAACCCTCAATCTGGAACTGGTTGAACACCTGATAACGTGCACTGTTAGTTGTATTAACAATGTGTGCAGTTACAGAGTTGTTTCTTAACTCTTCTACAATACGCTCAGCGTGTGTAACATCTTTAGTTGTAACAACACTAAGTCCTTTGGCTCTCACCTCACGAATCTCTTGATAGAACACTTCAGCTTCTGATCCCATAAACTTGGTCATCACAGCCTCATATTTAATCTTGAATCCTGAGTCTGTATAAGCATCTCTGGATATCTCCTCAAAGCTTCTACTCACCTCACCAAACTCATCTGTTGCTTCCTTTGTATGTCTATACAATGCTTCAACAAACTCCAACATCAATCCTGTTGGTGGTCCTTGGCATACGGACATGAAGAACTTATCATCAAACAAATATGGTTCCATTAGTATTGTTTCTACTAATCTACCCATCAATGCTGCTTGGTTCTCTGAGTCTTCAATCTTCTCACCCAGTATATACTTTCGGTGATACTTCTTTCTGTCTAAGGAAAACTCCTTTAGACTAGAAGAGCTATCCATTACGATAGCTCTATACTGTGCTTCTGTTTTAACTTCTCCTTTAATCATCGTTTTTTGCTTTTGATTCACTACGCATCTCTAAATACTGCTGAATGATTTGATCATTCATTCTTCTAATCTCCATAGGAACTCTCTTAAAGAACCATCTCACCTCAATCTCATACACGTTTCCTGCTGGATCTGGTGTTTGTGGATCGATGAGCCAGAACTTATGTTCTTCTCCATCGTATGTCACAGCACCCTCATACCAAACCTCCACAATGGAAGGCTTTCTCTCAATACTAACTTCTACTTGTTTTTCCGACATCTTTTTCTGCTTTAGTCTTTCTGTCATGACAGTTGATACAAAGTGTTTGTAGGTTGTCTATTTCACAAAACAATCTCTCAATGAAACCTGCTAGATCTGATCCATTGTTCAAGCTTCCTGCTGGATTGATGTGGTCAACATTAATCTTCTTCTCAGGATACCATTCCTTACATTGATTACATTGGTATTCAAACTTCTGCCTCTTCAAAGGTCCCTTGTAAGGACGCTTTGCTCTAGCCTTGCATTCAGCTATTGGCTTCCACCATCTAGACTTCTGACGAAGAGCACTTCTGATAAATGACCAGAAGGCTGCTTCACTCATTGTTCCATTGTTACGAGTCTTTGCTACTCTAGACTTCTTTACGGGTATTTTCTTTTGTATGCGTGTTGCCATGTTGTAAATATACAACTTTATTTTAGGTTTGTAATTGGTTGCATTAAGCTAATCTGGAATGTAATATGATCATTATACAACTTTAACCTACCATCTTTCCAACATGTGATTTCATCAGCTGTTGCTTCTTCATAGTGCTCATTTACTAGAACATCATAAGATAGGACATCATTGTCTGTATTGATTTCATATCCATCGTAATCATAGAACAATATTTTCTTACCATATTGCTCAAGAGCATCAAGTGCTTCATCTGCTTCAATGATACTTTCCATTTCATAATAGTTTACCATCTTACCCATACCATATTGGTAAGAGTCTTCAGCTATATCATGAAAGGATTTGATGTGGTATTTATTCATTGTGGCTGCCTCCATTGTCCCAAATTATATCTCCAGTAGTTTGTTCACGTAACTCTGCTGTTGGTTGATCACAGTTCTGATGTACAGGTAATAGCTCTACTGTATCGTCCATTTCATGCCATGAGTAATCATGATGATCTCCACGTAATACAAACTTCTTTGCTTTCTCTCTTGCTTCTTCTTCTGTTTCAGCTTTGATGGTAAAGAATGTTCTATACCAAACACTTGCTTTTTCTTCCATGTAATAATCAAATTCTTTCATCTTACTTGTTTTTAAGTTCTATTAATGTATCTGCTACTTGAGACAATGCCCACATGTCTAACTCACTTGGAGCAAAACTGTACTCATCACCAGTTTCAGGAGTGTGACCATTAAACCACACGCTTTCGTTCTCTAGTCTAACATTAGTAATAGCATACTCTACACCATACTCCCATTTACCAAAGTGTACTACTAGTGGTAAATCCCAATAGATATCATCTTCTTCAGGATCAAGTGCTGGATCAATTAAGCAGCACTGCTGGTTTTCCATTGTCTTTAATGAATCTTCAATAGATTGAATACACTCTTGTCTTAGAGCTGTATTCTTATGCAAAAAATGTGTCATAATATTAGTTGTCTGTGATTTGGCATGATTCTATAATTGAATAGTATTTATCATACAATTCATTAAACTCATCTTGTGCCTCATCTGTGTAAGTCATTACTGATCCATCATCTTTATACATTGCACCAAACTTCATGTGCAATTCTAAGTCTGCTTGTGCTAGTTCACTAGCTAATTCTAGAATATTTACTGTTACGTTCATATCTCTGTCTTGTTTAACCAATTGATCTCAAATCCATTGTTTTGTTTGATAATTGTATTAACCTGTGTGAACACTCCTTCTGTATCCCATTCTGTATTCTTGTAAGAAGCTGATGCTGGATGGCTGACTGGGAAAGACCAATCAAATCCTGTTAGATACTTACGTGTCTTGTAAGCTTCTTTACCTAAGAATATCAAAGGGATGCCTGAATAAGCAAACACTTCTTCAAACAGATACTTCACAAATGGTTCCCATAGTTCTAAATGAGAGCCTGCTTTGTTCATCTCTGTAGTAAGGGCTGCGTTGAACATCAATACACCTTGGTGAGCCAGATAACTTACGTCTGCTGGTTTCTCACAAGCTATACATAGTCCATTGTACAACTCTTTCTCTATACCTCCATAGAACTGCTCTAGTGTTGGTTGTAGCTTTCCTGTTACAGAACAGCCCATTACAAGTCCATCAGCTACAGGAGCTCCTTCATAGGTGAATGTGTGATAAGGACACATACCTACAATAATAACCTTCACTTCATTGAGTGGTGTTTCTTTAAAGCATCTAAAGACATTGTGAGAGAGAGGAGCAATTCTCTTGCCCCTCTTACTCTCTGACTTTAAGAATGCATATATCTTGTCACACTCTTCACTTTCAATGAAAGGTTTCATCTTCTCATGCCAACTCTCGTGAAAGAAATCTGCAAACTTTTCCCAAATCATAATACTAAATCGTAATTGTTGAACGTTCTAATTCCTGTTAGATTCGAATGTGCTGTCATTTGATCACCATTGTGACGTAACTGTGAGCTAAAGTCTTGTTGAAAGAACAAATCATCTGGAACAACTACTCCTGAGTTTGTTACTAACTCACCATTCACACCTACAAAGAAAGAGTGTGCTGATATGTGATCAGTCATCCAATTAGCTGGATGTGTTTCTTTCATTGCAAATGTTGTATACTGATACAATTCCCATAGAGAGTCTTGTGCATTGTAATCGTGTGTAGGCTTTTGTATTTCCTTACGAATGATATTCAACTCACTAGAGCTGATAAATCCTTCTTCTACAATCATACGTCCGATCAATTCACCTTTCTGTCTCTTAGATAGCTCGATGTTCTTCATAGCCTCACGTTCAGATTGAATCTGTCTGAAGCTATCACCTGCTGTCTTGATATACTCCATGATAGATTGTGGTGTATACTCTTGTACATCACCTGTGTGCTTACGTTTGAATGTACCCATGTCACCTGACACGCAACCATTAGAGCAAATCATAATGTGTACACCAATAGCAAACTTCAAGCTCACTTGCTTGTTGTAGCTATTCTGCCAACCAATCTGTAACTGCATCTCACTATCTGCTACGTTGCTGATAGTATATCTACCTGTTGCAATCTGGTGGTCATTAGATGATAGATACATCTCTTGATCCAATTTGAATCCTGATCTGTGTATACCCTCTAGTGTGACATCCATCATCTGCTCGTGAGATACAGGCTTGTAAGTACGTGTTTGTGCTGGGATATCAGCACGTAATAATCCTTCTCTTGTTGTGTTATACTCTGGTCTTTTCATGATTGTGATATGTTTAATGTAATTCCAAAAACGTTTCTAATAATACCTTCTAAGTTCTCAATACCTATGCATTCAATCTCATCTCCTTCTGTGGTTGATAACCACTCAGTCTCTTGTTGTATCTGATACACAAGATCCTCTAATACTGCTGCTCTTAATTCTGGATCCATTATAGTGTTGGTAAAACTCCATCTAATTCTTCTTTGTTTGCATAGAACAATGATCCACCATCGTTACCTTCATCATCTGCTGATACAATAAGTTCTGTACCATCACTTAATACCATAACAATTGGTCTGCTACCCCATCCCCATTCATCAGCTTCTGTTTCACTCATGTAAAACACCTTTTCAATTGTTTTACCTTGTAGCACAAATTGTGCTTTGCGGTTCCAATACCTTTCTAAATCTTCTGGTTTCTTAACTATCATAATTCTGCTGTGAATGAGCAATAACCTTGCTCGATGATACAATCTCTTAATTTTACACCAAATCCATGATCTGCATAGTCCTCTAGAAACTTGATATCTAGTCCTGCATCTATCATCATTTGATCATTGTAACCCATTACTCTACCAAAGAACTCTTGATACTTGCCAAATTGGTCTCCCATCTTGTCTTCAATGTTCTTTAGTTCCTCGTTGATTTTAGGTAATCGATCCTCTTCTACATAATAATCTACATAGCTTGGATCACTTTCAGTGCATCCAAATCTTTCACTTGCTACTAATGAGCTTTGCACACCGAACCAGAACTTGCCTTCGATGTCTCCTGAATAATAACGTCCCATAATTTTGATTGTTTATATTAATTGTTTTTCTAATAAATACTCTTCAATTGCTTTCAAACCATGCACTCTAGCAAGGTCTGCCCAATCTTTAATGCCCTCAGATAAATACTTCCTGGGAACATTACAGTAATCAAATCCGAATAACTGTGTGATTTGTTGTGAGTTCTCTACACCTGTGATGTCACTATCGAAACTGAGAATCTGACTAGCAGAGTTGCTCTTGATATATTCAACATTCTCAGGAGAGAAACAACCTAAGCCCTCATTCTGTACAGCACAACTGCACGGGAATAGTTTCTTCATCACCATGTAATCCTTCTTTGACTTGTTGATAAATGCTACATCACACTCTTTGATGTTTTCTTTACCATCCATTGCTGTTATAGGTACATTGTTTGGTACCCATTTGCTACGCTTATCCTTAGCATAAGGTCGATAGATCTTCCACTTATCACCATAGAGATAACCAAATCTAAGTTCGTCTAAACTTGAAGGAAATAATTCCTTATTTAGATATACTTTAGACAAACTGTAGACATTGTTAGCCTTTAGGTCCTCTATATCTATCTGATACTGAGCCCAATAAGCTAATTCTTCCTTGGTAAACTTTTTAGTAATAACTTGGATTTTAGAGTAAGTTTTAGACATTCTCACTGGTTGTTTATACTCAGTGACAATCTTCTTATAGTCTTGGGTATTAGTTTCTCTAGTGAGTCCTAGTCCAAAATCTCTGTCAATCATCTTCAGTGCATCCTGATAATCTGGGATGTTGAACATCATTCTAACAAAGTCAAAACATGATCCTCTCTTACTAGTATCACCAAAATCAATGAATGTTAGTCTACCATGTTTGTTACCAATCATAAATGATGGTGTCTTCTCATTCCTAAATGGAGAGAAAGTAACAAGGTTGGGCTTCCAATCACTGTTTGGCATGTAATACCTGAATATGTCATACTCACTAACCTTTTGCAATATGCTGTCTGCATTGATAGGCATAAGCTTCATTCTTCCGTTAATTGGCATATTGTTGTTGGTTTAAGAAAAAGAGAGCCCAAACTAAGATAGGATGGGCTCTGCTGATATTAAAATGAAATACGAAATACTAAAAGTCTCCTCCATCATCTGAGATGAAAGCATCTGATTCAACTAGGTTAGTAGCTGGATCATATTCATGTAAGTCTTTGAATGTATAATACTCCTTACATCCATACTCACCTACTACATTAAGAACAAAACGTTCGTAAGGCTTAAGTTCTTTGCTAGGCTTGAACTTCAATTGACGAATAACATCTTGGTTATTGAAATCAACTTGACGCATCTGCTTGATGGCATAGCCTGGGAAGAATGCTTTGCTGTAGATAGATTGATAAGACACAGGTCCATCTTCTTTTTCTACAGTCTTAACTGTTGCTAGTACACCCACTGTTCTAGTGTATTTACCACCAATCTCATCTTTCCACTCCTTGAAGTTTCCAGCAATAGCTTTCCTCCACTCTAACATAAGCTCAGCACTGTCAGCCATGAAATCAATACCTGATAACCAGTTACGGAAGAACTCCATTAACTCTGCCTCACCTGTGTATGCTACACGATAGTCACGTTTAACAAACCATGTTGGTAAGTTCTCTTCATCAGCTGCCCAAGAAGTGATACCAATGTTGTTGATATACTGCTTCTTAGTCTTGTCTTTGTTTTGCTTCTTAGCATCTTCCAAGAAGAATACCACCTTGAACTTATCTCCTCCCTTTACATCTTGTAACCATACGTCTACACGTACCTTAGATGTACCATCACTGCTCACTGATAAATACTCAGTTGCTTTGCTGTCCTCCTTCAATTCAATACCAAGAAGATCTTTATACTCTTCTAATGTTGGGTTGATTGCAACCACCTCTGCTTCAAAGTAACCTACCTTTTTCTTGAACTCGGTTGTTGTACCTTGATTTTCTCTTACGTTTCCTCCTACTGCCATGATTTCTCTGTTTTATTTGTTGTTAAAAATTAGTTATAATACTCGTCTATTTTGTTTGCTACTTCTTGTAAGTTGTTAGGAATCTTGATGTCTGCAAACATACCATCAGGACTCTTAGCAGGGTACTTCTTAAACCTATTGGTTACGAAGTTATAGGTAGATGTACCATCTTTGTTCTCATCCACATAAGTGTAGAGACAGATAGTCAATAAACCCTCTAATACAATTTGATTATCGATCAATTTACCTGCTGTCTTGATCTTGTATCCTACCACCTCACCTGATTCTTCAATAGTCTCTGGGTGTGTAAAGTAGAACACCTTCAAATCGTCACGCAATTTACGAGCTTCTCTGAATAATTCAACCATGTCTCTTGCCATGATAGAAAACTTAGTGAAGCCAACCTCAGTTGCTTTAGCTACAATGTTAAAGCCCATGATGTAGTTTGAATCCTCAATCACAATGTTCTTAATGTGAGGAGCTTTCTCAGAGATAGTCTTTAACAAACGAGTGATCTCATTTGCATCATCAATCTCCTTGTAGTTCTTGTTCTCAGCATTGTACAATTTGTCTGCTCCTTTGAATGGTAACTCTTTCTTTGCTACGTTAATGATGTAGGTTTCCTTTGGATCTAGGTGCTTGATAGAGGTAGATTTACCTGTACCAGTTGAGCCCACAATCCCGATTAATTTGCTTGCCATGTTTATATTATTTAGTTATTTATTTACTTAAAGTTACGAATTTCTGGCAACATTTACAACCCTAATCTTCTCTTTATCAAAGAACTCTAGTGCTTTATTGAGCCATTTTTCCTCTACAGGTTCATCCGTTGAAATGATATAAATGTCAGCTTTCTTATCAGGATTGTTGTACTCCATAGCCATACATCTGTTCACCTTCTGAGCTAGGTTCTCTGCATTACTATCAAAGTAATTCAGTACCACCTTGTTCAATGGTTTGTATGTTACACCAGTATTTCCAATCTTCACCACAGCCATGTGTTTACCCTCACCCTCTGCAAACCTCTTGAATATGTCTTTATCAAGTGACTTACTGTGATGTGAGTGTATGCCTAGGCTATCAGCCATCTCTGTTGTACCACAGAACACAAGGATACGTTCATCCTTATACTTCTGTAACAACTGCTTGGTAAGAGCAAGCTTTGCTATACTGTTCTGAATAAGTCTCATTCTCTTCAGTCTTAGCATCATTGTGTTCTTACCTTCCTTGTCAAGCTTCTCAATTACCCAACTAGTAGCATCATAGTGCTTCTTCTCAGTTCTAGCTTTACCTTTGATTGGTATAATCACCTTGTTATCCAAAGGAACTTTAAGCACTGTGATCTGGTAGTCTACAATAACTCCTTCTTCAATAGCTTGCTCAATAGGATAATGTGCAATCACCGGTAAGTGTAACCTTTGATCTAGCTCTGATTCTGTCCAAGAGGACAGCGTACCTGTTAATCCTAGCACTTCTTTAGTATGCCTCATAACTTCCTTACATGCGTCCATTTGTGCATCACTAAGCAAATGTATCTCATCAATGATTAACATGTCATATCGAGCTTCTGTGTGCTTGTGTAAGGACAGATGTGTTGTGTAAGTTATGTTAGGATTCTTATATCCTCTTGTTTCAAAATCTTCCTCCCAACTGTCTTTAATCTTAGCATCTGGATAGGCTATCAATACTTTGATATCCTTCTTTAATTTCTCTAAGATGTTGATAGTAGTGTAGATCTTTCCAAACCTGGGACATAAGTTCAGGATTCCATCACGACCATTGTTTAGCCATATATCAGCAAACTCTTTCTGTCTTTGGTCTCTTAAACTCATAGTTCCTTTATCTGTTTTCTTAATTGTTCTAGTCTGATGATTTCTATTGTTGCTATTTCTTCATCACACCATATAGATGCTTTGTCTTGTAACACATCGATTGCTATGTCTGCTACAATCTTAGCATCTTGCCATCTTCTGTCAATAGATAACAAACCTTCTGTCTGATAACCATTGTGTGGTAGAGAGTAAAAGAATCTTGATACGAACTTATTAGCTTCACTTAGTTTTTTCATTGTTCTAAGAAGAATGTTTTGTTAACAATAGATTGATAGATGCTATCATCCATGTTCTTAAGTCTTGGTAGTTCCTTGAACATACCTATCTGACCTAAGAAGCCTAGACCAATTCTAACATCATCTTCTCCAAAGCTATTCTTGATTAATCTTAAGCTTCTGAAATACTTTGCACCATAATCATCCTTGAGCTTCTCTAGTTGATAACCACTAGGATCTTCAACCTTATATCTCATAGGATCAAATAGTGCTAATACAACATCAGCATCGTTCTGTGTGCTTGAACTGTCTGCAAAATCCTCTAACTGTGGCTCTACGTCACCATTCTTCAAACGAGAAGGATTAGAGATGTCACGATTGAACTGACTCACAACAACTGGTGAATAGCCATAGAAATCTCTGGCATATCTTAGTTCATCACTCATCTTATCAATTGCTTGCTTCTTGGTAGGTTGATCCTTTGTGAGCTTCAATAAACCAATGTGATCGATAACTACAATAGTTATCTCATTATCATTGTTTGGTATATACTTTTTAGTAAACTCATCAATCTCTACAATCTCACCATTAGCTAATGCATGAGTCTTTAGGTCTTTTGCAACACCCACTGGATTTACAGCACCATCAATGATTGTAATAGTTTCTTTCATCATGCCTACATACTCTTCCTGCATTAGAAACAAATCATGCTCATCTTTGGTCATCTTCTCAGTCCATCCTAGCAATCTAGATACAGGTATAAGATATCCACTGTCTAGGAATATCTTTCTACTTACCCACTTTGCTAGTTTATACGTTCTACTCCTCTCCATTGATCGATATATGATCTTCAACTTGATACCATTAGTATCTCCGTTGATATACCAATCAAATGGATTAAGCACGTATGCATCATCAATGAATGAAGTCTTACCTGAACCAGTTAAGCCACCCACCAATGTGTACATAGACTTACGGATACCAATGTATCTGTTCAGTCTATCAAATCCCATGGGGATTCCATTGTTTCTACCATCTAGTCCATCCTGGACTGCTTTACTCAAATCTTGAAAACTCATAATGTGTATTTTACAACGTAGTTTATATACTCTGGTAGATGATTATCCTTATAATCTTTATGATATGTTATGTATGAGTTGATTATCTCAACATCATTGGCATTAATCCACTTGATAAATTCATCATGTTTCTTCATACCATTTGTACCTGTATGGTAACTAGTGAGCATTACTCTTTTCTTCTTGAATAATCTTTTGAACCATTTCATAGCTTCTCTATCTCCTGTTTAACTTTTATGTAATGTTGTTTATTAGATATAACAGCTTTCATTGAGTCTTTATCATACGTGTATGGAACTACATTGTAAGTTATAAAGTCTAATATCTTATCTACTGCTACTAATGCACATTGTCTAGTTTCTTCAAAGTTTTCATCTGAGAAATCTCTTAAAGTATGAAAGGCATATTTACCTATTAAGTCTTTAGCTTCTTCTTTTGCATTCATGTATCTCATATATCTGTACCTCCTGTTGTTTTTGTTGCTGCCTTAACTACCATCCCTTCTCTAACTAACTCAATGAAAGGCTCAAAGCTTCTCTGTGTTAGATAGGTGAGAGAGTTCTGCATATAACGTAGCTTGTTATCATTGTTCTTTACTGAGTTCTCTTTCTTCTGTAATACATCAAACTCCAATGCTGATATCAAATCATCTGCTGTATACTCACCCTCTGATAGAATAGAGTTGAACTTGGTTCTACAATCATCAATTGACCTACGCAAAGCTCTAGTACCTGAGAATGTCTTACCTGCATGTTTAAATGTATCTGTACCAGGAAAAGCTTTCCACCATCTATCAAACTCTTCGTTAGCTGGTTTCTTCTTGATGATCTTATCCTTTGGTGCTTCCTCTTTGAGGAACTTCAATACATTGTTACCTGTGAGTGTGATCTTATCATTCTCTGATATTAGTCCTTTCCTACGAATGCCTTGATAGATGATTTCCATCTTGGGATCATTGGCACAAAGAGCTTTAAGATCATGACCTTCCTCCACTAGTTTGAGGAGGAAAATCATGTCTAAGGTGAATCCAGATTTCTGTAAAGTATTAAAATGGTAAAGTGTTAATTTTAGATTCATCTCGTTGTTTTTGTAACATCTTGTCTTGGTCAATCACTTGGATTTTAGCTGGTTGTCTCTTGTTTATCTCTGTTTGCACTTCGATACGCATCAGCTCAATATCCTCTTGTAAATATACTAAATCTTTGAGATGTTCCCTCTCATAATCTTCCATGTGTATCATATTTAACATGCTGCTAGACCAAAGAATACATAACTTCCTTCACACTCTGTTGTTGATTGCTTATATCTAACAACTGCTACATTGGGATCTTGATTAACCAATACCTTCTCCATTCTTACAAATGTAGTATCCTTGGTTTTCTCAGTGTGTTCACGTGCAACCTTGATAGCTTCAGTCTTTGTACGTAAAGAAGCAACCTGACGATCATCCCAGTTGGTATGTACATTGTATACAAGTTCCCATTTGCTGGTTCCCTTGATTACATTGTTCTCCACTGTGCTCTTGATCTTGTTAGTGTTAATCTTTGGTTCTTTTTCAACAATAGCAAAGCACTGACGCTTATTAGCATCTTCTAGCTTCTTGTTGATAAAGTCCATTAACTTCTTACCACTACGTTTATACTCAGTGGTAACATCTTGATAACTGTCACATGTACTGATTGTACCATTATAGATATCATTACCATACTCTTCAATAGCAAAGTTAACTGCTCTGTTAAATGCTACTTGTTCGTTTCTAGCTGTTTGTCTTACGATAAATTCTTGTGCTGCCATAATTGTGTTTGTGTTAAAATGTGAATAAATAAAGAACTTTTATCAAGTTCTTGGTAAAATGCAATTCTCAGTAGTTTAGTACTATTCTATGTATTATCTTTGTAAGAATAATCCAATAATACTATGCTACATTTAATCCTTGCTGTAATGTTAATCTGCTCTTCATTAGGAGCTACACTCTCTAAGTTCTCTAAGTCAACGATTGTTCGTTCAGAGAGAAGACATATCAAACCACTAGTGCTTGATAAGGAAGTGTAATAGAAAAGCCCCAGATCTCTCTGAGGCTTTCTTATTATCAGAACTTGTCAAAAACTACAAGTTTCGTCAATAGTGTATACTAGTAGTATATACTTTTGTATATTAGTAATGCACACTATTGGTTTGGATAATTATCATTTACCAGCCAATATTGGTTTGGATTTTTATCATTATCCGTAGTATTACTTCCGAATTTGGCACTATTTTGTTACGTATTTTGGCAAATAGGTAACACTAATTCGGAATTATACCGAATAATCTATCTTAATTATACACAGTAAAGTGCAATATATTATACTATACCTTGCTTTTTTCCACCACAAGGCACATTGTGTATAATATAGTGTACTAAATTGCACTAATATCCAACAAAAAACTTCCTTAGTCTGTCCCACACTGTAAAGATGGGTACGTGTATCTCTAATCCAATCTTATCATTGAACTCATTGAGAGTGTTACGTGCTATACCACTATTACATTTCTTTGTCTTCTTGATTAGATAGATAGCTTTCTTATCAAACTCTCTGTACTGCTCCTCTGTAATACGATAGAGCTCTCTTGGATTATCTACTTCAATCCAATCTACATACCTCTTCCCAATACACTCCATCTGTAGTGTAATGAGGTTTTTGATCAATTGATCACGTTGCTTTTGTGTTCCTGCCATTAGAATAAACTTAGTTGATTAGGATCAATCACAGGTACTTTCTTGCCCTGATAATTAATCTTGTTAATAATACGTTCTGCCTTCTCAATATAATAAGAATGGTTAATGTTATCTAGTGGATGCTTTGGTGATAGGTGATTACACACTGTCATCAACCATTCTCCTGCCTCCACTTGTGATATAGCTGCTGCTCTTGAGTCACAATCTTCATTCTTGACCTTAAGAAGCTTTTCCCCACTAATGGATACATAGTATCTAATAAGCTTGTTGTAGACTGTTGTGCCATTATCAGATCTTCCTTCAAAGTGGAAATCCTTTGTAGCTCGTTGCCGCATTGCAAAATCATATATGTTTCTATGATTGCGAATAGTATCAGCAACAGGAGTGTTATTGATGAAATACTGTTCAAGGGCAATTGGTACCACCCTACCAGACTTATTCTTATGAAGCTCAAAGTCAGTAAGAAAATCTCCTTTCTTCTTAATCTCTCCATCTGTTTTAACCGCGAGGTAATCGTTAACAGTTGAGAAAATAATCTTACTGTAATCTGTTCTTTCGAGTTCATATTGAGTTAGTTCTGACCACCATGCATTGATTGCATGCATCTTATCTAGGTCTGTTTTCTTAATCTTAATTGTTACACCATCAGTGTTAGCTGATATTACATGTATGCCCTCTAGTTCATAAGCTTCAATAAGCATAAATAGAGACAGCTCGCCAGTAATAGTTGTAAACATAGTAAGCTGCCTGTCATAGATCCAAGATTGCATATCACTAGACTTACCATACACAGAGTTAACAGCAAGCTTAAGAGCACCAACAATACCCTTGATGCGTTTGTCCTTCTTTGCCTGGGGCTTAAGTTCGAGCCTACGGTCAAACATCTGTTTGTAACCACGAAGAAACTCTTTACCAAGATGAGAGGGATAGCGGTTATTATTAATGATAATAGCAGGGTAATAGCTAGACACGTCCCAATCAATGATCTCATAATTCTCATCAGCTTCAAATATTTCTGGTTTGTTCTCTGTATGTAAACCACCTTTCATGAATGAATACACATTGTCATAGAATGTAATGTGCTCTTTGAAATCATCTGATAATCCAAGCACTGTGCCTTTCATCTTCTTTAGGAAGAGTTTTAGCTGTGGTGTCTTGAACTCAACATAATCTGCAATACAGTTCTTCACTCTAATCTCCTTACGAAAGAATCCTTTCTTAGGAAGCATGTCTGGTTTAATACCTTTCTGTTCGCAATAATACTTCTTAATCATCTCATCACCAATCTTACTATCAGAGTAATTAAGACATGGTATACCAAATTCTTCTTGGATGTCTTGTCTTAGCTCTATCTGATTGTTACCCTTGTACAATGGATGATCACAGTTGCCTGTAGTAATCTTGTAGAACTCATAGGTTGCGTGTACATCATTACGACAATAGTCCATAGTGAGAGCAATCTCTTCTTTGGTCATGTTTGTTTTTGTGTGATGTATAGGCATCTCCTCGATGTTCTCTAGATCCATCTCAAACTCTAGTCTCTTTAGACTCACCATTCGATTTTTATTGTCAAAATGCGCTATCTTGAACAAATCAAGCACCTTAAAGCTAAGTTCAGATTCCTTATATTCTGGAAATACCTCATAATTAGCATCATGTATAGTATCTTGAGCCTTTTGTGCAATTATAGCACAGATTTCTAATCCACCTAGTTCATGCCATGAATGATTGTTTCTTATAATAAACTCAAGCACTTGACTATCAAACCTCAAACCATTATAGAATACAAAGTAATGATCATTCTTCTTTTCAAAGTAATTAATCATTGCATCTAATGTATTAGTCCACTGGCTTACTTCAAACGGTATCCATTTGTCTGTATCAGGCTCATAACACATACATAAGAAGTACTCAGCCATAGTTTCTATGTCACTTACTATTACTTTCATCTTGTTATTTTTAGTGTTCTTAAATATGTTCCTCTTCTTACGCTAGTTGTGATAGCATGAATAGAAGTCTCTAAAATTGTACAAAGTTCTCTAGAATTACATGAACCTATGAAATTATCAAAGCAGTCATAAACCTTGTATTTACCTGTTTGTGCTCTAATTTTATCAAATATGTTATTCCAATAAGATACAACTTCTGTAACTTCTGTATTAGCATCAAGTACTAGATGTTTGGTTAATGTTGAGTCAATGATGTTACGTTTGTTAAAGAGCACATTCATCTTTCTATGAATGTTTGGTGGGGCTGTTTCAAAATACTTACTTGCTGTATGTAAGTCTGATAAATCGGTTACATGTTTTCCGTATATAGTATATACTTGTACAACTCTTTTCTCTGCCCCTGCTGACATTTTAACTCTTGTTTCATCACTTACTCCACATTTACCATTTGGACCCGTAGAATCGCAATTATAGCCTAATTCTCGATTATGAGAGTTTAACATAATGCACCAGTAGTTTTCCTGTGAGTAGATAAACTCCTCATCACATTCTTCTAGTACATCAAATACAAAACTGTCTTCTCCTTGTAAATTATAAGCTGCTTGTAAATGAGCATTGTGGTGTCTATTAGCTCTTAACTGAACCTTGTGCATACAAAGTCTATCATAGAGGTTTTTTGATGCCCCTACATAGACTTTGTTGTTCACAAGATTCTGTATTATATAAACACCTGATACTGGTTTCTTCATTTAGCAAAGATACATAACATTATCGTAATGATCAAGCACTTTCATGCTTATTTGTTATAGATTTCGTTGTAATATTGATTTGGAGTCATGATTCTACCTACAGCCATACTTACAACAGAATCATGAAATGCTTTTTGTATCTGTTCTTTCTCTTTACCTATTAAGTGTTCTGCTAATTCAATTGATGATACTAAAGAAGTAGCCTCGTTAATCATTCCTGCTTTTGTATACACAATATGTTTTTCTATTAAATCACCATACATTTCTTGCATTGCTGTTTTATTTGCCATAAGTTTCGTTATAATATTGCTCTCCGTTTATATTTTCTTTTAAATAATATCTTGGAACTATTGAGTTGCCTCTTTTATACCAAGCTTCCACTATCTGCTCTTTCTCCATTTGTTTGGCTTTCATAATAATGTTATCCAATACATCATAATTAATTATTACTTCATTATTAAGACTATATTTACACTCAAAGTGCAACAACTCTTCAAGCCATTCTACTGCTGTTTGTTTTCTTTCCATTGTGTGTCCACCATTTATCCTTCTAGCTAATTCTTTTATTGTCTCTTCGGATACAACTTCTTCACCTGTAAATGTACCAGGTACACCAGGACCTCTACTCTTGAATATTGGTTTATCATCCATTGTCTTCTAGTTTATTATGGAATGCTCCTTCTGCTGGATAGTCTTTGTTGTCCCAGAAATACTCACAGCTACCATCCTCCTTGATAGGTGGTGTCACAAAATAGGACTGACCATATTCATTGTACTCAGCCGTATGTCTATGACAGTTATTCTTGCGTGGACACTCAGTTCCAGCACACATTGCTATATCACTCATTGTCTTGTTGTCTAGTTATGTTAAAATTGTATCCAAAATAAGGCAATGTCTGATTGTCTCCATAACCAAGGGTTTCTAATAAGTCCTCTAGTTCTGAATCTGACAAATTACCACATTGTAATGCGTAATCTAAGACAAGAGCAAGGGCTTGCGTCCTTGTTATATCAATTGTTGATTTCCATCCCATTGCCTTGTTGTTTAGGTGACTTAATCACTGCCCAGTGCGTGATTGAATTGTGATTGTATGCCCATCCAGAACCATTCCATGTTTCCCAATGAATCTTACCATCTTTCCTGCATACTAGATGCTTACCATAAGATGTTGGTCTAGTAGATATGTCATTAAAGTCAAACTCTACCCAATGACTAAGTGCTATATCACTCATTTGTCTGGTTGATAAGTTGGTAGTTTTGTATGTACCCGAAATATGTTTTCATTTCCCAGAAAAGCTTGTGTGTACCAAAATTGAGCTGGTTGGTAATATCTCGATCCATCAATTTCTACCATAGTAGAATTCATACGTAAAAACTCGCTAACCTCATCTGAGAGCTTAACGTTAATTATTGATTCATTTTTCATTTGTCTTGTTGTTTTGACAGAGGGACATCAATGTCCTTCTGTTGATTAATGTGATTCAATACCCAATGAGCACCAATGTTAAATGCTCTTCTTTTTCTAGGAGCATTAACATCTTTATTGTACGTCCATTCAGGGTGTTCTTTTGGATTGTTAGGATACTCACGATATGTATCTAATGCTGCAGCTTCTATTGCATCATCACTTGGTAGTTCGATAGGATTAGCAAAACCTATTATATCATCTTCGGTGGTACCATTCTCAAAATCTTGCCAAAAAGCAACTTTAACAACATGTCTTAATTCTTCTTCTGTGTATAGTTTCATTTGTCTTGTTGTTTAGCTATCTCTATAAGTTTATCTATACAAGCATTCTCTGCTTCTTCGTAGGTAGTCCAAGTATCATTTGCATCTATAAATGGAGTGTACTTTTTGCACAATATTTTAAAGCTAAATGCGTACCCATCTGTTGTGGAATAAACATTAATTTCATGCACAAGTTTATACTTCTCCATAAACCATCTAAATACTTGTTGTTTAAGTGGGGCAGGGTAATAATATTTACCAGTACAATAGAATATTAATTCTTTATCTTCATTGTATGTTTTAAAACACTTTTCATCAAACCCTAATTCCTTTAAGGCTAATGCTTGCTCGTATGATATGAACTCTTCTTCCATAACTATTTACGTTTAAACTTCTTTCGTGATTCCTCATCATAAGGATGTAATGTAAAGTCACTATAATCATAATCATTAACTAAGCTATGATGAGAAGGTATTTCTACCTCCTCACCACGTGCTAATCTGTTCACAGCTCTCTTCATTCCCTTACGTACAGCTCTCCAATAGAGGGCTGATTTCTTGGCATTACGAGGCGCATCCTTAATGATTGGCTTCTTAGTACTTCTAGACATATATCATCGTTCTAATGCGGTCTTTGGTGTGTATGTTTTGATCTCTCTAACATTCCACTTCTCCATCCACCGTTGTTTATCACGAAGATACTCCTTTTTCAGTTCTTTGTCAATATGCTCAAAGACTGACTGTACACTGATAGTTGCTACTTTCATTGTCTTAGAAATCTAATTCATCAAACTGAACTTCTAAACGTTTCAATAACTTTGATCCGCTCTTCACCTTTGGTTGACCATCTGAACTAGCATACGTATTGATTCTATCATTCTTACCAAGTGTGATAGTGATGTATAAGGTTTGAGCCTTGTGCTTCAATCTTAAATCATTCTTATTATTTATAGTCTTGTTAGTAAGACATACACCGTTAATGTCCCAGATATATGCAAATGAATTAATGTAGCCAAAGATAGCTGCACGTTCTGTTTTGTCAATATGCCCAAACTTCACTGCTTTACCATCTGCTGTTACTAAATCGTAGTTACCTGTTTCGAACTGTTCTGCGTTAAATTGTAATAATTTCATCTTGTTATTGTTTAATTGTGAGTTAATTGTTAATTGTGGGTAATTCGTTACTTGCTCGTTTTCTTGGTGGTTGATACGTTCTAACCAACCATGTTTTAACCTCTTGTGGAATCTCGATCTCAGCCACCTGAAATATATCATCCCATTGTTTCTTGCCATAGCTATTTACTGATTGTTTGTTAAAAACTAGATAACCTAGTTTTGTGGTTGTCAATCTCATCCTACAGTTGCATTCATCACACAGATAGTGCATTGAATGTGCTCCTTGTCTCTTGTAGTATTTCATTAATGACTCTACATTGTGAACATGACCACAGTCCAAACAGTCTGTATAATGCTGCTCAATAGGATTAGTTCTAACTAACCTGTGTTCTACTTTCTTTCTTCTTTTCATGTTAATTCAAATCTTCCATGTTTAATTCTTCCATCACCTTGTCCCAATCGATCCAATGTGGTTCTACCATTTGCTGTACTGGATCTCCACAGTATGTAATCATCTTTGTCTCTATGATCTCTATTGAGTCATCACCAGGATAACCTGATCCATCTTGATAATACATAACTGGTGGTTCATAGTTGTGCTTCCAGAACACCTCAATTTGGCACCACAAATCATCGTTTGTTGGGTGATAGCAATCAACATAGGTTCTTCCTTTACTACTTGCCATTATTTACCTATTTTAAATTGTACTTCCTTTGTATCAGGATGCTTAATATACATATAGATGCTAAACGTAATAAATGAAATGACTGCTACAAGTAACACTCCCGATACTATAATAGCAGCAAGCTTTGCAAGCTCTTTGTCACCTCTGTTCATTAGTCTATGATCTTAGATACTAAACTCTGCTTGAGAATGGTGTCCATAAACTTATTATAACGAGCATAAGCTACTTCTAGCTCTGTGTCCGTAAATACATAAGGTAATGCAACATTGTTCTCCTTCAGGATAACACCTCGATACTCATGGTTTTTATTAGTTAATTGTCGTGGATTCTCCACTTTGATTAGATTCCCTACACGTGTTCTCATACAAATATTCATTTAGTTTAATAATAATACTCTTGCCACTCTGCCCTGGATAGATACGTTTGAACTTGAAATACTGCTGTCTATCATACCAATCTTGAGGCATGTCAAAGAATTCCACTACACAATAGTGGTATCTAGAGTTGGCTCTCATCACTAGGATGTTCTTTTCATTTACTGTCCTAAAGGGAATCTTTTCCTCTTTAAGATACTTTACTATTGCTGATCTAACTGTTCTTGCCATGGTTCTTTAAATTCATCATCTTCTCCCCAAGTTTGAACCCATTCTTCATCCTCATCACTCATGTGTGAACAAAGAACAACATATCCTTCTTCAAGAATAGGATCACCATCTTCATCACTGTCTACCATAACATATCCTTCATTCATAAGGATGCTATTGATATGACTGATGTCCATCATGTGTAATACCTCATCATCAACACCATAATCCCACAAACCAATTTGGTCGTGTGATGCAATGATTCTCTCTGGTATATCTGGATTAGTCTGCTCTTGAGCAATAAGATACATGTGAACAGGGAAACCATTCTCACGAATGTACTTATCCTTATCCTTTGGTATCTTGTCAAGAGTGTGTACATGCAAGTATGAATAATCACCATCGAATGTACGTAAGTGTACATCCATGGCAAACATCATATCTTCTTCCAATTCCTTGGGCTGATAGTTAATCAATACTAGTTTAGCTAACTGATACATTATACGTCTCCTCTAAGTATTGCTAATCGTTCTTCTAATTCTGCAATACGTTCTTGTCTAATCTCCTCACTTCTATTAGCAAAGATGTGAATGAACTCATCAATAACAGTTTGACTACGTTCAACAATCTCATCTAATTTCTCATCAGTGACTGATAGATCAATATTAAGTGTTTCAGAATGGAAATTACCATACGAATGAATAGTAACGTCAACTGGTTTACTATTTCTATCAAAGCGTACATGTACATAATCCTTTGCATCATTAGCATATACATCTACATAATCGTTGATTCTTGTTCTAGAATCAAGGAACTCTTGCTTTTGTATTTCTACCATTAATCCTTTTGCTAGTCTTGCCAGCTCTTGTGCTTGTGTTCTCATGTTTTAATCTTTTAAAATTTGTGTTGAATGCTACTAAATTAACATTGCATGATACTCTATCATTTAGATATACTACATAGTATGCACCATAGATACCATTAGGATGATACTCACAGATGTATTGTTTACCTTTTAAGTAAACAACATCAGTGTTATACACCTTATAGTCTTGTGTGCACTTGCATTTATCTACACGTAGTGGTTTCATGGTTAGAACTTTAGTTGTCCGTAACTAGCTTCTGCCTTACCTACAGTCTTGTAGAATGGCTTAGTCTTTTGATCATTGATATTCATGTGAATCTCTACTGTGATCTTTGCCTCAGGAATGTCTGCAGCCTGTGCTTCTCTCAATTGCTTAGTTGATACAACTGTGCAATACTTGCCTAAATCTCTTGCGAATACTCTCATTGTTCTAAATTTGATATGATGTTAAAGTTACCCATTATTATAATCTTCTTGTCTTCAGTATCAAATGCGATACCTTTACCACACACTCTGATGTTATCAGAATGATAGGTGCCATACTCTGTCCTGATAGTGTATTTCTTACCACCATCATACCCATTCACAGCATGTATAACAGCCCAGCATAATGCAAAGGCTGCTATAACTGCTGCAATGAAATAGTTAGCTACTTCATGTTCTGTCTTCACTATCCACGAATCTTTGCCAAACGTGCTTCATACTTCTCAATCTGCTCATTCAAGTCTTTGATTGATGACTCGTAAGAACCATTGATTCTCTTCAACTGGTCTTCTAAACGTTCCAATTCCATTTCTTTTCTTGTTACGTTAGTTAAGTAATCACTCTTGAAGCTCTCTTGCATTGCATTAGTAGCTACTTGCTCAGCAGTGATGTTCATCCATGCATCTTCAATAGCTTTCTTAGCGTCCTCAATCTTAGCTTTCAATGATTCAACTGCGTGATCATGTTCTAACTCTTCACCTTTGATGTTGTGTTGGATAGATTTGATCTCACGCTCGAACTCATTTTCTAGTTTGTTGAAGAATGAACCAATTTTACCTTCTTCTCCTAACTTAAGAGCTGCCATGATTGATGCTACGATACCTTTCTTTTTCATAATAATTATTGTGTTATTTGTTAAAAAATTGATTAAATACGATTAAAACTTACTTTCTTTACACTCACTTGTGGTTGAACTACTGGTATTGATGAACCGATACTACCTGATGAATACACTCGTAACTTTTCATGAGATAAACCAATACTTGCTGATACTTTATCCATCTGCTGTTGTAAATAGTCAGTAGAGAATACTGATTCAGTCTTGTGATGCTCAAAATACTCTGGTTGTACATTTCGATAAATACTAATACTAGCATCAGTGTTTACATCCATTGTACCATCAGGATTTAAACCAACCACTCTACCAATCCACCCTTTACATGTAATAGCATAAGGAGAATGTGGTGTACATGTACCAATAACCCAGTCACCTTTTTTGAACTTGTCAGTTGGTTTAACTACTTCTCGTTGAATTAGTATGTCTTCAGGAAACTCTCCTGACCATCTCTGTAAACAATATGCTGGTTTACCGTGACGTGTACTTAAAGCTTGTACAGTGACCTTCTGAGGTGTTACACCATGACAATATTCGGTTAGATGTAATATATCTCCCACTTTATACTTGTGTATAATGGGTGCTTCAACATGACCAGTTAATCTCATTAGCTCACTTTCAGTTGTTAGATCAAATCGATCAGGATCAAGATCATGATATTCATCATTATCCTCATTGTATTTACCTTTTACACTGATGTGACCATCATCTCTAACCTTTGTTACTTGACCGCTCCATCCTTCTTTAGTGACAGCATAACGTTCATTAGCTTTAGAATTACCAATAACCCAATCACCTATCTTGAATTTATGTGATTCTCCTTTAACTATCTCAGCCCATTTACCTCCATACATTAAACAACCTGCACCTGGTTCTCCATGAATAGTGTGTTCACTAACCACACTAAATGATTGCTCAGTAACTGTAAATACTTCACGTCCATCTGTAGCATTCTTGTACTTAGTACCAATAGGATATCTTTTCTTTGCTTCAATGAGTAGTAATGCAGTAGCTGGTATTGGTTCATCATCTTCAGCTTTACCTAGCACTGTAGCCCATTTCTTCTCAGTTGCATCATATAACACTCTATTATATGTAGTGTTACCATACTTTAGATCACCACTCATATCACAAACGTTACCATTTTTGATACAAGCAAATATATAACTGCCAGAGAACTCAATCTTACTGTCTTCAGTCATGATTAGATATTTTGGATATTTCTCATCATAAAGAACATGTGCTGGAGAAAACTTAGTACCAACAGGGAACATTTGTTTTGCTCTATGTAATAGTTCATCCTTTTGATCAATACCTGCTTGTGGTGCATGAATAAAATGTCCTGCTTCAGCAATCCATTTCCACTGACCTTTATCTATATCAATACGATAAAGACGATCTATCATATAACCTTTCTCTACCTTTGTGATGGTAGCTTTTTGACCAACGTATTGATCCATATCATCAACCCAATGTCCACTACCTTGTGTGATTTGTATCTTATCACCTACATAAAACAATGGAGTCATATCAGGATCATGAACTAAATCTTGTGGTCCATAACTGTTAATGTAGTCATTATCAAACTTTACAATGAAACACAAAGCACCATCTTGTGTTTCTTTGATAGTTCCTACTTCGCTACATTGCTTAGCATATCTTGATGATGATGCTATTTGCACCCTATCACCCACCTTAAATTGTCTTTCTTTCATTTCATTAATGTTTATATTAAATAAATAAAGAACTCCCACACATGATGTGAGAGCTCTTTGCACTCATGATTAATAACCGATTTGTCTCAACAGCTCTATGTTTGCCTCAATGATAACAAAGCCTCTTGATACACCAAATGTGGTGAATGTAAACTTTGCCAACTGAACGAACTCATAGTATTCCGTTGGTAATAACTTGATCTTTTTCATGATTGTGTTATTTAAAATGTGAATAAATAGATTAATATAAAGAGCTAGTCTATAAGTCTAGCCCTTTATGCAGTCATGCGTCATTTAACCCTAATTCTCTTTAATTGATAGTATTACTATTCTAAAGAATACTAATGCCAATATGCCTGATACAACAGCACTCCATGAATGACCAATGAAGGCCATCCATGCAAAGTTTGCTATCATCATCACACACAATAATGTCCATACTAATGTCTCTATCTTTCTCATAATGCTATATTATTAGTCCAAATATGATTTAACATAACCTGTTGAATAAACAATTAAAATAGGAGATGTAATAGCTGTATCCATCATTTCACCATTAGCACAGATTATCCAATTACGTGTACCAAATCTCTTGACACATACCTTTGTACCAATATTTCTAGGAACATCATCTACTATCTCTGCTCTAATAACAGAACCATTTGATAATGTAACTGCTCTATCTCTTTCAGAACAGCTCAATAATGTAACAGCCATAGCTGTCAGTAATAATAACTTTTTCATTTGATTGTGTGTGTTTAAATTGTTATTGAACTCCTACATATAATACTTTAACATACTCTCTATCATCATCAACTCCTAGATGATAACACAATGCATCCCATGCATCATGTGTCATTTCATTTTGATACAATATAATGTATCCACATTCAGGAACTACATCCCAACCATATTCTCCTAGTTGTTCTGTCTGTTCTGGTGTTAAAAGCTTATTTGCCATGTTTTTATTGATTGATTGTAAAAGTGAGCAGTTTAGTGTGTTGCTTAGCACAATTGTAATTAAACTATTGCTTTACAGGATGAATAGTTTTGCCTGGAACATATTACAATATCATTGATGCAGATAATCAGGTATCATAGGAACCTCTCTCCAATTCCAAGAACCATACATCATTTCGTAGTCATAGCCATATTTTGACCATGTACCATCTGCATACCAAACAGTACCCTTAAGTGCATATCTTGAAGATTCATCATCATGCTCAAAGTCTAGCTTATTTAAGAACTGATTCCATTGTTCTTCAGACTCTTCGTTGATGCGATGAAATACATGTATATCATCCCCATCAGTCTCCATAAAGATATCAGCACAACAGATCATTGTCCAATCTATAATGTGTGCATTCTTATCTTCTTGTAGTTTATACATATTGATAGTATGTATATGTGTTAGTAATTCTTGTTTGATAGTTATCATGTCTTTATTGATTGTATGTGAATAATATGTAAACAAAAATGTTTATAAATATACATCTCTCAATGTATGTGTGAGTATCGTTGTCTACCCATACCAGCATTGTTTCATCAGCACTTATGCTATGCTTTGTACAAACATGTATTTCAACGATGTACTTGTGTTAATATCCCCTCTGCATTCAATTGTAACAACTCTAGTATATATGTACTAGTTAATCCATTGCTTTAACATTTGAAGAACGTTACATCAAACAGCTTGATGGTATTACAATTGCTATCCCTTGGGAAGATAGAATGATGCATTAATGTGAGCAGTTTACTATGTGTAATGTCATGCTCAGGACAAAGACTTAAATTAAATCAAGAAACTCTTCTCTTATACTACCATTCTTATCTGTATATGTAGAACGTAGATGTAATAACACCTTCTGATAGTGTGTAATCATGTGTTGCCAATGTGCAACATCTTCATCATCCCAGAAATCATCAGGATCATCTAATTGATCTGTATACATAACTGTATAATGATTAAGTCTATCTTCTATATATGTATCAAACTCTTCCATATCATATATAGGAACTTCTATACTCTCTACTCTTATCATATTGTTATTGCTATATATTTCTACTCAATTATGTATTTCAACCACTCATCCAACACCACCTTTTACCTATCACTGTCTCCACGTGCGTGTTTTCATACTCACTAAACATATATTCTGATGCTATTTTACCCCAAAAGTTTATTTCTCCCTAAGGAGCAATGGTAAAATAGCATCATTTTTGTTAATGTCCTTCTTTTTCACTACCCACCCTGATGAAACTCTTTCCCACCCTATATATAATGTAGAGCCCCGAAGGGCTTGTGCTACATTAAGAAAGTTGATACCAAAGGTTATTAGAGGTATTAGCAGGTTTTCTGCTTGCTAACCACTTATTAAATGCTTCGTCATTAACTCCTGGAATGTGAAGCATTCCTTTTATTATAGACTTATCAAACTCTTTTGCGATGGGCTTCTTCATCTTGTTAGTTGTTTTGTGTGAATGAAAGAAAGAGAGAGCCCGAAGGCTCCCTCAAATTACTAGAATACTAAGAACTCCTCAGGATTAAGAGCACCTTCTGTCTTGAATGCTTCAACAACAATGTTATCAACATTGATGTCAATTGATTCTGATGCTGGCATCGTGATTACGTTGATAGTAACAAATGCTCCTGTCTCTTCATCAACAGTGCGAGTTACTTGCTCAGTGATAGGAAATGCTAACAACTGACCAACCTTGATAGTCTTAGCACGCAAGCCACGACTAACAGCAGGAGAGCACAATACTCTATCAGCCATGCCTGCCTTGTTAATTACTGTAACAACAAGACGTGGAGCATCAGTTGCTTTGTTCTCCAAGCTGTTCTTGTTAAGACGAAGCGTTGCTCCTGTTCCTGCTAGTTCTTGCAAAGTTCCGATTGAGTTGATGTTGCCTTGAACCTCTTCTAATTTTTTCCAATTAAGTGCCATTGTTTTTGATTGTTTAAATGTTAAAGCAGGGGGACTACCCCAACCTGCCAAGTTATGGGAGGGGTCTCTGTTGGAAGTGGTCTCCTCTCTCATTAACACAACAGGCCCCCCTATTTAGAAAAAAATTTCATTCAAGCCCCACCCCTACATTTGGATAGTAATAAATTTATTAGTTATCTTTGGGGGGGATAAAGGGGGGGCCATACTAAAACCCAACAGTTATGATACTATTACAACTCAATACATATAGGAGTTTTGGTTTAGGTTTCAAGTTTAAGAGTAGAAACCTTTCCAACTATATCATTAGGGAACTTACTATTGATCTGTTATTATTCTCTGTTTCTCTTGTATATACAAAAATAAATGCATAATATAGCATTGGAATATTTCTCATACATTGATATTCCAAACATTATACATATATTTGCCACAAACTAAATATGGAAACTAGTAGCAAGAAGATAATTGTCCAGAAGTTCTTACGTAAAGTGGAGGATGATTATGCTATGGCAGAGAAGTATTATTCAATGTTGTCAACAATCAATGATCTCAAACTCACACAGAGAGAGATACAGTTGGTAGCATTCACAGCCATAAGAGGAAACATTTCTTATTCTAACATTAGAGAGGATTTCTGCAACAAGTACAACTCCACATCCCCTACAATCAATAACATCATAAGCAAATTAAAGCGTATAGGAGTGTTTGTGAAGGATGGAACGAAGATAAAGGTGAATCCAGTGATCCTTCTTCCATTCGACCAGAACATTACGTTAGAATTAAAGATGGAACACAATGGCTAGACCAATGACAGATAAGGAGTTTTTGATCAGGACAATAGCTAGTAAGCTGTTAGTTGCTGAGAAGACTATTGAGGCTGTTATTAATCATCAGTTCATTTCTGCTAACCAAGCCATGGACACCAATAAGAGTGTCGAAATCAGTGGATTTGGTAAATTCATGTTCAATGAGAAGAAAGCTGCCAGGAGATTAAAGACGTATTTGATTAAGAAGCATGACATGTTCTCAATCATCAACCATCCAGAGGCAACAGCAGAACAAATAAGAAAAGCCACCCTTATATATAATGATATGGTGGACAACATAGCTTTACTTAAACCAAACATAAGCGATGAATTTCTCAGAGATTTACGAGGGCTGGAGGAACAAGTTAGTTCCACCTGCCAAGATGAAGGAGACAATCAAGATAGTGTCTCAGGAACGTCTACAAATTTGTAGAGATTGTGCATATCATTCTAGCAAGCATGCTTCTATACGTATAGATGAGCATTGCACAGATTGTGGATGTCCGTTGTCAGCAAAGACTAAGTGTATGTCGTGTGAGTGTCCGAAGAGTTTCTGGAAGGCACATGTCACAGACGAAGAAAACGAAGAATTGAGAAAGCTATGAACAGACCTATTATAAAGAAGGTTCCTTTGGACGATTTGATAGAGATTCTTACAGACCTATATAATAAGGGTGTGGACTATATTGATTTGTTAGCTCCTGAGGATCCGACAGAAGATGATAGGATGACAATTACATTCACAAAGGAGTACATGTCTGAGGAGGCATTAGCAAATGTAGAAGATGCATTAGAGGATGATGAGGAGGATATATTAGATATTAAGATAACGGCCAACAAGTTGTCTGATGATGATTTAAACCAATTGCTATGAAACCGACAGCATACGAACAAATCCTTTCTGTTCTAATAGAACTCAAAGAAGCGTTCCCTAGCTACAATCTAGGTAGACATTTAGACACAGCCCTTGATGATTACAAAGACATTTGGGGTATGACAGACAAAGAGATGCTATATGCTCTCAATAAGTACAAATCACAGCTCACCCTTGACGTTCCCCATCCTGATGATACAGAGATAGATAAGATAGTGAAAGAAGGTATGAATCTTCACACTATATTGCAGGAGGATGAAGAGGATATAGACAACTAGGTCGGTTGACTTGGTCGGTGAACGACTAAGTCCGACTAAGTAAAACGACTAAGCTATTATGGCACTAAAGAAAACTACATACATTAACACTGAGCTCGAATGGGCAGAGCAACAATTAGCTTCATGGAAGCAATATGTTGATGCTAACCCAATGCATGAGCTAAAGGACAGGATTGAATGGAAACCTACAGCTAAAGGAGGCATGTTACCTATGGTGATTGCATCTATTGAGGCTCAGGGTAAGTTCATTCAAGAGACAATGAAGAACTATCTTGCGTTATTAGAGGTGGTAGATAAGTTGAGAGAGAAAGAAGAGGCAAAAGTTGAGGTGAGAGGTGGAACATCTCTAGGATCCAAGGCTGATAAGTTTTTAAAGGAACGTAGTGGAACTGCTTAAGATAGATTATAAGGATTGGTTGATGTGCCAGAAGCGTCTCCCAGACAAAGAGTCTGAGGAATATGATGCTTTCTTTGCCTTCCATGAAGAGCTCTGCAAGAATGGAGCTATGATGGGGGATACATACATTAATCCCTTCTTATATTGGCATCTCAATGCATGGCATACAGAGGTGGACGTTATTGATGAGTATGGACGTATTGCCCAGAAGTATGCTAACCCATCTCTACGTGATAATGAATGGGTGGTGTCAACAGAGATTGACAGAGCACAACAAGAACGTAAGGGATTAGTTATTCTAGGAATCAGACGTTTTGCTAAGTCTGTTCTAGAGGCTTCTTATGTGTCACATGGTGCTACATTTGATGAGAACTCACAGAACATTATTGCTGGTCTGAATGCAGCCGATATAAAGCTGATTACAGACAAGATAGATAAAGGACTTAACCACCTTCCACAAGCATGGCAGTGGCAGAGAGTTGAGGATAACTGGAAGAACCAGGTTACATTAGGTGTAAAGACAAGAGGTGGACAACGTATCCCCTTCTCACAGATATTAATACGTAACCTTGACGAAGGTAATAATGAGGAGGCTATTGCAGGTACAAAGCCTAGAAGACTAATTATAGATGAAATTGGTAAGGGATCTTTCCTACGAGGCTTCCAAGCTGCTGTTCCAGGCTTCACAACACCCTTTGGCTGGGGTTGTGCACCGATTCTTACGGGAACTGGTGGGGATATGAAGAAATTCATGGACGCTAAGTCCTTGATGTTTGATGTAGGTAACTACAATTTCTTAGAATACAACAATGCAAAAGATGAACAACGTGTACACGGTTTGTTCATTTCACATAAGTTTAGAATGGAGGCTAAAGAGGATTCAACTCTTGGTGCATATCTAAACAAACCAGAGGGTGATGATCTTCATAACATCAAGATGTTAGTATCCAATGAAGAGCTTGCCACAAAAATAACCAACGATAACTTAGAGAGGCTTAAGAAAGCAGGTGATAGGGTTGCCTATCTAAAGGAGAAGATGTACTATCCACAAGAAGTGGATGATATCTTCTTGAATGAAGACACCAATATATTTGACATAGAGGGAGCAAAACGACAAAAGTCCAGACTCTTACAACAAGAACGTACAGGAATACCAGTCGTGCTATATGATGATGGAGAAGGTGTTAAGCATGAGTTCACAGACAAGCTGCCCATCTCCAACTTCCCTCTTAAGAATTCAGATTTAAAGGATGCTCCTGTAGTGATATATGAGTTTCCTATTGATACACCTCCTTATGGACTATATGTAGCAGGAGTCGATCCATACCGCCAAGGTAAGTCATCCTACTCAAGTTCACTAGGTTCTGTATACATATATAAAAGGATGCACCAGTTAACAGGCGAGAAATATCAAGATATGTTCGTAGCTTCGTACTGTGCACGTCCTGATAAGAAAGAAACGTGGGAGGAGCAAGCACGACTTCTTATCAAATATTACAATGCTAGAACATTGTGTGAGAATGATGAGATATCATTCATTGATTACATGATCTCTAAGAATGATGCACACTATCTAGAGAGACAACCAGATTGGTTGAAGGAGATTGTACCTAATACTACCGTGAGACGTGACTATGGTATACATAGATCCTCAGAGAAGATTAGGGATTTCTTACATGGCTGTCTCAAGAAGTATACAGAGGAAACTCTTGTTACAGAAAGAGATGATGATGGTAACATAATCTCTGAGACCAAGGGGATGGTAAAGATATTTGATCCTGTATTGTTAGAAGAAATGATACAGTATAATGAGGAGGGTAACTTTGACCGTATCATTGCAGCAGAACTTGCTATAGCTATGGCTATGAAGATGGATCCTATTATGGGAAGAATTGGTGGCACAGGTGATGCAAGGGTGATGTCAATGCAGAAAAGAAACAAAAACAATAAATTATTTACAGAATCTTCCAGTCTGTTCAATTCTGGTGGAGGCAAGTATAAACGTAAACTGTTTACATAATGGCAATTATTAGATATACAAAAGATGCGACTATCAGGTATGCTTATCTGAACATCTTCCCTGACCAGTTCAAGACTGAGAAGGAAAAGCAAGATGAGAGTTGGATCAAAAACACCATGGACTATTTTGCAAACAAGGCTTATGCTGAGTATGTAAAGAACCGTGATACATTTGTTAAGAACTATGACTTAGTAAAAGGTATCCTTCGTCCTGAGGATTTCTACCAAGAGCCAGAGGTGAGATCTTTCACTGATATGTTAACAGCAGACTTAGCTCTACCTGCATACGTGAAGATGTACTCAATCATCACCACTCCTCTTAATGAGTTGGTTGGTGAGATTTCAAAGAGACCTGATGCATTCCGTGTTAAGGCATTTGATGATGATAGTAAAGCTGAAGAGTTAGAATACAAGACAGGTATTCTTCAAGAGTATGTAATTAATACAGCTAAGAAGCAAATCCTTGAAAAAGCTGCCATTGCTGGTGAAGAATTAGATGAAGAGCAATTACAGCAAATGACTCTAGAGCAAGTGAAGGATGAACTTGATTCTTATACATCTGTTGCTGAGAAATGGGCTAACCATGTATTGACAGCTAACAAGGCTGACTTTGTGATTAAAGAAAAGAGTGAGGATGCATTCCGTGATATGCTTATCTCTGCTCGTGAGTTCTATCATGTTTATGAGGATAACTCTAAGCTAGGATTCAATGTTGAGGTGGCTAACCCTAAGAACACTTGGTTCTTAACTACACCAGACCGTAAATATATCTCAGATCCTACAGGTCGTGCACAAGGAGCTTATGCTGCTGGTATTGTACAGGTGATGGAACTATCTGAGATTATTGAATCTATCCCTGATTTAACAAAGGATGAGATTGATCACTTACGTTCATCTCTACAAGACTATGGTTTGATTAACGTTCGTGAATCTAATCTAGGTAATCCTGATGCTATTCCTGGTACAGACTCAGTACAATATGATACATACGATCCTCTTGTATTACAGACACGTATGATCATTGAATCAGAGATGAAGGAGAACAATGATGGATTGAAGGACTTTTTAGGACTTACATCAAATGTGTCTTCATTTGGATACAAGTATGTAGTGGTGAGAGCTTATTGGATCTCTAAGAAGAAGATTGGTAAGCTTATCTACTTAGATGAGGTAGGCAATGAGCAATCAATGCTTGTAGATGAGAACTATAAGTCAGGAACTATTCCTACACAGCAATCATTGGAGTGGGGATGGATTAACCAGTGGTATCAAGGAATCAAAGTGGGACCAGATATCTATCATATCAAACCTTACAAGTTATTAAACTATTGCCCTATCATTGGTTTAGTACATGAGATTAAGAACACAGAGGCTAAGTCTCTTGTGGATTTAATGAAACCATTCCAGGTTCTTTATAACGTTTGTATGAACCAATTATACAAGCTATTAGAGAAAGAGGTTGGTAAGGTGTACTTAACTTCAATCAGACACATACCTATTCCTAAGGATGGAGATGCACAAGATGCTCTTGACATTTGGGAAATGGAAGCTCGTAACCGTGGGGTTATGTTCATTGATGATAGCCCAGAGAACTTAAAGTCTCCAAGCTCATTCAATCAATTCCGTGATATTGACCTTACACGTACACAGGAGATTCAATCTCGTTACAACTTAGCTATGCAGTTGAAGCAAGAGTGTTGGGAACTGATTGGTATGTCTAAGCAACGTTTAGGCTCTGTGTCAGCTTCTGAATCTGCTACAGGTACAAATGCTGCTATTAGTCAGTCTTACTCACAAACTGAGCCATTATTCGTGGCACACGAGTATGTATTAGGTCAATTGTACCAAGCAATCATTGATGCATCATTATATGTAGAGAGTGCTAAACCACAATCTACCCTATCATACATTACTAATGATGGTGAGTCAGCATTTGTACAAGTGAATGGAACAGATCTTAAGTTCCGTGATCTTAAAGTGTTCTTGACTAATCGTCCAGAAGATAAGCAGATGTTCAATGAGATTCGTAGCTTATCTCAAGCTGTTCTACAGAATGGTGGTTCATTACACGATGTTATTGAGCTTTACTCAACTAACTCTATGAGAGAGATGAAGAAAGTGTTCAAGACATTGAAAGATCGTCAAGAGCAAATGCAAGATCAAGCTGCTCAACAAAAGCAACAAGAGATTGAACAGCAAGGACAAATTGCTCAAGCTCAAATGGCACAAGCACAACAGATGCAGGCTGAGAAGATTGCACATGATGACTACCAAGCAGAGCTTGACCGCATCAACAAGAAAGAGATTGCTCTTATTGCAGCAGAAGCTAAAGCTGGTCCTTTGACAGATGTGGATGCTTCAGGTGTTCCTGATGTATTGGAGATCTCCAAACTGCAATCAGAAGAGTCTAGAGCAGCATCTGACTATGCACTGAAATTAGCTGAGATTCAAAAAGATAATAAAGCTCATACAGATAAGATGGCTTTAGAGAACAGAAAGATAGATGCTGAGCTTAGAAATCAAGACAATGATCTAGAGATTGCTAAGTTGAATGCTAAGAACAGAGCTTCAAAGAGTAAGTAATTCTAATCAAATAGGTTAGAGTAAAATTCATTAATGCTATATTATCAACAATAATCAGCATTATAAGCTCTAATCTATTTGTTATTAATTTAATACAACATATTTTTATATCGAAAACCAATTCAAAAAGTTTAACTACATATGGCTGATAATTTAGAAACCCCAGATTTTGGGAACTTCAGTATTCAGAGTACTATGGAAGGAATGGGCAGTCAAGAGTTACTAAGTGACTTATTAGGCCCTGACACATCTACAGTGAACCCTGATGATATTCAAGATATCAATACTCCAGATCCTGAGCCTGCTGCTCCAGCACCATCTAAGAAGAAAGCACAAGCTGCTTCAACTGAGAATGATGCTCCTGCAGATGATAAGAAAGAAGATGATAAGAAATCTATCACTGACTTCTTATATGACGATGATACAGAGGAGGATGAGGACGATGCTCCAGTTGCTGCTGCTGCGAAAGCTGATGCAACAGATGATGATGAGGAAGAAGCTCCTGCTGCAACTCAATTTGCTGCTTTATCTAATGACTTGTTCAAACTTGGTGTATTCACTAAGGATGAAGATGAAGAAGATATTGCCATCTCTACACCAGAAGAGTTCTTAGAACGTTTCGAAGCAGAGAAGAAGAAAGGTGCTATTGATGTTGTAAACAACTTCATTGGACAGTTTGGTGAAGATTACCAAAATGCTTTCCAATCTATCTTTGTTAATGGGGTTAATCCTAAAGACTATTTCAGCACATATAATGCTATTGAGAACTTCTCTGAGATGGACTTATCTCAAGAATCAAACCAGATAGCAGTGATTAAACAAGCTTTAGAAGATCAAGGATTTGATCCTGAAGATATAACCTCTGAGGTTGAAAGACTGAAGAACTATGGTGATTTAGAAAACGTTGCTACTAAACATCATAAAGTGTTAATAAAGAAAGAAGCTACAAAGCTTCAGAAATTAGAACAGGATAGAGCTGCTCAATTACAACAACAAGCTGCAATCAAGCAACAGTATCAACAAAATGTTAATTCTGTATTGCAAGAGAAGATTAAAAGCAAGGAGTTTGATGGCATCCCTCTTAACCCTAAACTAGCTACAGAACTACAAGATTTTCTTTTGGCTGAGAAGTGGAAGACACCATCTGGAGAAACATTAACAGATTTTGATCGTACCATTCTTGACTTAAAGCGTCCTGAGAACCATGCGTTAAAGGTGAAGGTTGGTCTTCTATTGAAGATCCTTGAAAAAGATCCTACATTATCAACCATTCAGAAGTCAGGAATCTCTAAGAAGTCAAATGAGTTATTTGGTGAAGTTGCTAGACAAGCATCCAAGAGCTCAGTAAAATCTAAAGGTGGTACTAGTCCTTCATCTTGGTTTGCATAAAACAATAATAAATTAGTAAATTAAACATAAACAAAAATGGCAATTCAAACAATCCCAGGTTTAACTGGTTTTACTTATGCTCGCGTTGCGTCTATGGACAAGCGTGCAGTTGGTAAGTTAACTGATTCAAACCACTTGGAAAGCTTTCACTCAACTGAGCCAGCAGACTACGATAAGAAGATTATCTCTCTGTACACTCAGAGCTCATTGTACAGCAATGACTTCTTGGACATGATCAACAAGTCAACACCTTACTACATTGACAACAATAGTGATGCATGGAAGTGGCAAGTACAGGTTCCTTACAAATTCCCTAAAATTATTGACATCCCTGATACTACTCTTGCATTAGAGAAACCAGGTATCGATGGTCAAGAATTTCAAATCATTGTAGATACTAACGAATTCTCTAAGAATGCTATCATCTCTGTAGGTACTCGTCAGTATGGTCCTCGCTTCTATGTGGTTAAAGATCCACAACCTTGGAATGCAGGTTACTTATACACTGTTACTTTAATCAGTGATAACCCAATTGTAGACTTCGTATCACCTGTATTCTTACAGACTGGTATTGAGTTAGAATTAGTTGATGCTGCTATTGGTGAATTCGATCAAGACTTATTAGGTCTTCCTCGTTTAGGTGAGCAAATCACAATGTTTGAATCATTAGGTTCTGCATATGGTTATGAGCACAAGATCACTGAATGGGCTGATGATAAGATGATGGTTAATGCTGATGGCTCACCATTAGATATCTTAGTATATGCTCCACAACGTCGCAACCAGTTACCTTTAACTCGTAATGATGTTAAGTGGGAGCCATTTGTTGAGTTCTGGATGCGTAAGTCTATGTTAGAATTGAAAGTTAAGCGTATGATCTGGGCTAAGCCTGGTACTGTGAAGACTAATGGTTCTAAGCAAGAATTAAAGCGTACATCTGCTGGTGTTTACCACCGTATGCGTAACAATGGTAACTTAGTACAATACAACCGTGGAGAATTCACTGCTAACTTGATTCGTTCAGTATTTGGTGACTTATTCTATCGTCGTGTGGATGTTAAGGATCGTCGTGTTAAAATGTACACTAACGAAGCTGGTTTTGACGTGTTCCAACAAGCTTTGAAAAACGATGCATTGAATTCAGGTTTGACTTTCATGGCTGATTCAGGTAATCGTTACATGCAAGGAGAAGGACAACACATCACTTACAACTTTGCATTCGATGCAATGGTTACTCGTGAGACTGGTCGTGTTGAGTTAATTCACTTAAAAGAATTAGACCTTCCTCAAACTAACTTAGAATTCGGACAGAACAAGAAATCAACTCCAGTATTCATGGTGTTTGACGTTTCTCCAATGTCTGATGGTTCTATGATTAATAACATCCGTGAGGTACGTATGAAGGGTGCTCCTTCAATGACTTGGGGTTATATCGATGGTACTCGTCACCACTTAGGCTTTGCTAAGTCTCAAGGTATGAGTTCTGCGAACAAATTCCCAGGATACGAAATCTGGATGAAGGATCGTTGTGATGTGTTCATTGAAGACTTGTCTCGTACAGTCTTGATCGAAGAAATCCCTCAATTCTAATATACTAGGCTCCATGCCTAAATGCTTGCTAATCAGCAGGCTACAAGAGAGAAGCTCCCCCACCCTCCCTCCTCAGGGGGAGCTATTTCTTGAATACAGAGTGCTTGGATTGGGGTGTCCCTGGTCGCTATTCCTTCGATGGATAGCACTCTGCAAACCAAATTAAATTTAAACTACATATGGGTAAGATAGGAAAAATCTCTACTATTAAGAAAGAGTATAGTAACTCTCAAATGCAAACAATGCAAGGTGGTCTTGCACAAAAAGGTTTGACACGTATTCCTGGTACAGGAGTGTTTAAGTATCCTTACAAGGAGCTTGATGGTCAGTATCGTACAGGATTAAATCCAAATGCTGCATACATTCAGCGTATTGGTGATCAAACAGAAAGAGAACTTGAGATCGAACGTGTAACTAATTTACGTGCTAGATTAGAATCTGCGTTAGGTGATGTGGATTTAGGTCCTCGTTCTAAGTTCTGGAATTATGGTTTGTCTCAAGGAAATGATGATATGTTACACGTACAAGCAGTTAAGTTGCTAGATGGTGATAACTACTTTGACTTTACTAATCCAATGCAAGAGTTAGCTTTTGCTTGGTTACGAGTTCATCCAACAATTGCTTCTAGCTATCAAGCTTGGGAGCGTGGTGAATATCCAGCAGATACACAGTTCTATGTAGTAGATGATGAGATTGAAAGTGCAATTATCTTCAAGAAGAAACAATTGATCAACAAAGCTATTGGCAAGTTTGATTCAATGACTCCTGAGAAGAAACGTAAAGTTGCTCGTTTACTAGGCTTACCTGTATCAGAAGAAACTAAAGACCAAGTAGTATATAACCTAGTGGACAACATCTTAAAGCAGACTGAGTTCAAGGATGGTAAGTATCAAGGTCTTTCAACAATCGAAGTGTTTGGTCGATTTGCAGATATGCAAGAGAACCTACTTCATGTAAAAGATTTAGTAAAACAAGCAATTACTCATTCTATTTATAGAATCAAACCTAATGGTAAAGTTTATCAAGGTGAATTCGAAGTTGCAGTAGATGAGGAAGAATTAGTTAAGTTCTTGATTGATGAAGATCACCAAGATGATTTACTGATCTTAGAGCAGAAACTTAAAACGAAAAAACTAGCCGCTGTATGATCCCCGTAGATAGTTTATTATATAAGATTGACCAAAGACTAAATAAGCTATCAGCAAACGAGCATCAACAGATTCAGTTAGAAGACAAAATCTTAGCTCTCAATGAAGCTCAGATAAAGTTAATAAAGCAGAAAATAGATGGTCAGAATACAATATCAGGTCTTGGCTTAGATGCCTTTAAGAAACGATATGAAGACCTGCAAAGCCTAGTGGTAAATTACAATGATGGTGAGTTACCACTAGCTTTGAAGAATGCTGAGTTAAATCAATGGAGTGCCTATGTTCATCAACTTGAACCTAAGTACATGTTTTACGTAGATAGTTACGTAATTGCCAGTAAGGGATTGTGTAAGGACAGAAAGATTTGGATTAATCGTGATCTTGCTAAACATGGTGATTTGCAGTTTTGTTTAAACAACACTCACTACAGACCATCATTCGAGTATCAGGAAACCTTCAATTTCATCTCCTCAGACGAGATCTCCATCTTCACTGATGGAACCTTCACACCAAGTAAAATCTACATCTCATACATGAGATATCCGCAGTATATTAATAAAACTGGGTACATTATGTTAGATGGAGAACCATCGTATGATCAAGACTGTGAACTTGAAACTTATCTAGAAGATGAGATCCTAGACTTGACCGTACAAAATCTTGCAATGTATACAGAGAATCAATCAGCGGTTGAGAGCTCGATATACAGAATCAAGACAAATGAATAAGTAAACAATTTAATTAATATAACAAATGGCTGATTTCTCATTAACCACCCTGTTTGTAGTTCCAGTAGGCAACACATTACCTAGCACTGGTTCTACACAAAATTTGACAGCAGGCAAGTTTGGTATCTTCCGTAGTGATTACACTGTAGCAACAGATAGTAACATTACTGCTCGTCCTTACTTCTATGTTGCTCAAGGTCGTACAAACACTTACTTACAAGGATCTAAGCGTTCTGACAAGATTGCTTCTAACGGTTCTAACGTAACTGAGTGGTACAAAGTAACTGGAAATCCAGTAGCTGCTAACCAAGTAACTGATGTTACTGACTTTACAGTGACTCCTGGTACTGATGTAACTATTACATTACGTGCGTTCTCTTCTTACTTAAACACATTATACTTCAACGGTTTCACTCGTTCAGTGACTGTTAAAGGTGAGTGTTTAGCTTGTGGTGGAGATCCTTGTGCTGATGTTGATGTTCCAAACTTGATTGATCAATTTATCATTAAGTTTAATGAGCAAGCTCCAGGTAACAACCCTGACAACATCACTTTCTCTGATTTCTACCAATTCCAACGTATTGGTAACAATCAAAACGCAATCTTACGTATCACTGGTAAGCCATTAACTAAGTATGGTCAACCTTGTGATGTTGCTGCATTCCCTTGGGAGTATGACCGTATGTGGTTCCGTACTTTCGTGTATGCTGGTCCTGCTACAACTGCTGACTTCATCGTTGCAGATTCTTGTAACATGGTTGCTACTGCTGAGGTAACTCAACGTTCTTCTTATGTTTCTGGTACATCTGATGAGATCAAGCAATTAGAGAAAAACTTCTATAGCTACCAAGCTGGTTACTTAAAGCACTTATACCGTATGGTTGGGTACAATGAGAACTTTGAATCTTGGGTAACTGATGGTACTACTTATGATACGTATTACATCAAGTTCAATGATTATGACAAATCTGCTTATCAGTGGGGTGACTATATCAAAGAAGATTCAACTGTAATCATCGCTACTCCTCAAAACTTAGCATTAGATATCCAAGATATCTTAGAAGCAGCTTTAGGAACAGTATCTGATGAAAGTGGTCCAATTACTTCTACAACAAGTACTACAACTACTACTTGGCCTTCTACTTCAACAACAACAACGTTGATCCCTTAATCAGAAGGTAAGAATCATATAACCTATGCCAGAGGGTGAGAGGATTATTCTCAAATCCTCTGGCATTATTATTTTATAACGATATGCCAACTTTAAAATTAGATATATTAGTGATTAACACATACAATACCTTTACATTAGGTATTGCTGATATATCAACCTATCCAACAGAACCTCCTGTAGTTACTTCTCCAACTATTGAAATCACAATGCCTGGTTTCGATCCTGTTGCTATACCGTTCACAGTACAAGATTTCAATGTATTTAACTCAGCAACATTAGGGTTGAGTGAAGTGGGTGATCCATATTTACCTCTACCTGATGGTGTATACTATTTGAGATATTCAGTTGCTCCTGCATACGAGAACTATGTAGAGAAGACTATCATGCGTATTGAGCAGATTCAAGAAAAGTTTGACAATGCTTTCATGAAGCTTGACATGATGGAATGTGATATGGCTATTAAGACACAAGCTAAGGTGGATTTGAATAGTATCTGGTATATGATTCAAGGATCTATTGCAGCTGCTAATAACTGTGCTGTAGATACAGCTAATAAACTTTATGTTCAAGCTAATAACATGTTGAACAATTTCATCAGCAATAACTGCGGATGTTCTGGAAATAATTACATTAATAACTTCAGATAAGATTATGGCAAATTGTAAAAGATGTCAAGTAAAGGTTGGTTGCGGATGTCAATTAGTAAATGGCTATTGTTCAGCATGCAACTATGCTGTTCAACAAGAAGCAATTGTAAATAAATAATAAGAAATGTTAACACCGAGACTGACCAATTGTATTGATTGTTCTAGTATAACTGTATTACTAGCTGATATTGATTGCAAGCTAACAGACTTAGCTAACCATCAATTTAACAATATTGTATTTGCTTTAAATTACTATATACCAGGACAGGTGATTGCTGATTTATTACATTACAAACAAGTCTTGACTTACAAGGCTTGTAACCCTGAATATTGTAAACCATTCACAGTTGCAATGATTGCTAGTAGAGTAAAAATTTTAATTCATAAATAAGAAAGAAATGTCTTGTACAAATTGCTATAATGGGTGTGTTGAGATTACACCTGACAAATGTGTTAGATATACAGGGTTAGATAGCGTACCATTAGGAATTTCTAATGGTGATAATCTATTACTTGTAGAAGAAGCACTCATCTCAAATGTTGTATCATTCCTAAACGGAACAGGTATTGACATTACAATTTCTTCAGGAGACTACTGTGCTCTTGTTACAGGTTATCTACCTGTGGGAAGAGTTCCTAATGCTGTTGAGTTATTCACTGCATTAGTTAAAGCTGCATGTAGTTTACAAACTCAGGTGACTGCTGTAGCTGCTGCCATCACTACATTGAATGCTGATTATAATGTAGATTGTTTATCTGGTGTTACGAATTCTTCTGATACTCACCTTGTTGTTCAAGCTATCATTAACAAAGTTTGTGCAACAGAAACAGATCTTGAAGCATTAGCATTAGATGTAGATACTAACTATGTAAAGCTTGCAGATCTAAACACTCTTATTGCTTCTTATCAAGCATCCTTACCAGGACTTGCTGCTAAGAACATGACTACAGGTCAAAGAGACGCAATGGTTTCTCCTGCTACTGGTCTAATCATCTTTAATACAACAACTTCTAAGCTTAATGTGTATACAGGATCTGCTTGGCAAGTTATCACATCAGTTTAAATTTTAACAATATGTCTTGTTTACCAGGAATGCCATGTAATGGTCCTAATGTATATACATTGTATCCAGCAGGTTGCTTGAGTGACAGGTTCTTAGGATATCCAATTAAAACAGATTTAATCTACTATAATGGACCTAACTTACCTTACACAGGAGTAAACTATGCTGATATACTAAATGTTGTTATTCAAAAGATTGACAATACCCTTGATCCAGATAATCAAGCTGATCAGATACTAACTGCTATTTCTAATGATCCTGTATTGAAAGCTAGATTCTGTGCATTAGTAAATGGTTGTTCAACGACAACAACAACAACTACTGTAACACCAACAACAACTACTACTACCACAACTAGTTAATATTAAACCAAATGATAACAGTATCAATAACATTAACTTTAGCAGGAGCGGACACTGGTCCTACATTTAACTTGTATTCAAATACAGATGGTTACACTACTGCATTTGCTACGGGAGTATCTAAAGCCTCTTTAGTTGCAGGATATATTAGTACAGTAGTTCCTGATGGAACAACAACTATTCGTGTATCCTCTCCTGGAACATGTCAGACATATGTAGATTTGAATGTAATTACATCAACTACAACTACAACATCTACAACTAGTACAAGTACAAGTACAACAACTAGTACTACTACAACAGCAACTCCTACAACTACAACCACAACTACAGTTGCAGAAATTCATTATAACTATGCATTCCAAGTAACTCCTTCAGGTGATGCGACAGTAGTGTTGAATTCTCAAGGTGGATATGGAAGTTTCACAACATCATACAATCTAGATTTAGTTAATACATTATCGTATCAATTAGGAGGATCTACAATTGTTTCTGGTGCTGGTAAAACTATTCAGAAGATTGAGAGAATTGCTTATGATGGTACAACTGTCCTTCAAACTATCACTCCTGGTACACCAAACTTCACATTCTCTAGCTTCCAAATGGTTATGAGTAGTGCTGGTGTTGCTCCAGGATTCTATCAAACTGTAAAGATTACGATAGTTTAAGATACAAAAAATCCTGTTTGTTGGTTTACAGGGTTTCTCCCAGGAATAAACCCCTGGGAGTTTTCTTTTTTATAACTAACTTGATTAACCTATATAATTAATTCTGTTACAATAGTTTGGTAAATACGGAAATTAATTTTTATATTTAGGACAATTTAACTAAACTACAAGTAGGATGACTGGAAACCAGGATCAACTTTCGATGCTTCAAGCATTAATGAAGCATAAGAAAAGTAAAACATACTATGCCTCAAGGCTTGGTATTACTGAAAATGAAGTAGATGAATTGTTAAAAGAGCTAAGAGAGGGAGAACAAAACGATCCATTGAAAGCACCTTTATTGTGTGAATCTGTACGAAAGATTAACAATGAGAAAGGAACTATTGAGAGCATATTGATTCTCGATTTTGAACCCAAGGATGATATAGAGCTTGCTGCTCTGCACAAGATTAACCTTGATAAATACGTTATTACAAACTACTGGTCTAAGTTATTACCTAATGGTAAATTTACTTCTTCAGTATTCTCTAAGAGAAAAGAAGCTAAAGACTACACTCCTGAGGACTTTGCAAAGTTCCTAGAAAATTACAAATCTAACTACATTCCTGAACCAAAACATACATCTAATCACATTGAGCAAAAGATGGTAGATGTTGAATTATCATTATCTGACTATCACTTAGCTAAGAGACACATAGATGGTGATAACTCTGTATGGACAAGGTGTGCAAGATATTACACAACTGCTACATCTCTTATTGGTAATGTGACATCATTGTATGATATAGACACGATTGTGTTCCCTATATCAAACGATTTCTTTCACACTGATAACTATCAGCATCAGACAACAAATGGTACTCCACAAGACACTATTATGGACTATGCTGATGAATATGAAGCAGGCTTTAACTTGCTTGTAGATACTATCAAGGCAATCAGTAGAGTGTGTGAGAATGTGAAGGTAGTATTAGTACAAGGTAATCATGACAGAACTAAGTCTTATTACCTAGCACATGCACTAGATGTATTCTTCAAGAATGATCCTAGTGTATCTTTCATAAGAGAACACAGTACAGTGAAAGGTGTAATGGTAGGTGATACATTCATTGGTTATCATCATGGTAACTGTAAGATTGAAGATCTTCCATTATTGTTTGCAACTCATCCTGAGTATAGTCAAATGTTTGGATATGCTAAGTACAGAGAGGTTCACACAGGAGATAAACACCACTACATGGCTAAGGAAGTCAAAGGTGTAAGAATACAACAAATGCCTAGCTTGTCTGGTACAGATAGATGGCACTTAGATAACAACTATGTTCATAGTGTTAGAGCAGCACTTGCTCTAGTCTATAACAAGGACACTGGCAAGATTGCTGAATTTGAAGAAAGAATATAACAATGGCAACATTAAGAAAATTAGTTTCAGACGTGCGTTCAATGCACAAATTGCTATCAACGGACAACCTTATCACTGATAGGGTTGTTGCGTCTGAGATTAAAAACAACACGCAGCTATTACTTAAACGTGAGACTAATCTTCGTAGACTTTGGGCTACAGATACCATCTTCACAACCATCCCTTGCTTAGAGATGATTCAAGTACCTATCTCTGAGTGTTGTGATTATGTTGATCCATGTAATGTATCTAGAACTAGATTCAAGCTTCCTCGTATTGCAGAAGGTAACTATCAATACCTTATTCAAGGTGTGTGGTCTATCAATGCTATGGGAGGTCAAGGAACTAGATTTAAGGAAGTAACAATCAATAGATATCTAAATCTATTATCTCTTCCTTTAATCAAGAATCAGCCATACTACTGGATTGTTAATGGATATCTATATGTTAGTAATCCATTGTTACAAGCTGTACGTATTGCAGCATTCTTTGAGGAAGATGTTCCAAATGAGATCATGTTCTCTGAATGTTGTTGTGCAAATGGTGTAGATCTTAATGAGTATTGCAAGAATCCATTAGACAAAGAGTATGGATGTCCAGGATACTTAGAGAAGCAAGTGTTAGAATTAACCTCACAGAAACTAATCTCGACATACTTTAAGATCAATGATGATAAAACATCTGACAATAAAGATGATCAAGTAAGCAAGCAATAATGCCAAGAGTTAAAATAGACTGGAGATCATCCAGCAAAGACAACTACAAAAGCTTCTGTAAGAAGCATCCTCTAATAAAGCTCACATTTGATGAGTGGAGGAACATCATCTACTCGTTCAACGAGGCATTCAAAAACTACATTCTTGAAACTGGAGAGAAAGCTAAGTTACCACTTGGCTTTGGTGAGTTCTCTATTAACAAGAAGAAGAGAAAGAAGTTTAAGAAGGTGGATGGTGTAGATGTAATTAACTTGCCTATTGATTGGCAAAAGAGTAAAGAGAAGGGAAAGAGAATCTACAATTTCAATTACCACACGGAGGGATACTTCTTTGGATGGATGTGGTTTAGAGAGACAGCTAGATTAAAGCATACAAACCTTTGGTACTTTAAACCTACCAGAACAACATCAAGACTATTATCTCACTATATAAAGACTGACGAGAAATATCAACATATCTATCGTGAGTGGAAAAAATAACTTATGTCGTACTACTATAAATATAACTTTGTCTCTCCTGAGCCTGTTTACTCTACAGTTAAAGAGGAGTTAAAAAGCTACTTTGATACAGGAGCTGTAGATGACTTATTGTTCCCTACTTACTTGGATAAGTGTCTTCGTAAGTTAGGTAGAGCTACTTATGTTATTAGTGAACAAATTCTTCACATCCAAGACTTTCAAGCAAGACTTCCAGATAACTTCTTTGCTGTAAGAGAAGCATGGATGGCTACAGAGATTCCTCAGTTGCCATACCAATCTGCTAACTCATTCTATTCTCAAGCTGCTTCAGCTACAACTATTCAAGTTTCTCCTGTTACAGTTGGTGGTGTTCCTTGTTCTAACCCTACATGTACAACAGGATGTCCTTCTTGTATGCCTGATTTAATTCAAGCTGTATACAAGACTAATACACAAACTACTAGATCATACAAGAAAGAATATTTACTTAAGCCAGGCAATTTATCTGCACAGGCTAACTGTGATGTAAAGTATACTGAGTCATGGGATTTTGCTCCTTCAGTACCTACGATTCGCGAGTTCACTCCTGGGGCTGCTGGTTATGATAGTTTTGATATCAGAGACAACAAGTTTGTCACTAACTTCAGAAATGGTATTGTTCACTTGATATTCTATACTGTTGAGTATGATGGTATTGGTAATCAATTGATTCCTGATAACTATCGTATTAGAGAGTATGTAGAAGCATTTATTAAGTACAAGATATTTGAAACCCTATCTAACCAATTAACAGATGAGACGTTCGAACAGCTACAGAAGAAACTTGGCTATTATAAGCAACTTTCTGAGGAAGCATTCATTATGGCAGACATTGAAATAAAGAAGCAAACTCCTTGGGAGAAACAACGCAGAATCAAGAATGACCTAAACAGGTTCAACATGTACGAACTGCCAAACAGAACAAATAGATATGGCTGGAGAAGAAACAACTAATCAAGGGAATGTAAAGCAAAACTTTAATGCTGCACAGAGTGGTCTTAACATGGACCAAACTCTTGCTCAAGTACCTAAAGGCAAGCTTACATATGCATTGAATGCGGCTATAGAAAACTTTGACTCCGATTCTGTAAACTATCAGAATGAGGCAGGTAATGTGCTGTGTTTACAGTTTCCTGAAGATTATGTTCTTATTGGAGAACACTTTATTCAAGAGAAGAACAAACATATATTCTTCTTAGTAAATCCTAACACTGGAGATTCTGAGATTGGATATATGGATAACAATGATTGTGTGTATAATACATACATCAATTCTCCATGTCTAAACTTTAACATTGACAATCCTATTCACAAGGCTGTACATAAGATATCAAACTGTACAACTGAAATCTATTGGACTGATGGATTAAACCCTCGTAGATATCTAGATATTGATAACATTCCTTATGTTACAGTTATTGGAGATAATCTTTGTGAAACTATTTCAACAAGAGAGATTGATTGTAACAAGTTAAAGATCCAACCTAACTTTGATATTCCTGTATTAGATATAGCTGAGGTAGTTAATGGTGGTGAGCTTATATCTGGTACATACCAATTTGCTATTCAGTATTCTAATGCTAATGGTGTTGGTTATACATCATACTATTCTATTACCAATCCTCTTCCTATTGCTAACACTAACGTTGAGACATTAAACTTTAACTACCCAGTTAATAAGTCTATTGTTGTAGATATTGCTAACTTAGATTTAACAGGATACTTTGAGTATTACAATGTTGCTGTAATCAAGAACATCAACGCTATAGTATCTGTAGAACTAATTGGTACTTACTTCATTGATGGTAGAACTAGACAAATAACTTATACAGGACAGAATCAAGAGCAAATCAGATTAACTATTGCTGACATCTTTGAGAAACAACCTTATTATAGTGTTGCTCAAGATATTACATCTGTACAAGATATTCTTATTTGGGATGGTTTAACATCTGATGATCGATTAAGTTATCAGAAGATTGCTAACGATATTTCTTTGATGTGGCAGACGTACAAAATGCCTGCTAATCAAGACTATGCAAATGAGTTAAATGCTACAGACTTACGTGGATATTTACGTGATGAGGTGTATGCATTTGAGATTGTATTCTTATTGAGGAATGGTAAGCAGACAGATGGTTTCCACATTCCTGGTAGAGCATCGGTTGCTTCAGACTTAGTAGCTATTCCTAATAGCAATCCTGACTATATTGGTACAGGAACATCTGCTCCTACATGGAAGATTTATAACACTGCATCTGTAACAGGGAATGGTTCAGGTGCTAGTATCAATGGTGCTACACCATATAAGTATGGAGAGTTTGCATATTGGGAATCATTAGAGACATATCCTTGTGATCCTAATGTGTGGGGAGATCTTGCTGGTCAACCAATTAGACATCACAAGTTTCCTGATGTTCTAGTTAGTCCTATTTATGAGTCTCCTTCATATAGTGTATCAACACCTATTTCACCAGTTATGCAGAACCCTGAGTCTGTATTCCCTCTTGGTGTAAGAATTGATACACAACAAGTATTAGATTTGATTGCTGCTTCTGATTTGACAGCAGATCAAAAGGCTGAGATTGCTGGATTCAAGATTGTTCGTGGTAATAGATCTACAAATAAATCTATTGTAGCAAAAGGTATTCTACGTAACGTAGGTAAATACACTCGTGAGAATACATCATACTACTATGCTAACTATCCTTATAATGATGTTAGCAGAGATCCATTCCTTCTTGAAGAAAACAATGCTTACAACAGTGAGTCTATTTATTGGAAGTTAGATACACCAGCATTTGCTAGTATTCAATACAACAGTTCTTCTACAGGAGAATTAGTAAGTTTAGATTTATCTGCAGGTGTGCAGTATATTTGCTCTGTAACACAACCAGTTATATTAACTGGAACTACAACAATTACTAATCCTGTAGCTCAATACAATGCTAAGTTCTACAGAATAACATCTCAGTCATCTACTACATTTGTCTATCAGGATGCTTTAACTTATCCTACTAACACTCCTCTTACAGTTCTTGCAGATGAGCCTGTTATAATTTGTTCTGCAACTACTCCTCAGTTCACTGGTGGAGATACTAGATATACAGTAGCATTTAGTAATGTAAATCCTTATTGTCAACCTGCAAACTTAGATGGTTTCTCTACAGATGCTTCTAAGTATAGATATATATTCAACTCACCTGAAACTTCTTTTGGACAACCTTCACTAGGATCTGTTCTTAAGTTAGAGAATGCAATGTTTGGTGCAGGTAGTGCACACTTTGTAGAAGTGAAGAACAATGCTAGATATAGACTATTAACTAAAGAGATTCAATATCAAGCATTATTAGATAGTTATAAGGTTGCTAATATTACTAGTCCGTTTAATCAGGCTGGTATGTTTACTATGTATCAAGCTTATCTAACTATCTATATTAATGGTATTAGTAGAAAGAACTTTGCATATTCATTCAACTCTGTAGCACAGTATGATTACTCTGCTGATGTTGCTAATGGTGCAGGTATCAAACAACGTGAGCTTGATCTTTATCAATACTTACTTCCAGGTGTTCAGTCTGTTAGTGATGATCATGATATAAACAACTTCCAAAGAGAAACATCTGTATACTTAAAGACAGCAGCATCAAAGACTGCTCTTCCTTATGCTCAAGACACACCTTCTCTTAATGGACAGATTGAAGATAACTCAAGATTCACTTTATCACAAAGTGGTAACTGTGGTGTTCCTGAGTTCTTAGAAACTATTAATGTAGTATCTTACTATGGTTCATTAAAGAATATACTACCTAATCAATGGGGACAGATATATACGTACACTACAATTGATACAGGATTCCAAGTAGATGTTGATTCTACACCAGGAATCCAAACTGTATTTGGTGGTGATACATTCATCTCTCGTTTTGCATTCAAGACTAAGCTTCCGTTCTTTATTGATAATAGAGTAAATGCTCCAGATGATAGTGATATTGAGTATGATCAATTAGGTAACATTGCTTATCCTCAATACTGGCATTCTTCAAGATCAGTGTTGTATGATTTCAATAAGCCTGATTCTGGTGCACCTATATCTACATTAAGAAACATTATATCAATCAAGGCTCATAACTTTGATTGCCCTTCAGAGTCTCCTCTTAATGGTACAACTACTACCACAACAACAGTGTTGGGAGGTAGCAGCTTGGGTACAAACACTGCATCGTACACAGGTAAGTTCTACATGTTTGCGTATGGTATTCCGTATTTCTATTGTGAGAGTTCTATTAACTTAGACTTACGTCAATCATTTAACAATAGAGAAGGAGACTTCTATCCTCGTGTAAGCTCTGGTATTCCTGATCAATGGTTACAACAAACATTTGTACCTATTGCTCAAGACAATACTTACTATTACAATGTGTCTTACTCTAAGCAGAATACAGAGAACTTCTTCTCTCATCTTCCTGCTGATTGGAGTGAGAACAACTGCAATACATATTATCCATTCAGAGCTGTTTACTCAGAGGCACAAGATACTAATCCTAGCAACAAAGTAAATAGCTGGTTAAGTTATACACCATTAGCATTCTTTGATTTCCCTCAGAACTTTGGTAACTTAGTTTCTCTTGATGGTATTCAGAACAAGGCTATCCTTGCTCGCTTTGAGAATAAGTCATTGTTATATAACACAATGCTTACAATCAATACAAGCAATCCACAAGCTGCTTATTTGGGTAATCCTTCATTGTTTAGATCTGCTCCTCCAATTGACTTTGCTGAGACTGATCTTGGATATGTAGGATCTCAAAATAAGATGTTGTTAAAGATTCCTCAAGGACAGATAACAGCTGATGCTAAGCGTGGTCAGATATTCTTGATTGCTGGCAATGGTGCTACAGACTTAGCTGCATTTGGTTCAGGTGTGAATAAGTTCTTTACAGACCACTTAGCATTTGAAATCTTACGTTACTTCCCTACAGCAGATACAGACAATCACTTCAATGGTTGTGGACTACATGGTGTGTTTGATAGTAAGTTTGATCGTGTTATCATCTCTAAGTTAGATTACATTCCTCAAGTGGATCAAGTAGGTAAGATATTCTACGATGATACTACTAAGGAATACTACGTAAACCACACTGTAGGAGATGCTACTTACAGAGAGGTTGTGTTGTTAACTGACAATAGATACTTCTGTAACAAGTCTTGGACTTTGTCATTCAACATGAATACAAAGACTTGGATTTCATTCCATAGCTACATTCCTAACTTCTACATAGCAGAGAACAACTTCTTCTATTCAGGATTGAATGAGGGATGTGACTTGTTGGCTATTGCTGCTACAGAAGGTCCTGATTGTGAGTTACAAGGTTTTGCATCTTCTGTATTCCCTGGATGTCAGATTGCTGGTGTTGCTTCTGAGGTTTATACTACTACCACTACAACTAGTAGTACATCAACTTCGACAACAACAAGCACCACTACAACAGTTGCACCTACAACCACCACTACTACCACTGTTGCTCCAACTACCACAACTACAACTACGTTAGAGCCTACAACAACAACCACTACCACTGTAGCACCGACTACTACAACCACTACCACAGCAACACCTACTACAACTACTACTACAACGGTAGCACCAACTTATAATTATGTAATTGAACAATGTGTTACTTCTGATTTTTATACCACTGAGCAAACTTATGCATTTAGTATAGGTGATGTTGTACAATTCCAAGTTGGTTCACCTGGTAGTGGGACAGTATTCTGTGGAACTATTATATCAGATACTTCTGCACCAGGTTCTCCTAGTGCAACACTTTATTCTCCAAATGTATATGAATGTGGGGATGTAGAATATTGTGATTTAACACCACCTGTAACTTATACTTATTCAATTGATGAATGTGTTACAGGAGATTTATACTATGCTGAAAAAATATATACATTCGTTGCTCCAAACATTGTACAATTTCAAGTAGGTACACCTGGCAGTGGTGAAATATTATGTGGATTTATTACAAGCACTGCTAGTACAACACCTGCTAACTCAACACTTTATTCTGCAACATCGTATGCAAGTTGCGAAGATTGTATTCCAACAACCACTACAACAACCACTGCAAGTCCAACTACTACCACTACTACTACAGCAGTTGTAGGTTGTACTTTGTGGACATTTACTAATAATTCACCAGATTTTTCTAATACAGTTACTTACACTGATTGTGATAATGTTGTACAAGTTGTAAGTATACCAGAATTAACTGCTCCTCAGTACTGTGTTAAGATCGGTACTACACCAGTTCCAGGTGATACATATATCACTGTAACAGATACAACAGATTCTTGCATCTAATTAATGAAATAAAATGTCTAAGATAGTAACAATAAAATTAGAGAAAGCAGGTAATAGAGTTGGACCTTTTAACATTTCTGATAACTACGGAAATGTGTTAGGTACAAGCATTACTAAGCAACAGCTCATTGATGGTGTGTCATACACTATTGATGATGCTGTCACTGTTATTATTCTTGAGTCTATTGGTAAGTGTAAGACTACTAAGTTCTTGTCTATTACATCATTGTCGTTTAGACAAATAGCAGAGATTCAATTCACTCCACAGAATACTGCAAGTTTGTGGAGACACTTAACTGATACAACTCTTTACAATAGTTACTATGGAAATATTGAACCATACATAATTGAGTATCCATTTGCTTATCAGTTCCATGATGAGATATTACAGAATGTAAAAGACTTTAGTACAGTTTACAAGTACTTACCTATCCCAGATGGTGTGTATAATGATAATGCTAAGATTCAAACTGATGATCAGTATTTCAATAAGGCTATCATTTACAATGGTCAGCAGTGTTCTGGTGTGTTAGAGTTGGTTCCTAAACCAATGAATAACCTAAAGGCATACATGCAGTACCCAATGTACAATCAATACTCTAAGACAATTACTTATACTAAATCAGATAATTTCTATCAATATAATAATTTCTGGTCTGTAGTTAAAGATAAATCATTACCTTTGTTTGTAACTGGCTGTGAGTCTTTATCAATCGATAAGGTTCTTAACCAAGCGAACATGGATTATGGTGTTCGTTCATTCAAGAAAGATACAATCAGAGCTAAAGGTTTGTTAATTAGACACATTCTAGATAACAAGTCTGATGCTCACATCATCTCTCAATTCATTGTAGCTCCTGCTCAAATCTCTTACAAGTAATGAAAAAATGGTTAGATAAATATAATGATGGTGGTCCTGTACAACCTAACTATAATGACTACTCAGTTAGTGCATCTAATGATTTTGTAGGAGAAGGATATACTAATAGAGGACGTAACTATTCTCCTGCATGGGGAGGACAGTTTCAAAGTGGTGGATATCTTTCACCTAAAGAGTATAATAAAAAGCATCCTCCTATATATTTATCTAATCCTAAAGATTCAAGAATAGGTTATTATGCTCCTGCAGGAAATCAATACTTATATAAGAAACCAGTACAGACTGTAGCAAAGAAATCGCAACCTACTCCTCAATCTGTAATAGATTGGATAGAAGGAAGAGGAAAAGATGAGAATGCTCCTACAAGATTAACAACTAGTGAGGATTTTGCTATGGGTGGATCTATGCCTGGTGCTGTAGGATTTACATACGCACGTACAATTGGTCCTCCTGCTCCTAGTAAAGGTCCTTATGGAAAGAAGACACCTGCTTCTGCACAGAATGGTATGGAGATGAAATACTATCAGAATGGATTAGATTGGAAACCTAAATCTATTTCTAAAAATGGTTCTAAGATTATTAAAGATGACAGAGGACAATGGGCTCATCCTGGCAAGGTGACACAGATAGGTTCTAACCAAATAACAATGCAAGGTGTACCTTATCCTGTACTAGGTATATCTGACACAGGAGACATGCAAATGATGTATCCTAACCAAGACTACAATTATCATGGATCGTCTGTTACAGAGTATCCTATGATGGCACAGGGAGGTCAGTTGACAAAGCTTGACCAATTAACTAACTTTACTAATTACAATACAAAACAACCAGGAGGCTGGTTAGACAAATACCAATAATATGAAAGCTCAAATTTTAAAGATTGCTGGAGTTAAGACTGAGAAGGAGTTCTACAAGAAGTTTCCTAGTGAAGCAGCTTTTATGAAGAAGCACGGTAAAGAGTTAAAGAAAGCTCAGGTGGGTACATCTATTGATAATGTAGCTAAACCTGCTCCTATGAAGCCAATTAGTTATAATACTTTTTATGATCAGGCTCAAGCTGACGCTACTGGTATTAGTACTCAAGAAAGACAAAGACAAGAAGCTCTTGCTTCTCAAGCTCAAATTGCTAAAGCAATGGAGAAGAAAAGCGGACCTATTGATCAACTGATGTCTACTCTTGGTGGAGATAATGGTGATATTATTGGTAATGTTGCTGGTATGTTTAAAGGTGGTGGACATTTACCAATAGCTCAAATTGGTGCAACTCTTAAAAGTTTACCAATTAAAGGATTAAGTGATTCTGCAAAAGCGTTACCTACATTAACTTCTCCTACAATGTCTACTACTGAATCATTTGGTAGTAAAGCAAAGACTGCTGGTAATTCATTGTTAAGTCAAGCAGGTTCTATTTGGGGAACTATTGAAGCTATTGGTGAAGCACAACATCAGCAAGATCAGCAAAAGCAATTTGCTCAGATTAGTAATGTAACAGCACAAGCTGCTGAATCACAAGATGTAGATGCTAAGAGACAAAAGAGATATGTTCGTCCTGAGGATATGGCTTTCCAACCAGGACAGATGGGCAGTTCTTATGGAACAGGTACAAACTATCTACAAGCAAGAAATGGTGCTGAGATTCAAAATACATTTGCTCCTAACAGTATCTATACAGATCTCGGCTATGAGCCATTAAATGATAGTAATGTTAAGCAGTTTCAGTTTGGTGGTATAGCAAATGCTGCAGGTAGCTGGATTACTGGAGGTGGATTCGAAGCAACTCCTGAAGGACAACTTGGTTCTCAAATTGGTGGAGTGTTTGGACCTATTGGAGAAGCAGCTGGTGGATTCATTGGAGGTTTATTTGGTGGAGGAAGACAACATGAAACTAATATGCTTGCAGAACAAGGTAAACAAAATACTATGAGAGCTGCTGCTGCTGGATTTGGTAATGCTTTAAGAGGTATGAATTCAGGATCTATGGAAGATGGTGGATGGGTAAGTAATGATTGGATGCCACAAGTAATTGCTAAGTTTGGTGAATACGATGTTAAAGATTTATTGAAGCCTCCTCATGATGCTGATATGTTACGTGCTGGTGGACATTTAAAAGAATACACTGCTCCTAGTGCAAGAGCTATGTATACAGGAAGAATGGATGATGGTGGTGTTATGCATTCTACCAATATGATGTTTGATACTGATCGTTTCCCTCGTGCTGAATATGGTACACAGATGGCTATGGGTGGTGACTTACAAGTCCATCGTGGTAAAGCAGAGACTATGTCTTACAATCCTTATTTGCCAGATGGTGGAGAAACAATTATGTTCAGAGGTCCTTCGCATGACAATGGTGGTATGCCTGTTACATTTGGTGAGAATGGTGTAGAGGTTGAGGGTGGAGAACCAGCAGTTAAGCTACAAGATGGTGGATCACCAGATGGTAACTTAGTTGTATTTGGTGATATGTTTATGCCTGGTCAAAAGAAAAAGTTCAAGCACTATGCTGCTGACTTATCTAAGACAGAAGCTAAACAAAACAAGATTGTTGATAAATCAACCAAACTTGTTAATGACTTAGATGTTAATACTGAATTTGATAAACTATCATTGCAAGCAGCTAATGCTAATATATTAGGTGCTAACATGAAGTTAAAAGATATTGCTAAACAGAAAACAGAAGCTGCAACATTACAGAATGCTATCCTTGATACAGCTAGTGAGCAAGGATTAGTTGCTGCTGATTTAGCTAAAGGTAAAATTGTTAAAGATAAAGAAGCTATGAAGAAAGCTAAGTTTGGTGCTAAGATGGAAACAGCTCAAACAGGTTCTGCTCTTAAGTTTATGCCTTCCAATATTATTCCTGGAAACATGAATTATCCACAAGCACCAATTGATGTAAGAACTATGTTTGCTCCTGATGCATATTCTCCTATTGGTGGTATGGAGAATGAAATTAAAAACTTAGCTTATACACCTTATGAGGCAACTATTGTTGCACCAAAGGATGTGCCTCCAGTATTTAACGAAGAGACTGCTAAAGCAGCACAGGAGAAAGCTAAGGGTAAAGGTTTCAATTGGAAAGATGCTGCATTGTTTGCTCAATCAGTTGCACCTTTTGTACGTCCTACTAATCAAGAACCTCTTGATCCTGCTCAGATAGCAGCAGAAAACTTTGCATTAGCTAGTAATCAATTAGAGCCAGTGCAAGCACAATTGTACACTCCACAACTTAACACTCCTTATGATATTAGTTTACAAGATCAATTGAATGCTAATCAAGCAGACTTCAATGCTATGCAAAGAACATTAGGTAATAATCCAGAACTCTTAACTGGATTAGCTGCTCAGAAGTATGCTGCTAATCAATCTGTATTAGGTAATCAAACTAGAGCTAATCAAGCTGAGAGAGCTCGTGTGTACGAAGCTAATCGTCAAACATTGAATGAAGCTCAACGTGTTAACTTAGGAATTCTAGATCAACAGTTTAATAGACAGTCGATAGGTAAATCTAAGACTAAGCAAGAAGCACAAACAGCTTTACAATCAATTGCTTCTAAGATGGCACAACATGAGCTTGCTAATAAAACACTTGGTATATATGAAAATATGTACAACTACAGATATGCACCAGGAGGACAAGCATACAACTTGAATGCTCCATACTCTTTCAATATCCCAACTGTAGGATCAGGTGCTAAGTCTACAAGTGACATTGCTCTTACTGAAGCAGAAAGATTACAAGCTCTAGCAGATGCTCAAAAGATTAAAGAAGCAAATGCTAAGTCAAAGAAGAATGCAAGAAATGGTTCTATTGTTAAAGCCATCAAAGGTCTCTAATCAAACTGGTTATACAAGATTACTAACTTTTGTTAGTAGTCTTTGTATATGTAATATTTTAAATTATATTTGTTAATTATACTCACTCATGGCTTCATTCACAGACGCTATTTCCAGTTTTAACCCTTACATTCAACAGCTTCCTGTTGAAGCAATGGTTGCTGTTGGTATGCAAAAGCAACAACAGTATGATCAAGGGGTACAAAAGATTCAAGCCTATATCGATAATATAGCTGGATTAGATGTTATTAAACCTGAACATAAGCAATATCTCCAATCTAAACTTAACGATCTTGGTGGCAAGCTACGCACTGTAGCTGCTGGTGATTTCTCTAATCAACAGTTAGTTAACTCTGTTGGAGGAATGGCTACACAAGTTGTTAAGGATCCTACTATTCAACGTGCAGTTGGTTCTACTCAAAGAATCAGAAACTTCATGACTGAGATGGAGGCAGATAAGAAAGCAGGAACATATAATCCTGCAAATGAGACTGTATTCAACGATGAGGTTAATAGTTGGCTATCTGATGGTAAGTTAGATACATCATTCAATGGTGAGTATTCTAAAGCATTTGATTGGCAGAAATTTACTAAGGAACAGTTTGATGCTGTTAAGCCTGGTAAGTATTCCTTTGATCAAGTGTTCCAAACAGATGCTAAAGGTAATGTTCAATACAAGACTATTGTTGATGACAAAGGTCGTGTTATTGGAAAGAGACCTATTTACTCTCCAGCAATGAAACGTCTTGAGGCTGAGGGAAGACTTCCTAAAGAAGTTATGGGTACCATTGGTATGATTATGTCTGATCCTAGAGTTAAGAAACAACTAGGTATTGAAGGTCGCTACACATACAGAGGTATGGATGGTGAGCAATTGACAAAATCATTAGGTTCTCAAAAAGGTCAGATCCTTGATACTCAGTATGATCAAATGATGGAACTAGCATTACGTAAAGGTGCTGGTGAAGATGTTCAAGATGATATTGATAAGTTACAATTAGATATTGATAATACTAAGAATCATTACGATGAGTATATGAAGATTGCTTCAGCTGATCCTAATGCTGCTAAAGCTAAGTTATACTCAGATGATGTTATAAAGAATATGACATCTATGTATGGTTCAGTTCGTACTAGCACAACTATAGTAGATAATCCAGCTTGGGAAGCTGAGTACAAGCTTACTAAAGATGCAAATGAGATAAAACTAAGACAGCAAGAGATGTCTAGTAGAGAATCTATTGCTGCATTAGGTAGAGCTAGTGCTGAAAGAATTGCTAAAGGTAGTCAAGAAACTCAGTTGAAGATCGCAGGAATGCGTGGAGGCAAAGGTGGTCAAATGGTTGATACTGATGGTGATGGTGTTCCAGATACATTAGTGCCTGCTGCTGGTGGTATGGGATTAGTTCCTGAGCAAGGTGAACAACCTTCTGACTTTGGTGTAATCAATAAACTAGACACTGACTATACTAGTGCTGCTGAGAAATTCTCTAGTGCACAAGATAATCTTATTTGGAATGGAATGTTTGCTAATTCTACTACAGAGTTAGCTAAGTTAGATAGATTGATTGCTAATGGTATTCCAAAAGCACAAGCAATCAAAACTCTTATTGAGAATGCTAAACCTCCAGGAAAGACTATGGATGAGTTTAAGTCTTGGTGGACTTACAGAGGTATTCAGAATATACAGAAACTACCTGCTGCTACTCTTCAAAAGAATCCTGATTTAGTAGATGCTCTTAACATATACAGAAATAGTTCTAAAGAGTTCCAAGATGTTTCTACAGTGAGAAACAATGTGTTAAGTACAACAGCTAACATTGTTGGACAGAATGCAATGAAAGAGGCTACTATCACAAACGTTAAGCCTGTTTCTGGAACATATCAAGGAACTAAATTTACATTGACTCCTACAGATCAATATGATCTTGCTTTATACTTAAAGGGTAATCAATCTGTTGCTGGATTCTTAATTGATGAAGGTGTAAGAAAAGCAGGTGATGAAGCTGGTAGAAGATTAGCAAACAAAGGATTAGACTTCTTATTAGATCATACTCTTGAGTATGCTTCTAATAGACCAGAATTAATACAGTCTGGACAATTTATTACTTCAACTCTTCGCAGTGGTAAATCATTTGCTGGTTCAGCTATTGATTATGGTCGTCAACTACTTGGTGGAGAATCTAAATATGCTGATGTAGATTTAGGATTCTTGAAAAACATTGTTCCTAAGTTAGATAGCAAAGTATTAAGTAAGGTGTATGAGACACAAGCTAAAGTGATTAAAGATCATTATCAGATTGATCCTAATCTTAAGCTTCCTTTATTAACAGGAGATTCAGAAACTGATAAGAACTCTATTTCTAACATTAGAAGATTTGCAGGTAACTACGCAACTAGTGGTAAGAACTTAAGTCCTGACTTTGAAGGATTTGGTACTGCATTAGCAGATAAAGATTTCTTTGAGAAAGGTGGTACTGTTGAAGCACAAATTGTTATAGGTAAAAATAATGCACCTATGGTTGAGATTGTTGCTGCTACTCCAAATGAAGGAAGAAAAGGAGGAATGGTAGTTGCACCAGATGAAGCAATGTTAAGACTTGGTATTAATGCAGGTTCTTTATATCAACCTAAGCAAACATCAATTATCAAAACTAAGATTAGCCAACAAGGTGGTAAGACATCTCAAGGTAATCCAAATACTAAGCAAGCATATTACAATGGTGATACTGAGTTTAAGAAAGGTGACTTCCCTAACTTTTCATCAGTACCTAATGTAGACTTAGAAGCAAATGTTAAATATGAGAATGGTAAATACTATGGAGTATTCTACTATAAAGATCCTAATAACAATGTTATTGTAAGAAAAACTCCAGGCAATGAAGACTTACAAAAAGTAATCATGGGTATGAAGAGTTTAACAGTTTCAGATTTCAATAGACAATAAAATGCCAGAAGAAAAAATAATCAACCAAAGAGGTTATCTTGAAGCTCCAACAGTACCTGATAGAAGTGTTCCTAGACCTGTTCCCGTTAGCACACAGACACCAGGAAGTCAGTTATCGTTTAATGATTACTTTAATCAAACAGTAAGTAATATTAAACCAGGAGTTTCTTCTATTCCTCTATCTTCTGTATATACTGGAAACAGATATGCATCTAGTAGACCTGGTCAGGATCTAGAGGAGATGTATGCCCAACAACAGGGTATTGGTGAGAAGTTTCTTAATGGTGCTATTAAGATGACAGGAACTGCTGCTTCATCTTTCTTAGCTGGTACTGCTGGTCTTCTTTATGGAGTTAACCAAGTATTTGAAACAGGTAAACTTTCATCTCTTTATGACAATGAGGTTAACAATAAAGCAGATGAGGTAAACAAGTATTTCGAGGATGCTCTTCCTAACTTCTATAGCACTCAAGAAAGAGATGCTGAGTGGTGGTCTCCTGATAACTTATTGACAGGTAACTTCTGGTCTGATAAAGTGATGAAGAACCTAGGATATTCTCTAGGTGCATTAGGTGGTGGTGCTTTGTGGGCAAAAGCTTTAGGAGCTATTGGTATCACTAACCGATTGGTTCAAGCTGGTCGTGGTATGGAAACTGCTACAGCAGTTGAAGAAGCTATGTCTCTTGTTCCTCAAGCTGAGAAATATACAGCATTTGATGGAGCATTAACATCTGTAGCACAGAAGTATTTAAAGAATCCATTTGCACAAAACATTCTAAAGAATGGTGAGCGTGTTACCATTTCAACAATGGGTGCTTTGGGAGAAGGTTCTATTGAGAGTCTTCAGAACATGAACAACTTCAGAGCTAATGCTATTGAAGAGTTCAAGAGAGTATATGGTAGAAACCCACAAGGTGAAGAATTAGATAACATCAATGACTACGCTAGTCAAGTGGGTAACAATACATTAGGTGCAAACTTCTTGTTGTTATCAGCAACTAACTATCTTCAGCTTCCTAAAATCTTAGGATCATCTAGAAGATTTGATAAAGCATTAATTAATGAGCTTGAGCAAAAAGAAGTAAGTGGTGTAGTTACTGCATTCACTCCTAAAACTATTCTTGGCAAGGCTGCTGTTACTACAAGAAATCTTGGTGGTTTAGTATTCTCTCCTTCAGAAGCATTTGAAGAAGGAGCACAGTATGCTATTCAAACAGGTGTGTATAACTTCTTTGACAAAGCTTACAAGAATAGAGAGGATACTTCTAGCCTACTTACTGGTATGTATGGAGCAATGGGAAACATCTTTGGAGAAGGTGTTGATCAAGCTTTAAGTACTAAGGAAGGTTTAGAGAGTATGCTTATTGGTGGTATCTCTGGAGGTATTCAACAAGCTAGAGGTGAGGTTAAAGAAAGAGGGTTCTTAGGAACAGGTGGACAAAGAGCTGTTAATACAGAGATTGCTATTGCTGCTTTGAATAACAGTAAGATTCAAGATGTTCTTCGTGATCAAGTTAAGTATGTAGGTATTGGTATTGGTTCTCAGAAAGCTAGACAGAATGCTATCTTAGCAAATGATGTGTTAGAAGAGAAAGATGCTGAGCATGACTACACTCTATCTTACTTAATGCCTCGCATCAAGTATGGTAAAGAAGACTTTGTTGCACAAGAGTTAGGATATTACAAGACTCAAGCTGCTACACAAGAAGGATTCAATGAGCTTGTTAATAGTGGTATTGTTAATCCTAATGAGACAAGACCTCAGTTCAATGAAAGACTTAATAACTTAGAGGCTCTTACAAAGAGTGTAGCTGAGTTATACACTGTAGTTGAAGATAGATATGCAGATGTACGTGATGAGAATGGTAAACCAGTTTACAATCCATCAGTTATGGATAAGATGGTCTATGCTATGGCAAAGATCAACAACTATGACCAACGTATTCCTCAAGTTAATAACTCATTATTAGCAAGTGGTATTAACACAACAGATGTGTTACAATCTCTTATCAAAGATAAGAAGGTGAATGTTGCTGCTACTAAAGAAGCATTGGCACAGATCAATGATCTTGATGTAGTGAGTGAGACAAAAGATAGATTGAAAGAGAATTTATCTGATGTAATGGAGATGTCTCTTCGTAGAAAGTTATACATCGATGAGTATGACAAGATCAAAAACAATCCTGAAGATTACCAAGATGTAGAGGAGTTACCTATTGGTGTAACTGAACAACCTGCTGCTATTGTTAAGCAGGACATCGAAGAGGATGGTAAGACAAAAACTATTGGTAAAGAGTTAGAGATTGGTAAGGAGTATTCTTTATCACAACCTGCTATGCGTATTGGCAACCAGTTATATCTTGCTCCTAAGATGACTGTTCTTGCTACAACATTAGGTGGAGAGTTTGAAGTGAAGATGCCTGATGGTTCTGTTACTTACCTGAAGCCAGATGATTTCAAGGCTTACAAACTAAGTGAAGCAGATAACTCATCTAAAGAAATCAATGACATTCTTAATGATGTTATTGATGCTGAGGTGGAGAAAGCAGAAGGACTTACTGAGTTACAAAAGATAGCAGCTAATGCTGAAGGTGTAGATAAGTTAGAGGTTGTCAATTCGTTTGATAATCCAGAGTTGATGAATGCTATTGAGAAGTCTTTTGCTAAGAAGGCTAAAGCTGCATTTGAGAAACTAGAAAAAGCTAGACAAGAAGAGGAAGAGTTAAAGAAGAATGAAGCACTTAATGCAGAACTTGTTGCATCTTTAGATACACAAGGAGAATTGCTTGAGGGTGGTGATAGAGAACCAGATAGTAAGAAGAGTGATGCTAACGTGATGAACGGTACTATCAACTCTGATAACATTGTTGGTAATGATAGAGCTAATCAGTTTGGTTTTAACTTAGATAACTTTCCTAACAGAGATAAGATCCGTGGTGTATATGTTACATACAACAATGAGGATAAACTTATCCCTGGTCTAACTCAATACTTAAAAGATCAAGGCGGTGAGTATGCTAAGGATGTAGATCCTAAGGAAACTATTGCTATGGTGTTAGTTCAACAAAATGAAGATGGATCTCTTCAGTTAGTTGACAAGAATGGTGAGGTGATTCCTGAAGGAGCTAATGCATTAGAGAATGCTGTATTTCAAGTTAAGCCTGGTCCAGGATTGAAGTGGAGTAAAGCATACACTAAGGGTGGTAGCACTGACATGTTCAGAAAGACTACTCCTGAGGAAACAAAAGAGTTATTAAGAAACCAATACGATGCTTGGAGAAAGTCCACAATAGCATCTACTGAGATTTCTACTTTCCCTGTCAATTCTTCATTTGGTATTCCAATGAAGTTAACAGATGATAATGGTAAAGAAATACAAGATGGTAGAGCTGGTGCTATTGAAGCAGGATTAATTACTGAGGACGAATTAGCTAATGGACCTGTAATCACTATCCCTACAACTAATGATACATTAACTGGTGGAACATCATCATTCAAGAACCCTATTGCTAAGGCATTTCTTAAGGTGGGTAATGAATATGTAAAGCTTGATAACAGACGTATCTCAGAGAAGGAAGCTAATCTTCTTTTCAAAGTGATTCATAAGATTGCTGAGAATGCACAACGAGATGGAAATATCCAGTCTCTAGAATCTCAACGATTAATCAAGTATCTAAGATCAGTAGTTTATTGGGGTACACCAACAACTCCTCAAGGTGAATCTAAACCTGCAGGTAATAACAGTGTGTGGTTTGATAACGGAATGTTATTAATCTCTAACCCTGTACAGACATTCCCATTTGCTCCTCAAGCATTAGAGAATAGCAAGGATGAAATTGTTGCTGCATTAACAGGCATCTTTAACAATGCTAACTTGTCTATGATTAAATCAGATGATGAGTATGCTGAGATTACAAACATCACTGATGCTGGAGAGATTCAGACTAAGAGATGGCCTAACTATCAATCATTCTTATTATCTGGTAAAGACAGAGAAGGATCTGAGATTCCTCTTTCTGTAAACATGAGACCAGGTGTCAATAGAAAAGGCATCTACTTTATTGATAAGCAAGAAGCAGATAAGTTTGCTGCTCCTGTACCTGCACCAAAACCTGTTGCTGTTAAACCTATTCTTCCTGGAGCTCCTAAGAAGACACAAGCTCCTGCTGCAGATCCTGTAGCTGATATAGAGAGAAGAAGAAAAGAAGAGTTAAAGGCAGAAGCTAATGGTTTAAGAACTGCTAGAAAAGGAGATAAGGGTATCTTCTGGACACAATTCAAAGGAGCACGACAAGATAATGAAACAGATAGAGAAGTTGAAGTAGAGGCAGTTTCTAAATATGGAGTAAAGTTTAAAGGAGATAAAGATTTTACTAATTTCCAAAGTTATTTCTATTTTACAAATACTACTAAAGCACAACAAATCAATGCTAAGTATGATGCAGAACTAGCAGCATTAAAACCTAAAGCTCCTGCACAACCAACTGTTATTGATTTAACTGGTAAGAAAGCAAACAGTGTAACTATTCCTACTGTAGGAACAATTGAGTTCACATTAGATGCTGCTGCTAACCAAGCTGATCCTACTGCTGGTTTTGGATTTGTATCTGATAGTGCAAACAATACTGCTGCTATCGAAGCATTGATGGCTGCTAAAGGTATTGATGCTAATGCTGCTAAAGGAATCATTGCAGGAAGTATATTAAACAAATACAAGTCTGACATTGCTGCATACGTTGCTGAAGAAGAAGATGAGTTAGAGTTTACTATTCCTGATGCGTTTGACGAAACATACACTGCATCTGAGGATGAAAGAATGAATAGCCAAATGAATGATGAGGCTGATGATGAGGTGTTACGTGCTATTGTATCTGAGCAAGCTAAACAATTTGAAGGTGAGAACTGGACACAGTTAGAAGGTTGGTTAAAAGCTAACTTCCCTAACGTTCCTGTATATCGTGTTAAGAATGTAATCACTGCTACTAATGGTATGCAGGCTTGGGGTATGTTGAAGGATGGAGCTATCTATCTATATCAAAATGCTGAAGCTGGTACAGCTTACCACGAAGTATTTGAGGCAGTGTGGAAGATGTTCACCAGTCCTCAAGAGAGACAAGATATTCTAAATGAGTTCAAGTCTAGAAAAGGATCATTTGTTGACAGACCAACAGGTCGTGATGTTAAGTTCTCTGAGGCTACAGATCTTGAAGCTAAGGAGCAACTAGCAGAAGAGTTTAGAGAATATACTCTTAACCCTAAGGTGGAAGGTCCTAAGTCATTTATCGGACAGTTGTTCCATGACTTAGTTAAGTTCATCAAAGAGTTCTTCACTGGTCCTACTGCTGTTAGCAACACAGATAAGTTATTCAAGAAGATTGGTACAGGATATTACAAACAATATTCTCCAATGCACTCATCTCTTTCTTTTGCTAAGAAAGGATTTATTAACATTGAAGATGTATACGCTTCTGATGAAGCTGAGTATAGCATTGCAAACTTTACAGGTGCTGAGCAACATGACTTGATTCAGCAAATGACTTACTTAACTCTAAAAGACTTAGTTGTAAACAACAAGAGCTTGTTTAAGGTGAATGACCTTTACAAGAAGAAGAGTGAGTTGTATGCTAAGCTTAAAGAGGATTTACAGAAGACAGTTCTTAAGTCTAAGAAGGCTGCATTAGCTAACATTGCTAATGGTACAATGACTAAAGAAGAAGCTGCTCCAATCATTGCTAAGTCAAATGCAATGTGGAAAGCTATTGACAATGAGGAGAACTGGAATCAGATTGCTGCTAAACATCAAGAGAGACTTAAGTCTTATAACATTGAGTTCGATGAGAACGATGAACTTGTTCGTAATGAAGAAGATAAGACTAAGGAGATTAATGATGATGCAACAAAGATTGACTTGTTCAGAAAGATCAATCCTGCTGTCAAGCTTTTATTATCTACTCTTCCTTACGTTAAGAAGAATGATACCAATGGTAAGCTAGAGTTAATCTACTCATCTATCAATGGTGTACAGTTAATTCCATCTACTCAGGCTTACATGGCTATTATGAACCGTGTTAATAAGTCTCGTAACTTGGAAGAGATGATGGAAGGTATTCGTGCATTAGCTAATGACGATATCAACTATCAAACTATATATACACGTCTTACTAAGAACAGTGACTTATCACAGCCTGCTGACTTATCTAAGTTAAATAACATTCATGACATTCAGTTACTTGCTGCATTCTGGAGATCATTCAAGAAGCAAAGTCCTAATGTTAAGAACGTATTTGTATTAGAGAATGGTGAGGTTGTTGTAGGTGATTCTAACTTCACTACTGCTGCTAGACAAGCTAGTGAGGAGTTTATGAATAACATCAGAAAGGTGTTACAAGGAAAGAACAATCCTTACTTCACATACAATGCTAAAGACAGAGTGTATGAAGGTAAGAAAGGATCTACTAAGTCTATCTCATTTGATGCAGCTAATGATTCTCAGCAGATTGCTATGATGACTGCATTCTTACGTCAGTTTGGTATTGTCTTCAATCCTAAAGATATTCTTAGTGATAAGATTACTTCTGGTGAAAGAGACATGTTCAAAGAAGCTACTATCTATTTAAGAGATAGTATTGGTAAGGGACAGAAGATGTTCAAGATTGATAGTGGTAAAAACAGTTTAGATATCACAGGACGCTTACGTCAGTTATCTGAAATCAAAGCTAAGATTGACAATCCTGAATTCAGCAGTACGTATTACAATGTTAAAGGTGAACGTACACAAACGTTCATTGGTACAAATGCAGCTAGTGATTTATATGATATGTTATCTCAGATCAGCAACAAGTCTGAATTGAGAAACACTCAGTATGAATACTTACTAGATGATGTGTTCTCTGCTAACTCTGTCATCTTGAAAAAGATGTTTAATCCTACTACAGGAGCTGTAAACAAATCTGCATTGCAATTAATGAAGCCATCTTATGCTGATGGTCTTGTTAACTTATCTACAGGTAAACGTAAACAATCTTCAAAGCTTACATACAAGGAGCGTCTTACACAAGAGCTTAACATGAACTTAGCTGGTTACTACTTAAACTTAGTACCAGGTGATTCATCTATGGAGTGGATGCTTTACATGGGTAATCCTATTACTAAGGATAACCTATTAGATGGATACGATAAAGTGTATGACATCTTTCAAGGATACTTCATTGATGAGATGAATCTAGCTAGAGCTAATCGCCCTGTAGCTAAAGGACGTGTGTCTTCTGATATGCGTTTCATGAAAGCTGTATTAGGTGACACTCTACATGACAAGTTGATTAAGAAGGAAGGATCTCCTGAGGAAATCTATGAAGCAAACAAAGAAGATATTGATGCTGCTGTATTGAAATTTATTAGCACTGAATCATCTAAGTTCAGATCAGTTCTTATGAACTATGGTGTCTTAACACAGAATGAGGAAAATAACTATAACATTGAAGGTGTTGCAGTAAGCAAGAAAAATAACCTATCTCCTGATGAGTTATTCTTGGAGATGAATGCATTGAATGCTAGTTACATCATCAATAACATTGAGATGCACAAGCTTATCTACTCTGATCCATATCAGTATTCTGATGAGCTTAAGCGTATCAAGAACTTTAACTCTCCACGTCAAGCTATCATCAACAGCTCTGTTGAGTTGAACAAAGCGATGAACAGAGTTTGGAACAAGGGATATAAGAAAGGTGATATTGGTAATACTGATTTCAATAAGGACTTCTTCAAAACTGTTACACTTAGTGATGTAATGGGAACTAGTTCTCTTGAAGGCTATGGTACATTCGAGGAAACTGATGGTGGTGGATTCATCACTCTGAAAGCTTATCGTAACTTCCGTATTCGTGCTGGAGAGTGGAATGAGAATGAGGAGTTGCAATACAAATATGATGTTGCATTTGAGAAGAACAAGAAAGACATTGCTCTATCTTCTGAAGAAGCTGCTATATACGAAGCAGGTAATCCTCAAGTAAAGAGTGCTTACACTCCATTGAAGCCTATCGTATCTGGTAACAAAGCTGATGGTGAGAAATACAATGATGTAATGTTGGATAAGTTTGCTCTTTATCCTTTATCATATCGTATTGCATACGAACTTAATCCTGAGTCTAATGCTGTCAAGATGTATGACAAGATGCAGACTGAAGGTGTTGACTATGCTGTATACAATAGTGGTAGAAAGGTAGGAGCTAACAAGTCACATGACTTATACAATGCAGATGGTTCATTCAATACTAATGAGTTCACTAAAGAGAACACTGTAAAGGTTCCATTTGCTATCATGAGTATTCAGTCTGAGGTTCCTTCTAAGGACACAGCATTGGTTACACGTGGTTCTCAGGTGACTAAGTTAATCACCATGGATTACATGGAAGCTGGTGTACCTGTTGATTTCAAAGAGGGTAGCTCATTTGCTGAGAGATACAAAGCTTGGAATGATTTAAAAACAGAAGAAGCTAAAGAGAAAGCATCTCCATTATACAAAGAGGTTAAGAATAACCAGAAGTTCCTTGAGTTAATTACAGAGAACGGATTCAATACATTACTTGACAAACTTGGAATCAAGATTGTAGATGGTAAGTATGAGGTGGATGACTTTGCTAAGATGACTGAGATTCTTCGTCAGGAGATTCTTAAGAGAGAGGTGAATGATAACATTACTAGTGCATTAGCAGACTTTGATAAAGCTGAATCTCTTGTAGATGTATATCAACAAATCAATACAATCCTTTACTCTATTGCTGACAAGAATGTAATCTCACCTAAGATCTCTGGTGGTATGAAGGTACAGATCCCTTCTACATTATTAGAGAGTGTACGTGCGAAGAAAGAAGGTGGAGCATATACATCTGATGTATTAGGATTCTATGAGAAGGATGGTAAGCATGTAGCTGAGATAATGGTTGGTCGTTGGTTTGATACTGACATGACTGATGCTGATTTACTTGAGTATCTAAACACTACACCAGAAGGACAAAAGATTTTATCTGGATTAGCATTCCGTATCCCTACTCAGAACAAGAACTCTATTGATGCATTTGTTATCAAGCAGTTCTTACCTAAAGAGTTTGGTGACTCAGTTGTTATTCCTTCAGCTCTAGTTAAGAAAGTCGGATCTGACTTTGATATAGATAAGTTGAGTATATATTTCAAGAATGTATACCCAGGAGTTGATGGTAAGCCTACATTAGTTGAATACAAAGGATCTGAAGAAGCTACTAAAGACTTCTATGGTAAGGTGTATGATAAACTATCTGAGAAGGAAGATTACTACATCAAGAAAGAATTAGAAAGACTTGCACTAGCAGATGATGTAGATTATGACACAGACTATGAATCAGCAACAAGAGATGCTGAGGAAAGATTGATGTTGAAACAAGAGAGTCAAGCTAGTAGAAGAGATGCATTTGTAGACAACATGTACAGAAAGTCTCTTGAGAATGAATACATTCAGTCTTCTGAGAACTTAGTTACTAATGATAGAAACTTTGATCAGTTAGTTAAACCTAACTCTGCTGATCAATTGAAGAAGCTATCTAACATTGTATCAACTAGACTTCGTTCTGAATCATTTGATTACACTGCTGTAGGTAACTTGTTGAACAGATCATTCATGTCTAGATTACGTCAGGCTTTTGTATCTGGTAAGTATGCTATTGGTATTGCAGCAGTTAGTCAAACTAACCACTCATTGAATCAGCGTCAACCTATCATTGTTGATAGATTACGTATGGTCAATATGCCTTTGCAAGAACGTCAATGGTTAGGTGATGGTATTGTTAAGTTCCAGAAATACAATAGAATTGCTATTGATGGTAAGACATATCCTACATTGTCAATGATTAATAATGCTGCTACTAAGCCTCAGAATATCTCTGACATCTTAGGACAGTTCATTGATGGTTATGTGGATATCTCTAAAGGTCCTTGGATCATGGAGCTTGGTGCTACACCAAATGTTGCATCTACTTGGTTGTTCTTAACTAAGCTTGGTGTACCTATTAACACTGTTGCCTTCTTTATGAACCAACCAATTATTCGTGAGTACTTACGTTCTGTAGAGAATGCTGGTTACTCATGGTTATTCATTGATGATATTGTTGAGTCTACTAAGGCTAACTACAGAACAAGTAAAGACTTAATCTCTAAGATGAATGTTGTTCCTGGTGAGACTGAGTTACTTAACATGGTTGGCAAGAAGAACTTAACTACATCTGAGAATGCTGCACAGCAGTTTATGTTAGATGAGTTCTTGAAATATGCTAAGATGGCTGAGCAGTTATTCAATGTGACTCAAGGATCTAACTTTGATACATCTACATTCAACAATCCTTACTTGGTATTCAAGAAGCAAGAGCAGTTAAAGAAAGCTCAACAAAGCATTGTAACATCTGTAGATGATCTATTAGAGAACTCGTTCATTGGTAAGCTTAATGAGATAATCAATGAGACACGTAATGCTTTAGCTACCGTGTTAACTTCTGATAAGCAGAATGTAAGAACAGTTATTGAGAAGACTCTTACACCGTACACTAATCTTCCAGACAGAGAGTTTGTTAAGTTAGCACAGAAAGCTGTAAATGATTTATTTGACTGGGCTGTACAAACAGACAGAAGAATCAATACTAATCTAGCTAACATCCTTGTTAACAAAGAAGATAGTGTATCTACTGCTAGAAGAATTCTTGAGTTCAAAGAAGATGTGATGAGTAATCCTGAACACCCACTATACAGAAACCATGTAATCAATCTAATTGATGCTAAGTTATCTGATGTAGAAGGTGGTATAGATAACATCTCTATCAAGAACAAGGATAACAAAGCATACGATCAGAATCAAATGATCTATGGATTTAGAGAGATTAAAGAATATCTTAATGGTTCAGACAATAATCTATACGGTGCGTTGGTAAGACTTGCTGTTGTACAGTCAGGATTATCTAACTCTCCTATCTCATTCACATCTTTACTTCCTTATGAGGATTTCAAAGAGGTGTATGGTAGAACAATGGCTACTATTGAGGAGAAAGAGAATCTATCAGACTATCATACATTAGCTGTATTCCAGAGAAACAACTGGGCAGATGATGATGTTACTCCTTACAGAAAAGCTAAACGTACAGAGAGCGGTAACTACAATAACAATATGAAGTTTGCTCCTAAGGTTAATCTTGCTGTCATCCAAGGTAAATTACCTAAGATGTTAAAGCTAGATTCTCGTGCTAGAGAAGCTAATAAGGATGTTATTGTTTACCAATGGCAAGATCAAAACTTAACTCCTGCTGAGCAGAAGCTAAGAGATGAGAAGAAAGCTAGAGGTGACTACAGCTACATCAACAAAGGATTATTCCAAAAGGTATACACTGATGAAGCTAAGACAGAAGCATTAACTATCAAGGATTTCTATGGTAATACACAGTATGTATACAAGATGATCAATGCTTGGGGAGATAGCTTCAAGGCTAATGAGTTCTACACAGTAGCTAGACCATCTGCCTTCACAGAGAATGGTTTCTTACCTGTACAATACTCTGTAGAAGAAACTCAAAACGGTCTTACCTATACATCTAATGAAGTTTCTGATGCTGCAATCGTTCCATACTTTGTATCACCAAAGACTGAGGAAGTAGCTCCTGAGGAAGAAGTAGTTGCAAAAGATGCAGTAACTAATCCTGTTATAGAAGTTGCTCCTAAGAAAGTGGTAACTCCACCAAATCAGTTATCTTTGTTTAATGATGCTGAAGTGAGTGCAGTTATTAACAAAAAAGAAAAAGAATCAGAACGTTGTAATGCTAAATAGTTATGGCTTGTAGTATAATTAGAAATAAAAAAACTGGTGAGGTTGTAAGAGTGAATGCTTCTAATGGTAAGGAGTCTTTACTCTACAATGATATATTGAAGCAAGAGCCTAATAAGGAAGATGCCTTAAAAGCTTGGGCTCAGGTATATACACCTACGTTTACAGAATGGCAGAAAGGTGCTACTGAAGTAGAACTAGATACTAATGGTGAGCCTACATTAGCTACGTTAAATGATTATATATCTAATCGTGGTATCTCTGAGGAGATTGTTCCAATAGAAGTTGAGTTCGAAGTTACTGAGAAACAGAAAGCTGTACAGGATAGAATCCAACAGACTAAGAGTACTATCAGAAAGGTAGAGAGCAGTGAACCTGTTGATCCATTGCTTGCTGACTCTGAAGAAGCTAGTAACTACTATGAGGTGAAACAACCTGATGGTACTTACAAAAGAGTTACTAAACGTGTTACTGACCGTGTGAAAGCTTGGTACAGAAACAAGTTTGGTACTAAGAAGTTCTCTGAGTTTGATACAAAGTTCAATGAGATCAAGAGAAAGTTTGGTGTTGAAGGACACAAGGACTTAGAAGAAATCCATGATCGTTTCTATAACAAGGATGGTACTAAGAAACAGACACCTGATCCTAGACCAGCTAAGTTCAATGTAACATCTCAAGCTATGTATTCTCAATTAGAGAAATACTATGTTGATACAGTGAACAGTTTACCTAAGGGTACATTAGTATTCTCTGAGGTGATGATCTACGATCCTAAACTAGAAGAGGCTGGTACTATTGACTTCTTGGCTGTTGATCCTGAGGGTAAGACAACTATCCTTGACTGGAAGTTTATGTATGTATCTGAGAAAGAAACAGATGTGCCTTGGTACAAACAAGGAGCATACGATGTTCAGATCGGTAGATACAAACAAATGCTACAGGAGAACTATGATGTAAAGAGCTTTGGTAAAATGAGAGCTATTCCATTCTTGATGGAGTTTGCTTTCTCTAAAGATAAGTTACCTGTACTTGAAGGTATTGCTACTGGTTCTGCTGATGCTTCTCAGATTGTTGATCTACGTTTAGTTCCTATCTCGGAACAAACTGAATCTACAGGAGAAGCTAGACTTGATGCTGTAATTGCTAAGCTGAATGGATTAACTCGTCAGCTAGAGAAAGAGAAGGTAGCTGATGAAGAAGAACGTAAGTTAAAGAACGAACGTTTGAATAAGGTGAGACAAGCTATTCGTCTTGTACAATCTACACAGAACATTCGTTACCTGATTGATGTAATCCAGGTTACTAGAAAAGAAGGTGAGAGAATCATCAATGAGTACGATACTACTTATGCTAATGTTCCTGTAACATCTACAGACTTTGAGAACTCTCAGTTGTCTGACTTTGCAGATGATATGAACAGCTACATCAAGTTAGCTCAAGTGTTTGAGAACATCTCTAGAGAGATTGATGATCTTATCTACACTCCAGAGATGGAAGAGGAGGCTACTAGTGATGAGGAGAAAGCAGAGATTGCTGAGAGAAAGAAGATATTAGATGACTTACGTGCTGAGTCTGATAGCATCTTTAAGTCTAAGAATACTATTATCAAAGCAGCTGAGAAGTTTGCTGACAAACATATTGGTGAGAAGAACTTAGTTGCTGGTCTTACAAAGGCTGAGGCTGTAGTAAAAGGACTTGGATCATTGTTCAGAGGTGTATCTGATTTACCATTACGTGCGTTACAAGTATTGTATAAGTTAACTAGAGCTGCACAAGGTAGAGCATCAGAAGATTCATTTGCTGAGGTGCAAGAGTTAATGGCTATTAGAACTAAGCTTGCTGAACGTGGTGGAGATCTTAGAAAGCTAGTGCAACAGTTATATCAGAAAGACACCGAGGGTAAACTTTCTAACCAACTTATCTATAAGTACTCTAAGAAGTTCTATGATGAGTTGTCAGAGAAAGCTGCTAAGGGTGGGGATATGGACTGGTTGCAAAACAATGTTGATATTGAAGCCTACAAGAAAGAAGCTAATGCTCTTCTTGAGAAACGTATTGCACGTATCAATAACAACAACTATGCTGGTACAGATGAGGAGGTTGAGCAAACTAAGAAAGCATTAGTTGAGAAAGCTAAGCAAGAACTTGATATTGACAATCCTAAGTTTGATGGTTTCAATAACTACATTCTTAAGAGACATCCTCAAGACAAATGGTTCTCTGATCAATACAAAGCTATTGAGAAGGATGAAGACTTACTAGCTCTATACAATTTCATCACTAAGATTAATACTAAAGCTAAGGATGCTGGATACATTCAAAATCAAGTAGCATCTACCTTCTTGCCATTCATTAGAAAGACTATGGCTGAGCAGTTGGTATGGGATAACAAGTTATCTGTCATGTCTAACTTCTATGATAGCTTACAGATCAATCCTGATGATGTTGGCTATGGTGAGATTAATGAGGTGACAGGAGAGCTAGAGAATAGCATCCCTAAGTATTACACTAGAGACTTTGTTAAAGACTCTGAGAATCCAAACGACTACTCACAGGTAAGTGAAGACTTGTTCAAGAACATGATTCTTTATTTACAGCAAGTGAATAAGTATAAGTACCTATCTGATGTAGAAGGACAATTGAAACTTGTCAAGACTATTGAAGAGTTCAAGGGACACTTAAACACTACAAGAATAGGTAACGTTGTTAAGAAGGGTGATAACAAGTTAGAAGAACTTCCAGGTAATGAAGAGAATACAAAGATGTATGATGACTTCTTACGTGTTCTTCTTTACGATCAAAAGTATGTATTGTCTGATAGTGACACTCCTCTGAATGTTGGTAAGGTAGTTAACTTTGTTAAGAAAGGAGTTAATGCACTAGCTGGTAAAGAGGTGTGGAAAGAGAATGAGAATCCAACTGCTACATCATTGATGAAAACAATTGATGCTGCTAACAGAGGATTCCAACTAAAGACATTAGGATTTGAGTTCATCTCAGGTGCTGTCAATGCTTTTGGCGGTAACGTACAGATGGCTGCACAGTCTGGTAACTACTTCAAAACCAGAGAGTTTGCTAAGAACGAAGCTAAGATAATTAAGCAAGACTTCCAGAACAATGAGGATAAAGAAATATTCATCCAATTGGTGAATACATTTATGCCTCTAAAGGATGATCCTGCTTATGAAGAATTCAATAAAGCTGGTATGTCTAAGCTTACTCGTAACAACCTTGGTGATATCCTTATGGTGTTCATGAGATATCCTGAGCAGGTTATCGAGAAGTCTGTGTTCTTAACATTGTTACAAAACACAATGGTAGAGGATGGTAGACTAGTTAACATCAATGAGTTTGTAAAAGCTAAGTATAAGAACAGATACAACTCAGCAGCTGAGTATAGAAACTCTAAGGAAGCTATTGAAAAAGAGATTGAGGAGTTAAAGGCTACACGTGCTGTCTCTGTTACAAGAAAGCTAGAGGATGGTCAGCTTGTAATCCCTGGATTAGATTTAAGCAACAGAGCTGAGCTTCAACGATTGACAAACTTATCTAGACGTATCTCAAGAAATGCTACTGGTGGTATGTCAGACAGTGATGTGAACAGAATGTCTATGTCTATCTGGACTAAGTCTATGATGGTGTTTAAGAACTGGATTCCTAAACTAGCTGATACACGTTTCTCTGAGTTCAGAAAGGTGAGTGATGACTTCTCTACAATCATCAATGAGGAGATTGATCCTGATACAGGAGATTTAATCAGCACCATCTCTGGTGAGAAATATGATATTGGTAGAGTTCGTTTACTAGGATATGTACTTGCATCTTCTATTGAGAACAAGTCAAATGATATTCTAAACATCATGAAGATGAATGATGCTGGTATCGAGGCTTTGGATAGATACTACCAAGACTTTGCTGCTAAGTATGAGGAAGAAACTGGTGAACCTTTGAACATGTCTAGAGAAGATTTCATAGATATGATTAGAATCAATCTACGTAATCAGTTGAAAGAACTTGCCATATTAGGATCATTGATGGGTATGATGTTTGCATTAGGCTTCACTGCTCCAGATGATGACGATGATAAAGCTAGTAAGAACTTCCATCGTTATACATTGAGAGTTATGGATAAGTTTGTAGGTGAGCTTATGTTCTTCTACAATCCTGCTGAGTTCCAGAACCTGTTGAATGGTGGTATGTTTCCAGCTATGGGTATTGCTGGAGACATTAGTAAATTTACTAAGCACTCCATGATGCAAATAACAGGAATGGATACAGATCCTAAGACAAGTTATGATGATGTTCGTAAGAAAGCTCAGCCTATCAAGTATGCTATGAAGATGCTTCCTGTTACCAAATCTGTTGTAACATATCTATCTATTTTGAACAGCGAATTTGCTAAAGAATTTGATGTAACAATCAATAAAGAAAGCAATCGCTAATTGCTATATTATGTAGCATAGTTTGTTTATAGGACAAAATCAATAGAATAATTTTCTATTTTTGTTACTATTTAAAATCTCCATGACTTTTAATTCCTGTCTATAATGAATGTTACTTCCACTTCACCTACCATTTGTTCTGCTGCTCCATGTCCTGTGGTGTTGTCAGCAAACTGTGTCTTCTATGAAGGAAGCAATTTGGTATATATTGGTGTCAATACAAACGATACATTACAAGAAGCTCTACAATCAATCAATGAGAAGTTTGAAGAGATCAATGTAGGATATGTATTCCAAAATGGTATTGTTCAATCAGGCACAGGACAGCCTGTTGAGTTAGGTGGATCATTCATTAAGGATACAACGATTGCAGGTAACTACAAGTTAACTCTTGAAGGACCTATTGAAGCATTAGCATTCCGTACAACAGGAGGAACGTCTAATCAATATGTTAAAGGAGATGGTACATTAGGTTATTTCTATGGCACTGCTGGTACCTCAGGTACTAGTGGTTCGACAGGTACATCTGGTATCTCTGGATCTAAGGGTACGTCAGGTACATCAGGAAGAAGCGGCTCTAGTGGTACCAATGGTGCTAATGGTAGCAATGGTACATCTGGTCACAATGGATCAAACGGTACATCAGGCTCTACAGGAACAAGTGGTACATCGGGATCTTCAGGTTCTCGTGGTACTTCTGGCACATCAGGGAGTTCTGGTACTAATGGATCAACAGGTACAACAGGTACCTCAGGTACTAGTGGATCATCTGGTTCTTCTGCTAGTAGCGGTTTATCAGGAGATAGATATAGAACAACTTCTACAACATCATTTACATTAGGTAATGCTGGTACAATAACAATTGGTACAGCATTGGCATACAGCCCTGCACAATCAATTATTGTTGTTTATAATACATCTAACTTCCAAGAGTGTGAGGTTATATCGTATAACTCATTAACAGGAGAGTTACAATTTGCTGCTCCTAATAGAACAGTTGGATCTGGTACATACTCATCATGGACAGTTAACTTAGATGGTGCATCAGGAGGAGATGGTTCATCAGGTACTTCAGGTACAACAGGAACTTCAGGAACTAACGGAAGCTCTGGTACATCTGGAACAAATGGATCTTCTGGAACTTCTGCTACAGCAGGTACAAATGGAACAGATGGTTCTAATGGTACATCAGGAACTGCTGGCACTAGTGGCTCTAGCGGAACATCAGCTAGTTCAGGTACATCTGCTTCTTCTGGAAGCTCAGGTACAAGTGCATCTAGTGGTTCTAGTGGTACGTCTGCCTCTTCAGGAACATCAGGTTCCTCAGGTACAAGTGCTTCTTCAGGTTCATCAGGAACTAACGGATCATCTGGAACAGATGGTTCTTCAGGCACGTCAGGCTCTTCAGGTTCTTCTGCATCTTCTGGTACATCAGCGAGCTCAGGCTCAAGTGGTACATCAGCAAGTAGCGGTACGTCTGGAAGCTCAGGTACTTCTGCTAGTTCAGGTACATCAGGATCATCGGGTACTGATGGTTCTAGTGGTACAAATGGTTCGTCAGGAACTGATGGCTCTAGTGGCACATCAGGATCTAGTGGATCATCTGGTACAGCAGGTAGTTCAGGATCAAGTGGGACAAGTGGCTCATCGGGAACAACTGGTACTGATGGATCTTCAGGAACTTCAGGAAGCTCTGCAACAGCAGGAACTAGTGGTTCAAGTGGTGCATCAGGTATCTCTGGTGGACAGGTGTATTATTTCAACCTATCTAATGACACTAATCCAGCATTTGGAACTCCTACATACAAAGAGTGGAGTCCTATTCCTACAACTGCTGTACAACAAGAAGCATCATTTACTGTTGCTTCTGGTGTAACTCAAGTGCTTGGTGTATTTGCTACAGATGGTGGAGTGCCTGGTGTAGAGAGTATTCCTGCAGGTTTATGGAGTTTCTTCTTACATGGAACAAGTGATAGACCTCAAGGTACAGCTCTTATCTGGATTGAGGTTTACAAACACACGGCTCTTGGTGTTGATACATTATTATTCACTACTAGTGTTGCTCCTATTTCTGATACAGGATATCCTCAGCAAGCATATGTGGATGCTTTCTGGGCTGGTGGTGATGTTGATCCTACAGATCGTTTATATGCTAAGTTCTATATAGAGAACACATATAACAATACACAAACATTTACATTCTATACAGAAGGTAATTCATATTACTCATACTCTACAACAACATTCCAAGCACCTTCAGGTACATCTGGTACAACAGGAACTAGTGGTTCGGCAGGAACGAGTGGAACTGCTGGCACAAGTGGTTCTAGTGGGAGTTCTGGAACATCTGGATCTTCAGGGTTTTCAGGAGATATATACTCCACTACATCTAACACCACCTTTACACTAGGTACATCAGGTGGTCTTATGGTGGGTACAAACTTAGCCTACACTCCTGGACAAAACATTATCATTGCAATAGATAGTAACAACTATCAAACCTCTGAGGTGGTATCGTACAATGCTTCTACGGGAGAATTGTTATTTGATGCTCCTACAGATGTTGTTGGTGGTGGTACAGCTTCTTTCTTCTATGTAAACATCTCTGGTGCTGTGGGTGGTGATGGTTCTTCAGGTACCTCTGGTAGCTCTGGCACATCAGCTACATCAGGAAGCTCAGGAACAGATGGTTCTTCGGGTACAGCTGGTACTAGCGGATCATCAGGAGAATCAGGTACATCAGGTACAGATGGATCATCTGGCACAAGTGGAAGCTCAGGAAGTTCAGCAACCTCTGGCACAGCAGGAACTTCTGGATCTGATGGATCTAGCGGTACGTCTGCTACATCAGGTGCAGATGGTACAAGTGGTACGTCAGCTTCTTCAGGCACTAGTGGTACAAGTGGATCTACAGGAACCTCTGGTACATCAGCTACGTCTGGTAGTGCTGGAACATCTGGTACGTCAGGAAGTTCTGGAACTTCAGGATCTAGTGGCTCTTCAGGAGAAACATCTACATCGGGGACATCAGGAACAACAGGAACTTCTGGAACTACAGGTACGTCTGGTACAAGTGCTACATCAGGATCAGATGGTTCATCTGGTTCTAGTGGTGAGTCAGGAAGCAGTGGTACATCTGCAACAAGTGGAACTACTGGAACATCTGGTACTACTGGAACAGATGGATCTTCAGGAACAAGTGGAGCTGATGGTTCTTCAGGCACATCTGCAAGTAGTGGAACAGCAGGAGCTGATGGTAGCTCTGGAACAAGTGCAAGCTCTGGTACTAGTGGAACTAGTGGCAGTAGTGGAACTTCTGCTTCCTCAGGAACAGCAGGTGCTAGTGGAAGTTCAGGTACAAGTGCTTCAAGTGGTACATCAGCTTCTAGTGGATCTAGCGGAACTAGTGGTGCTAACGGTGCTAATGGTTCCTCTGGAACATCAGGAGCAAATGGTGCTAATGGATCAAGTGGCACGAGTGGTGCAAATGGAGCAGCAGGTAGCAGTGGTACAAGTGGTGCAGGAACTATTTCTGGTACAACAAACTACATAGCTAAGTTTACTAATAGCACAACGATTGGAAATAGTATTATCTATGATAGTGGAACAAATGTTGGTATAAATACAGCATCTCCTGCTACAATTTTACACGTTAATGGTGGTGCTATAATGACAGGTGGTTGGAATAAGACAGTCACATTACAAGCTGAATTTCCTACATTAATTTTTAATTCAAACGCTACAAAGTGGGGTGCAATTGGATATGATTATTCTAATTGTATGACATTTTGGGTAAATGCAACAAATGACAATGTAAATGGAACAGGTTCAGTTGCAATGCAAATTTTAAATAATGCTACAATTGTAACGCAATCATCAGTTACTGTTGGTAATGCGTTAAATGTTGGCAAAGTTGGCGATGTAATTTATACAAAACCTGATGGTAGTTCTTATAGTAGATTTTTATATTCAGGTGCTTATGGTAATATTTTGTTTACAGGTGGTTCAACAGCAAATGGTGGAGTACTTGGTATAAATAATTATGAAGATACATCAAGGCTTTTTAATATCTTAAATTCAGGTTCAGCAGTATTTTACAATAAATTAGGAGTTAATGGAGCTTATGCAACTAATATATTTACAGTTAGAACAGGTACAAATAATAATTTAGATGTTTATGATAATGGTTCAGGTGTAGGTTTTCAGTCTATTAATAATGCAGCAACGGCATATCGTTCGATGGCATTTATAGCAACATCATTTTCATTTACAGGAGCATCTACATTTTACAACAGTATTACAGCAACTCAATCTATTATTTCTTCAAATCAATCAGGTTCTGATTGGTTAAGCACTTGGGATAATACTGCGACTAATGGACATAAAATGTACTTTGGTTATGGTAATGCAGGTGGAACAAGATTTGGATTATACATTACAGGAGGAGATGGTTCAAGTGCTGATTTAACTGTTGCAAATAAGTTTTATGTAATGGGTACAGGAAATGTGCTTATTAATACCACAACAGATGCCGGATATAAATTAGATGTTGTTGGCAAGGGTAGATTTACAAGTAATGCTTTATCATCATTTGGACTAGATATTGCAAATACAGCAGGAAATCGTGGAGCAGGATTTTACACAACAGGTGGAAACAATGTTCAGTTGTATTTTTATAATTCATCAGGAGCGGAAAAAATAGTATTAGATGGCGGAGTCGGTCAAGCTGAATTTGGCGGAAATATATATATTGGTAGATCAAACACATATGGATATATTTATGGCCCATCAAATCAAATTTTTGGATCAGTTGGCGGAAATACAACGTGGATAAATTCAGGAACAAGTGGATTAAGATTTAACAATGCAGCAGATAATGCAACAAGAATGTTTATGTCTGATGCAGGTAATTTTGGAATTGGAACAACATCAACAAGTGGAAAATTGCACGTTAAAGGTGATATTGTAATTGAAAGAAGTTCAATTGCAGAAAGTTCGACTATTACAATGGAGGGTGGCGAATTTGATATTAAATCTTCACCTGTTGGATATAATACGAGATTCTTTACAGGTACAAGCGGAACTGCAATAGAAAGAATGAGAATTTTAGCAAGTGGCCCTGTTAATTTAGGTGTTACATCTGATTATCTACAATTTTTCAATGATGGAGGTGGTCTTTATGCAGAGGGTACAGCAAGCACAGACGCAAAAAGAAAAATAAGGATTCAAATGGGGAATAGTTCATATTCTCAATATAGTTCAGTTTTTATTGATGGAGCAAATCAAGCGGTTGGAATTACAACAGGTAATACAACCAAATTGTATGTTACACAAACAGGTTTTGTTGGTATTGGTACATCATCACCACAGGCACCAATTCATGCAATTGGTGGAACCGCAATGACAGGTGGATGGAATAGAACGGCAATGATTACTGCTACATTCCCTGTATTTGTATTTAATTCAAATTCAACAAAATATGCAGGTTTAGGTTATGATTATAGTGGGTCAGGTCAATTCGTTTTATGGGTAAACGCAACATCTGAAAACGTGCCTAGCACAGGAACACAGGTATTCAATTTTGCAAATAGTGGAGCAGCAACATTTAATTATTCAGTCACGGCAACATCATTCTTTGAAAGTTCAGATAAGACAATAAAGACATTAATACAAGATGACTATATTGTAAAGAATATTGATTCTGTTACAGCTAAGTTGTATGTAAAGAACGGTAAGCAAGAGGTTGGATATTATGCTCAGGATGTAGAAGAGTTATTACCTAGTGCTGTAACAAGCAATGATAATGGCTTGTTAAGTCTATCATATCGTGAAGTGTTAGTTGCTAAGGTGCAACTATTAGAACAAAAAGTAAAAGAGTTAGAAGCTAAATTGAAATAATATGCCTTGGTCAACAATAGCAAATAATCAGTGTGTAAGCTGGGCTAATCTTCAGGATGCTGTTAACAACAACATCTTCATACAGATTGGATTGATACCACCTCCTGGAATACCTAGCAATAGAGAGGTGACAAAGCTTGGTGCATTAACAACAGTAGATATTCAGACATCTCCTTTATCAGGAAAGACAGATAATCAATTGGTTGTTAAGAGTAATCTAGTTGCTGTAGCAGCTACATACTATCAGCTTAATAACTGTTCTGGTGGTGCTGCTGCTTGGACAAAGATAAACCCTGTATTAGGTACAGGTCAACGTTATGTATTACCTAGTGGTAGCCCTGTGTTCTATTATTATAATGGAATTAACCAAACTACATTACCTGCAGGATATAACGGATCAATACAAATCGTGTCAGGACAAACATATTGTCCATAATTATTAGTAACTTTAAAATAAAAAAATATGAAAACAATTGAAGCAGTTCCAGTATGGGACAACGGAGTAGTACAACAAGCAGTTATCCTTAACTCATATGCAGTGAATGTAACATTGAATACATCTGCTACATTCTGGTATGGTTTGTTTGCTGAAACAGAAGATGGTAATGTAGGAATGCAAGTTGCTCAAGGTAACTTATCTATGACAGGTGAAGCTTATGCTGAGTGGTCACAAGATGCTTATGCATGGGATTGGATTGCAGAACAACTTAACTTAACTATTACAGGAGAGTATGTTCCACCAGTACCTACAACTACAACTAGCACAACAACAGAAGAGCCTAGTACAACCACTACTACGACAACTGTTGCACCTGAATAGTTTTATAGTTATATTTGCTAATAAATCAACATAAAATGAAGAAGACTAAATTAACCCTTGCAGAAATCATTACTCTGGAATCAGAGATCAGTGGTTTAACTAATCAGCAAACTGGAGAAGTTGCTCTTAAAGGATTGTTGTCAGAAAACATCAACCTAGTTATCAAGTATCGTTTATCTAAACTAGTAGATTCAATTTCTACAGATAAGAAGGTAGTAGATGGATTACGTGATGAGCTTATCAAGAAATATGGTGAAGAGAAAGATGGAGCCATCTTTATTGCACCGTTCTTAGATGAAGCTAAGACTGTATCCAATCCTAAGTTCGGACAGTTTGTTCAAGAGTACAATACATTACTAGCTGAACAGAAAGAGATTGAACATCCTGTTGTTACATTAGAAGACATCAAGGATGTTAAGTCTGAAGGACGCTATGATGTATTTCTTAAGTTAATAGAAGCTGAAGAAGTAGCTGAGGTCACTCCTACAGAGGAAGTATAGCTATGAAGCGGATTGACTTTATCAAAACATTAGGTGTGCTTGCTGGTAGTGGCATGATTCTTTCTGACCTTAAGTCAGAGAAGTTAGTACTACCTGCAAAGACTAGTAATGCAGACACAAGCATTGGTGTAGAACGTATGCGTATTACCTCTAGTGGTAATGTTAGCATAGGTACTAATACACCAAGTGCTAGATTGGTAATTTCTTAATTACATCATCAACAGAGATACTCCTATGGCATTCAAACTGTCTAGGAGTATCTTCATGTTCTGGACACCAGTTCCAATCTCCCTTGTTGAATCTAAACATAGGGTTGTTCCAACATCCATTACACACAGATCTATTCTCTACACGAATGCATTCGAACTCGTGGTTAGCTTCTGTGAAGTTAGCAATCATTACCACCTGTGTATTGACAGCCCAAGCTAACCAGCTTATCCCACTAGACAGTCCTATATAGAACTCACATCCACGAAGGTGATTCATAACACTGTCTAGAGAAGTGTTCTCTAGTTTCTCTGCACCAAAATCATCTGCTTCCTTAGATAGTTCTATCACTCTGTATCCTTGATCTTTTAGTCTTTGGATTAACTCAGGCCATTTGTCCCAGTGCTTACACTCAGCTGTACTCTTTGTAGATATACAAACATACCTATCATTTTCTAGTAGCACTCCTGGTAGATCAACAATCCTTGGTCTTATCTCTTTGTATGGTAGATGTAATATGTTACATGCTGTCTGCTGTAATGGTACAGTTACAGGATTGACAGGTTCTTTGTTGCTCTCCCAGAACCATCCTAGTTCTATCATTGCTACGATGTTCTCCACTTTTTCTCCTCTACCTACAAACTCTAGTTCAGGATACACTGATTCAAACAGGAAGTTCTTGAATGAGGACACAACCACATCACACATGTATTTCTTCTTGAAATCTAAGCAATAAGGGATCCAAGCTATGGTATCTCCTAGTGAGCTAGACTCATAGCTAATGAACACCTTCTTACCTTTTAGTTCTTGTAATAGACTGATTCGATCTTTCAGTACACCTGCTTGTGTTCTAATCTCTACATAGTAGTTACCTAAGTATCTCCTATCATATTTCATCCACATGCCCTGCTTTAGTGTAGTGGAATACAATTCTATACGTTGTCCATTTATCTCCTCTACAAAGGCAACTGTGTACTCATTATTGTCCCATACACTCACTAGTTCAAAGAACAACCCATCAATCAAATAGAAATTATATTTTAGCATAAGTGTTTATGTAAGCTTGTGTTGTATCTTCTGATGTCCACTTCTGACCAATTACTGATATTGCATTGTACATCTTGCTAAGTCTTTCTCTACAGATAACTAACCAGTCATGGTTAATACGTTGATCTAGTTGTTCTTGTCTTACAGTTCCATACTTACCACAAGTGAACTGTATGCCTGTAACCACAGCTTGTGTTGTGTTCTCTACTAGGTTATACATTCCTGGTAGTGTAACATTGGATGTACCAACAATAGGTAATCCACAACTCATTGCTTCTAGTATGGATAAGTTAGGATGTCCGTATTCTAAGAATGATGGTGCTAGGAAGATGGTGTGGTCTTGATATAACTTAAGAGTTTCATTATCTGTAGGATTTGTTAACTTAAGAGTTAACTTTTCATACTCCAATAGATCCTTATGTCCCTCAAAGAATGCTTTGTTGTTCTCTGGTCCTGCTATAGTGATAGGTAAGTTCAATCTCTTAGCTGCTTCTATCCCGTATCTAAATCCTTTACGATCAATTGTACTATCACCAGCTATACCGTTGTTAGCAATCATCAACAAGCTGTGATCATGTACCACCTTATCTGATGGCTTAAAGAAATCTGTGTTCACACCATGTGGTAGATAGAACAGTTTGTCTGTCTCAGTAAAGTAATCAACAATGTGTTCACTGTGACAGATAGATATAACAGATCCTTTGATAGCTTCTAGGTTGATGTTGTACACACCACTCCCTTTACCATAGTATTCAGCATGGTGATCATGTAGAGAATAGATGTAGGGGATATCTCTGTCTCTCATCTCAATAGCTGTATTAGCCATGTGACAATGTACAATCTGATTATCTTTCTTCTCTACCTCGTTAGGATACTTGATACTTACATTCATCCCTAAGTTCTCAAGATTAGTCTTGTACTCCCAGATGATTCGTTCTACAGCACCCCAACCGTTTGGTGGTATTGTGATTAGTCCTGTTGCAACTTGTACTATGTCCATATGTTCCACTTGGTTCTAAATTTCTTTTCGTCTTCTGCTAACTTTGTTAGCTTGTCTTCACTCATAGGCATTCCTATTGAGTGTGTCTGTTGGTGATTGGCCTTTGCTTTTCTTACAATAGCATGACCTATACGTTCTTTCTTTAACAGCTCAGCAAAATCATTGTCTTGATAATACATATCAAACTGTTCATCTAGTGGTAGTATAGAGTTAAGTGCTGATCTCTTGATAGTGATTGACCATCCTTGTAGCATCTTTGTCACCTCATACCCATCAACATACTCTTGCTCATCACTAAATAAGTCAGGAAACCACAGCTTCTGCAACACATCATCTGTAGGAGAGAAGCATTCTATGTCTGAGTTCTTTCTATACACCTTCATCATCTCAGTAAACCATCTTGGATGATAGCTTACATCATCATTAGAGATAACAACCCAGTCATGCATTGTATACTTGAATGCTTTGTTTAGATATCTATTGTAATTAAACGGTTCATGTATAGGGCAATATACAGAAACTCCTGCATATTCTACATGATCACCAGTAGATACCAGAATGATTCTGAATATATCCTCAGCATTCTTTAGAGAGTCAATAGTTTGTTTGGTTCTCTCTATGTCTGTATTGTCTGTCAGTATGATTACGTCTGCTTTCATTTCTTCCTGAATGTCTTCTCTTGTTTATCAATCAGTGAGTAACCATCTGCTTGTGTTGTCAAACGTTCATGTACAATACCCATGTTTTCACCACTGAATATTATATTGAAATACAAATCAGCAGCATCCCATTTGTGTGTACATAGAACATGCTTGAGTGATCTACTTACACTAGCTGGGAACATAATGCATTGCAATCCTATCAAATGGTTTGTGATGTACATATCATCATTCACTTCTTCAACTACAGGACTCTGAGGCCATCCAAACTCTAGTGTATCTTTATCACCAAATGACATAATCTTAATGTTGCAATCATCCAACAGTAAAGCACATTTCTCCACTTTTTGTATGAATTTTCCAACATCTCCTTCTATCAAACAATCTCCTTCACATACAATCAGATAGTCACAATCATCAAACTCTGCTAGGATTGCATTCCTGAAGGCTTCATAGCAACCGTAGTGTGCTGGTGTAAGAGCTGTGCCTCTTCTTTGGACTTCATCCTCATCGAATAACTCCATTGAGACTGCTTGTGGCCTGTTACAGTTATGCTTGGGTGGGAGGCTGGTATAAGGGATATTCGTGTGGATGATGTACTCCCATCCGTAATCTCGTACTTGTTCCAGCGACGTTCTAGATAATCTTTCTCTATCATCGTTTAGTGTTGTTTGTATATGTACTAATTTAATCTTTGGTCTGTAAGTTGGTTGCTCTCCTTCTCTAACTACAATACTACCTGATGGTTGGTCTACAAAGAACACTCTCGTAGAACTATTATCATCTGCTACTAATTCTACTTTGTGTGTATCATGACCTAATTGTAGATATAGTTCTCTTTCCTTGAATGAATAGTTAGGCAATGAATATCCGTCCTTATCGTATGCATACATGTGATACATTGAAAGATTCTCATTGTATGTATAGAAATAGAAGTAGTTAATATCCCATCTCTCATAGTTAAGAATACCAGCATACTCACTGTTAGATGATACACCATCTCCTGTATGCTTTAAGAATGTTCCTTCTTCAGGATACTCTACCCATACTCCTGACGTTCTTTCCACCTTCTTGATCATGTAGTCTTCCAAGAAGTTCTGAGCCCCTATAGATTTACACAGGGCATTGTATTCTTCTGGATCACGTACATCATCTATCAGCTTAGTAACAAAGCTTGTATCAAAGAACATGCAGTTGGTGCTTACACCTTTACCAAATGGAGTGTTAAGAGTTGCTAGACGTGCTTTCCATTCGTGATCTATCTTAGCAAATCCTTTCTCTATCTCATGATGATCAAGAGGATCAATGATGATATCAAAGGTGATGTAACACATCTTATTAAATCCAAAGCTCTTAGCAGCCTTAGCACCATTAACTAAATTAGTTAGCACTGTAAGAGACTGATTGCTATTACCCTCTATTCTCATCTCTACAGTTATGTCATCTGTTCTACGAGTGAAACGATTGTAATAGCTGTGGTGTGTTAGAGGATTTTGTGCATCATATACATAGTAATCTACCATTGCTTGTACATCATCACGTACAGGATAGTGACTAAGCAGCATGATTGGTCTTTCTAGTTTCCTAGCAGCAGTGATACAATCAACAGTTAGCTGTGATCTAACATCAGTGTTAGGATATGTACCTATGACAATAATCTCTTTGGTGATGGGCTTTAGGTTTAGTGAAACCACCATGTTAATACTGTCAGTGGTTGCATCACCAGTTAAGTAGCTTACATCTTCATAGTTGTTGTACTTGTTGCAATACACATCTAAGTTAAATATTAGCTTAGGTAGGCTAGGATATTTCAATGCTTCCTTAATTGCAATAGGATTAAGTTCCTTGTTACCTCTATCACCCTTAGATGGGAACAAGAATAGATCAGAGTCTTTGATCCACTCAGTAACATTATCCACCTCACCATGTACTATACAGTTCTCAGGTAGGTCTTCCATCAATGGCTTCCAGTAGTTCTCAAAGTTACCTGCTTGATTACCTAGGAAGTGAAACTTGATATCGTAGTTGATTAGCTTCTTAGCTAGTTCAATAACATAGCCTTGGTTCTTACGTTGTGTCCAGAGTCCTACAATCACTACATGTTTTGTATCAGTGGACTTACGGATCCTCACTTCTGTATCTATAGGGTATTCAATCACCTCCATAGGTACATCTAGATGAGCATACTTAAACATATTGTATGCACTAACAAACACAAACTTGTCAGGCATCCACACTTTATCCTTAGGATTGAATGAGCTGTCATGTGTAGTCTCTACAATCTTGTATGTTCTATCTTTGGAGTATAGCCACTTCGCCACTTCGCCACCCATGAACATCTCAGGAAACTCTTCCATAGATATGACATCAGGTTGGAATCCTTCCACCACATCTTTGATACCAGATAGTTTATCTTCACCTAGAGAGATAAAGTTCTTACCTAGTATATCAATCACCTTGTTACGTTGAACCACAAAGTTCCATGCAAGGAATGAATACTCAACCACCATGATATCAAAGTGATCCTTGAGTAGTTCCACCTTGTTAAGTGTTACCTGTGGTGCTCCTCCTGTACTAAAGTGAGGTGATACGATTAATAACTTCTTCATAAACTTCTTCTACTTCTGGATGACATTCAAACGTTTCTTTATTCTCAAGGCAACCTATCAAAGGTTGTACACCTTGTATAGATCCCCATTCCTTTACACCATACTTCATATTAGAACAACATTGTAAATCACAGGTTCCTCTAACATATGAGTAATCAACATATTGCCTAGCATATCTATAAGGTGCTCTGAAATCAGGATTGAGTGATGAACCTAAATGTATGATGGGAGTGGTTGTAGTTCCAGCAAGATGTAGTAACCCACTGTCCATAGTGATAAAACATTCTGCATTCTTTATAAGATGATAGCAGTCTGATATACTGGTTTGATTCATTAGATTCATACCATAAGGAATATCAAAGTTGAATACAGGCTTGTCCACATTGAAGAACCCCTTCTCACTGCTGTCTTTACCTATGCTAACCACATACACTCCATCATCATTGAGCTTCTTAACTAGAGCCATCCATTTCTCAGCAGCCCACGTTCTGTTAGCCCATGTCTGTACAGGATGTATGAGTATATACTTTTGGGGTATACTAATCTTAAAATACTCTGTAGGAATGTAGTCACAATGTAATTCCTGACTGTTCAACATAAAACCAAGTTGTACAGCATGATACTGACGTATGTCCATGGTGTTATGCTTCATCTCTACACCTCTCTCATTCTTCTTACCTACATTGGTAAATGAGTTGTGCATGATGAAGTGTTGATTGAAATAATCCCAATCAATTGATGATGCTTTGTAACTAGCTTTGACGTATGGAAGATTCTTGAACAGTTCTGGTATAGGACTTACCACAGTGATGGGCTGTTCATAAGCTTCAGAGAGTTTTCTTATTGTAGGTGTAGCACAGATAAGGTCTCCAAGAGCTGGACATTCGCTTAGATTTAAGCAAACTTCTTTCATGATATTTTTGTTGGTCTGTTCAAAGTTAGATATATTTACACAAAAAAACAACAGACATGTTAATAGATGTTAGTATAGGAGAAATAGCTGATAAGATCAGTATTCTCGTAATAAAGAACGAAAGGATCACTGATCCTGAGAAGCTAAAGAATGTCCAGAAAGAACTATCATTATTGATAGAAGCTTTCCCTGCTGAGATATTAATCGACAAGTTATACACAGAGTTGTGCTCAATCAATCTAACATTGTGGAGCATTGAGGATAAGATCAGAGAGTACGAAAGACTAGGTGACTTTGATAATGAATTCATCCAGCTTGCTCGTGAAGTTTATATTACTAATGACAAGAGAGCTGCTGTTAAGAAAGCTATCAACATTAAGTATGGTTCTGATATCATCGAAGAGAAATCTTACCAAGAGTATTAATTGAAATTTTACTTGCATATATAATTTGTATTACATATATTTGCTCTTAAGCTGTAACCAGCTAGTTTCGAAAGCACTTTCCGCTTAGTTTTAATCTTCCTTTTTTGTTTTAACTACATAGCATATCTGCCCTAACGGGATGGGTATGCTATTTTTTTTCTATATCTATGGCTTCATTTCAAGACATCAAAGACAAAGCTTTATCCGTTCTAGTAGTGGGTATGTTTGGTATGATATGGAACGACATTCACACAATGAATGAGAAGATGGATGTGCTGATACAAGTAACAGCAGAGAGTAGAGTGAGGATTGATGGCTTAGAAAGAGAAGTTTATAAGACAGGATATGCTCCTACAATGCCTCCATTCAAACTACCTAAACAGGTAAGGATGTTAGATGTGGTAGGAATAAGACCTGAGCAAGACAATAAAGTAAGGAAATACCTAACCAAAATATAATATGAAATTATTAGACATTTTTAAAGACGATAATGATATCAATGAGAAGTCTGTATTAGGCTTTTTATCATTTGGTATTCTAGCAGCTTACGGTATCATTGATGTAATCACTGGACTTGAAGGCAAGCAGTTTGTAATCGAACCAATTATCCTTGAAGTATTTGCTGCATTGACAGCAGGATGCTTTGGTATCTCTTCTTATGAGAAGGTACAGAACCGTAAAACAGAAGCTGATCGCGACAAAGCTCTATTAGGAGCTGATACACATCCACTACCAGAAGATGAAGGTTAATATCATTCTATTTGTATGTTGCATGATTGCCATCTTCTATGCTTACACTAAGCATGTGGCAGCAGGAGAAGCACGTCCAAATGATACCATCACTGTACATGATACATCATGGCAGATCCATGATTCTATTGTAGTTAGAAAGGTTCCTGTACCTTATGAAGTTGAAGTTCCTATTGAATCTAAACCAGAGATGTTACCAGATACAAACTATGCAGCATTGAAACGTCAGTACGAAGCATTGTTACAGTTGTATCTGAACCAGAAGTTCTACTCAGACACGTTGAGAATATCTACATTTGGATACATCCTTGTACAAGACTCTGTAAGAGAGAACAAATTAACCAACAGAAAAACACGTGAGAATTATCAGATCCCTATTGTTAAGGAAACTAAGACGATCACTAAGTATGCACCCCCAACACGCAATCTTTATGTTGGAGCAGGTGTGTTGGCTAATAACTCTCTAGGTATCCGTGGTGCTGAGGCTGGTGTGATATACAAGACTAAGAAAGATAAACTATACCAGATCACTACATCAGTTGATCTAGATGGACAGGTGATGTACGGTGCATCATACTTTTATAAAATCAAATAACCAACCATGAAATTTTTAAACTTCCTTAAATCATTACTGTTTGCTGCTCCAAAGGTTGAGCAGGAAATCAGACGTGCTATTATAGATCTTGATCCAGTAGAAGAAGCTCCTGTGGTTAAGCCTAAGAAGAAAAGAGTTTACAAGAAGAAGAAATAATGTCAACATTAAGAAGAGGTGATGAAGGTCCATTAGTAACTAAGCTTCAAGAGAAGCTTGGTGTAGATGCTATTGGTAAGTTCGGTCCTAAGACTGAAGCAGCTCTTATTGCATGGCAGAAAGCTAACGGCTTACAAGCTGATGGTATAGCTGGTCCTTTCACATTGTCTAAACTTGGTATTGAGGCTCTTCCCCAAGCTCCTGTAGCAACACTTCCACATGTCACTTCATCAACGGTATTTGTTCCTTCTGCACCAGCTGTACCTATTTTTGATAACTCAGGATTCAAACTACACAATCTTAAAGGACACATTCCTGATGCTGTAATAGCACAGATCCCTGACACAGCAGCACGTTTTGGTATTACTACACCATTACGTCTTGCCCACTTTCTGGCACAGTGTGGTCATGAGAGTGGAGGCTTTATTGCAGTTCGTGAGAACTTAAACTACAAAGCTCCAGGATTGATGAAGATATTCAAGAAGTATTTTCCTAATGCTAAGATTGCTTTACAATATGAAAAGAAGCCTGATAAGATTGCTAACCTTGTTTACGCAAACAGAATGGGTAATGGACCTGAATCTTCAGGAGACGGATTTGCACATCGGGGAAGAGGATATATCCAGCTGACAGGTAAAAGCAACTATAGTTTATTTGACAAAACTGTACCAGAAGATATTATGGCTAACCCAGATTTAGTAGCAACTAAGTATCCATTAGCATCAGCAGCATTCTTCTTTAACTCAAACAAGCTTTGGGCTATTTGTGATAAAGGGGCTGACGTAGCTACAGTGACTGCTGTAACAAAGAGAGTAAATGGTGGAACCATTGGTTTACCAGATCGTATTAAACATTTTAATGAATATTATAAACTACTTGTATAATGGCAAAGGCAAAAGGATCTGCAGAATCTAAGAAGATTGTATTTGGAACAAGACGCAAAGGCAAGCATGCTAAAACATCTGGACCAAAAGCAAATGCAACTAAAAGAAAATACAGAGGGCAAGGTAGATAATATCCTGCCCTTTTTTAACAAACCAACATGGTACGCATAGCTATATTCCTAGGATATCTAATTGTGATGTCCGCACTAACTATCCAAGCAGCTTGGATGACTGTTGTATTTACTAACCCTGAGAAGGCTAGAGAGATTTCTCTAGGCAAAACTGATGATGGCATCTTTGTTTCATCTGTTAAGAACAAGGTGGTCATGGGATCACTTGCTGGTAACAGGAACTTAGAGTTTGGTGTACAAAACATCTTAGATGAATTTATTGTAGAGGAGAAAGATTTAGTTCTTAATCCTTATGCTAATAGAACTATAGAGGTGGAGATCTTATACTTAGATGTATTAAAAACTCAATCAAACCTATCAGTCTTTCACAAGAACACAGATGCTGTTGTGATTAGAATGAGAGGTAAACTACTTGACAAGGGTAAGGTAATTAAGACAGTTGTTGTAGAGGAGTCTGCAGAAGAGGTGTCCATGTCCACATTACTTATTGATGAAGGAGGAAAATTTAACCAAACCAACCTAAGTACCGCTTTGAAAAAGTCCTGTAATACATTGGTTAACAAACTCTTATAATGAAAAAACTCCTTTTAATTGTCCAGTTTATTTGTTTATTAACTGGACATTTGTATGGTCAAACAGTTAAACTTTACTTCCCTAATGATACAAACAATGTAAACACTCGTGGTGCTGTTATTAACAAGGGAGATACATTAGATGTAGAGATACATGCTGATGGTAATAGTAACTTATCAGTTCGTTCTCTATATTTTGATTTTGAATACACTAACACAGCTCTACAGCTGTTAGGTGTAACCAACACTCCAGCAGGTAGTGTTCTTCCTGCAAATGCTCAGGTTAGTCTAAGTCATCAGAATTATCCTGGATATAACTGGGTATCTACACAAGCTAACAGTGTTACTGATGGTACTGTTAGATACTTTAATGGTTCGTACAACTACACACCAGGAGGAGCTAAATCAATCCTTCGTGTATATCTTAACTGGTCTATTGCTTCTGGTGGACTAGGAGTGGGTAAACTACTTAATCTAAAATACAAACTAAAGACTGATGCTCCTGGATTTGCATGGGATCCTATCAAGATGAACTTTGCTGCTGCCTTCAATCAGAATGGTAGCAATGGTTCTACAATCATGACTACACCTTTAACTAGTGTGATCATGCTAGATCCTACAGCTAGTAGATATGTGAATCCTACAATAGACTTCAATGCTAATGTAGATCAGTTCTCATTACACAGGGTAGCATTTACAGACTCTGTAACTAATCAGACATACTTAGTAGATGCTTTATCAGATGGAACTATTCCTGTTGATCAGACTAGATTCCAACCTAATACAGTGTATCATGTTCGTGTTCTATTCAACATGGACTCAGTGAGAGACTTATCTTCTGCTGCTGTTACTGTATCTGATTACACTACAGCACAAGCTGAGTTTGTTACACAGAACTTAGATGGTACATTCAAGAACCAGAATATCATCACAGGTATGGGTTACTATGCTGCTGATGTTAACTTCAATAAGACGTTTGATGGTGGTGACCTAGTCAGGCTATTCTCTCAGGTGACTGGAGTAGAAAACTTAGTTACCTTACCTAGTGGTTATGTTGCTAGTACAGATATGTACATGAGTGTGCCTACATTTGATGTGACAACATTTAATGCAGCTACATCTAGTTCTTGGAAAACTATTCCTACAAACTATGTACGCTTCAAGACTGGTACTATAGGAGAGAATCTTCCATTGAAACTACGTTACGTGATCCCTGGTGATATCAATAGATCACACAGTTCACAGGTGATTATCAACAATGCTGTAGCTACTAATGCTGTTCCTAGTTTACAAAAGAACTTAGCTAAGACACACACTGCTAACTTACTTATCAACACTACACAGGCTATCCCTGCTATTGATGTGAACTTGAAGAACCTAGTTCTTACATCTAGTACAGTTGATATCCCTGTACAGATTAAAACAAATGGATTGAATGTATCAGCTCTACAGTTTGAGTTTACATACGATCCTACTAAGATCAAGTTTGAGCAAATCTTCAATGAGCTACCTAACACATGGTACACATTTGTAGATAATAAGGAGGGTAGAGTAAAGTTTGGTTCAATTGACAAAGAAGCAAAGAACGCTGTAACAGGAGAGCTTACACCATTCAAGTTAAGATTCTCTACAGTGATCAATCCTTTAGACATCAACTCTACTATTAGAGTGAGTCCTGTGATGGATGCAGCATCTAAGACTGGTTATCAGTTAGGAATCAACTTATCAACAGATACAATCAAGTTAACAGGCTATAACAACTTCTAACATGAGACACGCATTTATATACATAGTATTCATATTATTCTTAGCATCCTGTGAGGATATTCAAGTGGTAGAACAACCTATCAATCTTGGTGCAACAGCAAAGGGTACAGACATTACATCTATTGTTGTTGCTAATAAGTCTACCACAATAGTAGCTAATACAACAGCAGGAGCTAAATACTCTCTACAAGTGTACGCATTTGGTAAGAGTGATCCTGTTAAGACAGTAGGCTTTACAGCTAGTTCAGAGGCTACAATTAAAACTATCAATCTGAACGACTTACCTGCAGGTATGTACGATTTAACTCTTACAGACATTGCAGGAACAATTATCAAGAAACCTTTAATCCTTAATTAAAATGGCAGAAGAACAAGAAGGAGGAGGCTCATTAAAGAGCATCTTTATCGGACTAGCAAGTACTATCGCACTAGGTGTTGGTGGTTATGTAACAAAACAATTAACAGGTGAAGAAGAAGCTGCTGCACAACCAGCTGCTGTCTCAGCTCCTGCTCCAGTGATTAACATCACAACTAATAACACTCAGCAACAGAAACAAGCTGCTAGTGCTGGTGGTAAGACTGTTATCATTAAAGAAAAGGAGGCTGCTCCTGCTAAACCTAAAGCAAAAACAGAAAAGGAGGCTTTGGAAGAAGAGCCTAAGTGGTAACGAAACCCCCTCTTAATGAGAAAACTATATGAAGAAGTTAAGCTTATTTTTATGTTTATTATTGAGTGCATTACTAACGTCCAACGTTAGTGCTCAAAGTGCTACAGTAAAGACAGAAGCCTATCAGGCATCCTTTGAAAAGAAGATTAACATTGATTCATTGATGGACTATGATGGTCCAAAGATTCCTATTCAATTGTTATCTCTTGGTATTAACGAAGATCTCTATGCTGCTTATCCAGAGTTAAAGGATAAGCGTGTTGGTCTTGGTGTTACTAACATAGTGATTGAATACCTAGAAGAGACAAACAGATTCCTATTTACAGAAGATAAAGCTGAGATTAAGAACCGAATGGTAAAACAGTTTCAAGCTAGTCAGAAAGGCATCACAGAAGATAAGCTAGATGGTAGGGGCAAAATTAGATTAGCTCGCTACTTTGTTTACATTGAGGTTTATGACTTCTCTGTATCAGAAGATGAGTCCATCTCTATGAAGGATGGCATTAAGCAAACCGTGGTTACAAGACTAGGCTTGCAAGTTAAGTTTGTGGATGCTGAAACTGGTACTCTGTTCGTAGGATCAGGACTTGGTGAAGCAAAGACAACTAGAGAAGCAACCTTAATGAACGATGGTAACTTTGCTGATATTAAGTTTAATCAATCCACGATTGGCACAACGACTAAGAAGGCACTTGAGACTGCTAGTGCAAAGATTATTGTGAGAATGGTTAAGAAGAATCTATTCAAGTAGTGAAATGGATATGGCTATTAATACTATTACTGACGTTTCTTGGTGTTAAAGGTCAGGTATTAACACAGACATTTATTGATCCGTGTTCTGGGAAGGTTACTGTTGTCACTGTCCCAATAGCTAATGGTAAAACTACAGTTGTCTATAGAGGACAATACAGAGTTGTAACAGCAAATGATATAACTACAGGTGCTTTGCAGGCATGGATTAATGATTTAACAATCAACTTCCCTTGTCCACAAGCTACATTAGCTGTAACACAAACAGTTGCTGCTGCTGTACAACAGGCTGTAGCCACTGCAACAAGTCAAGCTACAGCACAAGCTACTAGTTCAGCCACAGCTGCTGCAGCAAGTGCTGCTACCTCTGCAGCTGTTAGTAGTCCTCCTCCTGTTAGTACACCTGCACCAGCAGCTAGTTCTACACCTGCTTCTAGTAGTAGTTCATCATCATCAGAAACCAAAACAGAAACCAAAAGTGAGTCCACTAGTGAAACTAAAAGCGAGAGTAAAGAAGAGAGCAAGTCTGAATCAAAGTCTGAGAAGAAGAGTGAGTCTAAGAAAGAATCTAAGGGTTCTGGTAAGTCTCAAGCAAGAGTTAACCCTATTATTTATAGTTCTGATTTTACTGTCGCTCCTGCAGCTGATAGTGACCTCAGTGTTATTGCTTCGCTAGGAATGTCCCAAAGTTCTCTTATGGGGAACACATCTTGGGGAATAAGCTCAATGATATGGAGTACACTTAATCAGTTTGCTCTGTCTGGTAGATACACTATCATGAACTTCAATGATGGTAAACTAGATAACATATCTAACTTTGGTATTACAGGAGTGTATCTAGCTGGTACAACCTTAGGGTTTGTTACAGCTGCTAGTATATTCCCGTTTGGTAAGTGGGGAACTTCAGGTGTCAACTATACATTTAGTGTAGCTGGTGCAGATGAGGGAATGAATCTATCAAACAACATTCTACTATTCTATACTGTCCCTGTACCTATAAGTAAGAGACTAACCATCTCTCCTGATGTATATCTATCAGGTAGTGCTACAGGTTATCTCACAGCACAACAGAAGTTTGTTACATCTAATGATGTAGGAATCATGACAGGAGCTTCATTTGATATAGCTCTGACCAAAAGATTCAAGTTCAACTTTGCTTTAAAGACATCATTGAACACAAATCCTATAGTTCCACAGACATACATGGGTATGATAGGTACAAAGATCAATCTCTAATCAATTTAATTAGAGATGGTGTAATACTTTTCGTTATTCTAAATTTTCAATATACCGTTGTATATTGTTTTAACTAATATATATTTGTAATATTTAATAAAAATTTATCATGGCTATACCATCTAGACAAATAGGTTGGGGAACAGAAGAAAATCTGTTGTGGCAAATCTCTAAGCAGTTAGAGTATTTGACCAGAGTTGTATATAATATTGGTCAACCTGCAGAGGATCCAAACTGCATTAGCTTTGTAGCTGATACTACATCAGGAGGACTTAACTTTGGAATGACTGTTGAATCATCAGCAGATATAACATACACTGCTACATGGGGTGATGGTAACACAACTACAGGTGCTATTACTACTGGTAATTCTGTAGATATAGAACATACGTATACTGCTGAAAATACTGCACACACTGTTCAACTATGTTTTAGTGATGCAACTAGAGTAACATACTTATCTTTCTGGGGTAACGACTAATCTTAACTAACATGTCAACAGTAATAACATCGATAACAGGTTTACAAAACCTAACCAATCTGCAAAACTTTAATGCAGATTTTAATTCATTAACTACAGTAGATCTATCTGGACTTACACAATTAACAAATGTAGACGTAAGTGATAATGATGCAGTAGACGGTGAGGGTGGTAATAGTTTAACATCTATTAATTTAACAGGATGTACAGCTCTTGAGCAATTACGTCTTGATGATAGTAATTTCTCAGCTGGTATCCCTGATCTTTCATCACTTACTAGTCTGACATTTTTTGATATGGATCAGTGTGGTATATCAGGAGATATAGATATATCAGCATCA